AATCTTTATCAAAGAATCAGAAGGTAAAACTTATGGATTCTCTGGTTGGCACTTCAACAGATAAAAGAGGATTGTCAATCACTTATGATCTAAGCCACTCTGGTAGAAGAATCAACAATAGAATCTACACACCTAAGGGCCAGCAAGATGGAATTTCAACACTACTGAAGCCCTATCCAAAACCTATACTAATACATCATGATGGCGAATCAGACCCTATCGGTCGATTCGCTTTTGGCGAATGGCAAGATATCTCGAATGAATCACTCGGTTATTTTAAAGATATCAAGGATTTCAATGAAGTCCAAAAAGCTTTTGACGCAGATGATCCTGAGCGCATTTACGAAGCTATGAAGAAGAATAACCTTCTAACTAGCAAGGACTGGCCAGGATTGGGAAGGATGCGAGTTGAAGCTCGCATCACAGATGAAAAAGCAATAGAAAAATTCCTAGATGGAAGATACATAACCTTTTCAGCAGGTAGTACTACGGATCGTCATGTTTGTAGTATCTGTCAGTCTGATTGGGCGAAGGGAGATATTTGTGAACACAGACATGGTAAAATATATGATGGTGAGTTATGTGTATTTGTCACAGGTACTTTCCAAGTGTTAGAGGGATCGGTTGTTAATATGCCTGCTGATGATTTATCACAGGTAATAACAATGGAATTCGCTGACATGCCTGAGTATTCCGATAAGAGTCTTAATGAAAAAGATTCAGTTGATCGGGATGCTATTTATTTTAGTGATTCAGTATATGATATAAAGGAGAGATATATGTCAGATCATGTTGTAGCAGCAAGTGAAAGCTTAGTTGCAGAAGAACATGTTTCTGGAGAAAACTCATCTGACGATCAGTTGGAAAATTCCGATGCTGTTAACACTGCTCCAGTAACAGAGCACTCAATTAAAGAAGAAGAATGTAGTAAAGAAGATTTAGCTGAATGTAGTGAGGATGTTACAAAAGACGAGCAGGTTAAGGTAGAGGAATGCGACAGCTCAGATGAAGAGATTCCAGAGACTGTGGATTCCTCTGAAGCAGTAGAAGATACTTCTGAATTGTTGAGCAATTTGCTTAAGCAATTAAGTTCAATTAGAGAAGAATTGGGTTCTTTGAGAGAAGAGCCAACTACCGAAACAAAGGAAGAACAAGATGATTCTGTTAGCAGCGAAGACAAAGTACAAGAAACCGAAGCCGAAGAAGCCAAAACCGAAGAAGCCCAAGAAGAAGTCGTACAAGTAATTGGTGATTTCGACAGTGATTCAGAAGTTGTTGTTGATTATGTTGATGATCAAGACATCGACTGGTTCACACTTGATGCAGCTTTAAATTCATTCGTGGATGAAAAGCTTTCTTCAGAGGCGAGAGCAAAGCTCTCCTCTTCAGCTTTCTGTGGACCGGATAGACTTTTTCCGGCACACGATTGTGCCTATGTTTCTGCAGCGCGCAGACTCATTAACAGAGCAAAACTTTCATCTGATAAGAAAGAGAAAGTTCTTGCATGCATTGATAGAAAAGCAAAAGATTTAGATTGTAATTCAGATAGCAATCTTTATGATCTTCAAAAAGCCTACGAAGACTTGAGAGAAGATTATAAGGTCGCTCTTCAAAGAATTGAAGAATTAGAGAACAAGCTAGTTAAAGCATTATCCTTTTTCAAAAAGGATGAAGATTGTAAGGACCAAGAGTCTTTAGAAAAATGGTTTAGTGATATTGTAAATAGAGATAGCGAAACTACCTCAAGGGAGGTTCCAAGTGTAGAAAATCCTTCCGTAGCGTCTTCAAACACTACGGAGAGCTTGGATTGTGATAGGCTAGGTAAATACGAAAAGACTATAGTAGATAACTATCGCAATATTTTAACAAATGATGGGGCAGATGCTGCAGAAAGATTTTTGGCGTCCAAAAGACGTTACCTCCCACGCGGCTTTCACCCTAGGAAATTTATAGGAGACTAATAATGGCAATTAAGAGATTTTCAGGTTCCTTTAAAGCAAGGACCGATATTCTGGACAATATTACGCCAAATAATGTTGTCCAACCTAATGTTTCCGCACCTGCCGGGGAGTGGAAGCCAGCAGCGTGGCTTCCAGTTGAATGGCAGGGCGAGGCCAGTAAAGATTTCTTTGTAATCTCTTCTGGTAAAGTCGTGGGCTTTGATATGGATGGTCGTGTTGTTCCAATGAGGTACAAGGCGTTGGCCATTGATACAAATACAGCGAGAGGTACTGTAGCTCTTGCGTACACCAGCGATGATGTAACTCATGGTACTATCAATATTCTTGATGGAGAACCTGTTGAGAGTGGAGATGTAGGTAATGTTACTTGTGGTGCAATTGCAGACGCACTATTAGCTAGAGGGTACGCAAGCACTCTTACTGCAGCTGATTTTGCTGGTGCAGATTATAGTGCTGCAAGCGATGCTGACTGTGTAACAGTTCTCGATGCTTGCTTCAGCGAAGCTGTTGGTATTAACGCATATGATACTTACGCTTGGGCTGGTGATGCACCTGGTGAGTTGAATAGTATCAATTATCAGAAGCAGCACCTTGTACAGTTCTTGACTGATATTCAGCTCAAGGTTCCTGTGCATGTTGCACATCCAAATGCAACTGGTGGCGCTGCGGAGTTAGTTACTTCCGCTGCTGGTGCTATCAATACGCTTTGGGCAGCGGCTAATGGCGATGGCGACATCTTCCCTAACCCCACTTTAGCTACTGAAGACCTGTTGGTTAGTGGAGCATCTTTAGCAACATTCCCGCGATATACTGCGGATACTACGGATGTAGTAGGGCTTGCTCTAAATACTGCTGGCGGTAGACTTGCTGATAATACTGACAGAACGCCTATCACCAATGCAGGCCTTACGCGAGAGCGTAAGTCTGTTGAAGCGTTGAGACAAGCTGGCGATTTTTTCGTCGACACAGAGGTCAACATGATCCTTTGTTACGTAGCTGGTGGCGCTGCAGTTCCTGCAGCAGTTGATGCTGATGCAATCACTTTCTATGTTTTTAATGCAAGTGCTCAAGACGGTTCAACGTCTACTGCTGCAGATCATAGATTTATCCACTGTGCGGGTAACCCCAAACCGGGAGACCACCTTACTTTTGACCTTCAGGCAAATCTTGCGCCTGTGGCAGTTGATGGGAATACCGTCATGTCAAGAGTAGTTGGTAGATGTCTTGCTGTTGTCAAAGAGCCAAGAGGCTTGTTAGACAGAGTGAGAACTGCTTGGGAAGGTTCATCCTTCGACAAGACGGCGCAAATGCCAGGTACTGCAACTAAAGGATACAGTGATCTTATCACTCTAAGTGATGAGGGTACTTCCGCTAGTATTGCAATTTGTAACATCAAAGTTCAATAAGGAGATCAAAATGGCGAATTTTAAATTAGTAGATGGTCGCTCTCTGGATCTCCCCTCCAATGATGATGCTGCAGCAAGATATCTTGCTGATATGATCAGAAATAGAGGATTACTTCCAGATAGCGATGAGAGAGTTTCCTGGCGAACTTTTGCAGAGACAATTTCATCAAAGAATACTGACCTTGTTCGGTCTTCTGAAATTACCCCTCTTTTGCAGAAGTCTATGGAAATTCTAATTAGAGAACCTGTTGAGCCTGCGATGATTATTACTGGCTTGTACAACAGAGTGCAGTCGAAGGGTTTGAATACTCAAATTCTTGCGGGTGCAATGGGTGCCGTATATGCTCAAGATATTCAAGAGCATGGTACTTACCCCGAAGTTAACTTCCAGATCGGTGGTGCTGTAAGCACTGCATGGGTCGGGAAGTGTGGTATTGCCGCTTCGTTTACCGACGAAGCTCTTCGTTATTCCACTTGGGATATCATGGCAATGAATCTTCGACTCATGGGCAATGCACTTGTTCGGCACAAAGAGCAGAAGGCAGTGGCTTTCCTGAAGACTTTAGGAACTACATTGTTTGACAACTTATTGCCAGCTCAGTCGCTTTACGGCGTAACGACTGGTAGAGATTTTGCTATGGATGCTAATGGTACTCTAGATATGGACAACCTTCTCAGAGGGATGGCTCATATGGCTGAGGAAGGTTTTGCAGCAGATACACTTCTGATGCACCCCCTTCATTACTACAGCTTCATTCAAGATCCAGTACTACGACATATGATGATCAATCATGGTGGTGGTGCATGGTACAACATGTACCAAGGTGATCCAGGTCCGAAGGCTCCTTGGAGCAACGGTGCAATGGGGGCTCAAGGTCCTTCAACTGGTCAGCAGATTGTGAATCCTGGTGCTAATAATGGTAACACTGTTACAGGTGTTGCTGGTCGTTCCAACCAGGCTTCCTCTAGACCTACCCTTCCAGGGTACGCACCTTTCGGTCTGAATGTGCTTGTTTCTCCTCTGTGTCCTTATGACCCAGAAGAAGAGACTGGTGACATCTTCTTGCTTTCCAGCGGTAATGTTGGCTTTTATCTTGTTGATGAAGAGCCTCAGACCGTTGAATGGCGTGATGAAAGTGTCGAAGTCGTTAAGGTTAAGATCCGAGAGCGCTATGGCTTTGCTGTAGCTCACGAAGGTCAAGGCGTGGGTGTCTTGCGTAACGTTAAGACTGCTCCGAACCGCTTTAACGGTATTATTCAATCTGTTGATACTGCAGGTATCACTGAGGTTGATCCTGACACGGTTCCACCAGCACTGTAGATTAGATTAATGTAAAGAGCTGAGCTCTTTGTTGAAAAACCCGTGGGGCGGGACCCTTGTCCCGCCCCATTTTTTTTATTTGAATGGAGTTTACATGGGATATTTTGCTAAGATAGCTTCAGATAAAAAGAGAGATGGTATGGAGACTGATACTTATGATCCAAAGAATCCGTTCACCACAACTCTTGAAGATGAAGGTAAGTGGATTTCAATTTTGAATGTTATAAATCAAAAAGAAGCTAAAGCTAAAGAGGAAGAAGAGGAAGAAGATGGCAGCACCAGTAATTGATGCAGTTTTCCCCAATGATGGGGATACCGGAGTACCGCTAGGAAGCGGTTTAGCAGTGACCTTTGATCAAGGTATCGATCCAAAATCTGTAAAAGCTCATATAGTAATATATGGACCAGATTTCGATACGGTCAGTGGGCCTGATAGTGCAACCTGGATTGATGGAGAATCCAATCCATTCTTCCTGAAATCCCCTGGCTTCAGCGGCATTGTAGAGTGCGATACAACCCTTACTTATGTTGATGCTACTGGAACTGAGGTAGACCCTCAAACAGCCTTAGACGAAGCCTCAGCAGCTGCTGCAGGCCTTAGACACAAGGTTCTTGTTAAGCCAACAAAACTACTGGCACCAAACACTACTTTTAAAGTTTATATTGTCGGAGATTCAGAAGGTGGAACCAATAGTGGTATAAGTAAGAGAACGGTCTACGACATAGACGCTAGCGGATCATCGCAAACCACAGGCAATGTACATATATATGGTAGCTACGATGGGCATGCTGATGATGTTGTGCATATAAAGATAACTCATGCTGGCGATGCAGGTGCTGCAAAATATAAATACTGGTACGGTTCCGATGGGGAACCTTCTGCAACCACCAAAAAAATAACCTCCAGACGCTGGAGAAGACTTCAGGATGGTCTTCAAGTTAGATTTACAGGATCTGATTTTGCTGTAGGGGATGAGTATACAATCAATGTGTACAGCAAGGAATACCTTGAAGACTCCTATACATTAAGTTTTACAACTGGTACGGGGTCTGTAATTGAAGTACCTTCAACAGCTTCAACATCTGTTATAGGTGTTGAAACTTCAATAGATACCACTACCGCTTTTTTAGAAATCCTTGGTATGGACCCGGAAGACGGGTCCACTCACATACCCATACACAAGAGAGAAATCTCAATAGGTTTTAACGCAGACCTAGATCCAGCAACAATTACAGAGGAAACAGTGACTGTGTATGCATATCCGGCTTCTGGTCGTTACAATGGAGACGAGATACAGCAGTTGTCTGCTAAATTGACAGTTAACAACAATGAACTGATTGTTGAGTTATAGGAGTTGAAAGATGGCTTATAAAAGAGATTGTGTGCCATTTGGCGGAACCGTTACTTTGAGGGCAATTTTTGCAGATAGTTGTGGCAACCCAGTTGATGTTGACGATATAGCCGACATTGTTGTTGCTGTTTATAAGCCAGACGATCAGGATGCAGTTTCCGACTGGAAGGTTGAAGCACCTTCTGCAGAAGATGATTTTGCGAATGCTACTGACACAAGCGTAGACAAACCACCCTTTTCAGCGATTACTAAGATTGCGAAAGGTTTTTATGAAGTAACATATGATGTTTCAAACACCTTAGATGAGGACGCTGACAAAGGGCTATGGATCGATATCTGGCGCGCTGAAATTAATGGAATTGAAGTTTACGCAAGATTTACCTTTACAGTTGAAGCAAAAGGAAAGGTTGTTCTTCAGACGATTGGAGAGAATACAGTGATTGCGATCATCCTCTCTGAGGATGTTTCTGATCTAAATGGAAACTCTCTAGAATCAGAGACACAGCTTTCTTTCTCAACAACTTACAACCCATATTACTGCTCTGTAGATTTGCTGCGCCTTGAATGCGGTTCTTGGTTGGATACAGTGCCAGACGATACTCTCTCGCTGATGATACATTGGGCTTCTATTGAAGCAGATGCATGGTCTAAGGGAATGGGTGGAAAAGGACCCATCTTCGAAACAGCTCGAACTAAATTCGTAGTTTACGATGCAGCTTTAAGAGCCCTTCAACTTCCAGCCGATGTTGGCGGGAAGAAGAAAATGCTTGGTGACTTATTGATAGAAACCAATGGCGAAAGTGAAGGAGCTTTAAAAGAGTTGAAAGAGAAGAGAGAAGAGTGGCTGAGAGTTGTTAATGCTGGAGGTACCATTGTTCCAGGTCAGGGGCTTGCTCCTACTACAGCAAAAATTGGAGATGCAGTAAAAGATTACACTCCAGGAAGAAGATGGCATAAGCCATCTGATGTAAATTTTGCTCAACCAAGTCAAAACAGCAGATACAAATCTGGTGGGGGTAAACCTAAATTTGGTTGGCAGAAGAAGTAATTGTATAAAAGAGAAGTATCATGGGTTTTAAAAGAAAGCTCTTCCCAAAAGGAAACACTGCGCACACCTTAGATTCTAAAGATAGCACAGGGTTGACTTCTGAGGTTGACTTAAGAAAAGAATTTGACGATATAGTTTTTGGTGGCCCGTCCTCCATAGCACACGGAAGACGGTTGCTTTTGCGAAAAATCAGAAGAGACGAAAACAACACACCTATAAAGTGTGCTTGCGTAGATGAAATAACAGATGAGCCAGACACAGAAAACTCCTGTCCTTACTGTCTGGGTGAAGGCTACTTTTGGGACGAACAATGGTTGATTGGTTATGCAACCTATATCGGTGCTGATGGTGGGCAAGCAAATCGAATAAGAGGATTAAGCGCAGGAACAATTCGTGCTGATTACAGAATCTTTTATTTAAGATACGATACAGAAATATCCTACAAAGATAAAATTGTCGAGCTGAAGCTTGATACAGAAGGGGACCCAGTTGTACCATACGACAGGGAATCGATATATAAACCTCAAACCATAGTCAGATATAGATCTGACGGTGGTAGAACAGAATATTTAGCAGTCTATTGTAACGAACAGGATGCTATAAGGGCGGATGAATAATGTCAGATGAATCACAATTAGTAGAAAAAGTTAAAGATGAATTACTCAATGAAGATGACCTTTTAAAGGTAGAAATCGTTGAAGGAGATAGTGTTCTATCTCAATATGAAGTTAATGTACCTTTAACCAATCCATACGAATTTGATGCATCTAGATTCATGCCAAATACCACCCCAATGGATCTCATTAAGTTTTTTGAGATTGCTGATGATTTAATAACAAATGCTCAAGATAGAGCTGGAATAATTGATAGTAAAAAAGTTAAGTTAGTAGAAGAGTATCCACCCGATGCTTTCTCCGAATACGGAGATGAGGTGGTTGCGTTTAGAGTACTCAAGAGGGAACCGGCAAGAATGAATGCGAAAGCAACAGCAAGGCCCCATAGAAAGAGTACTTATTCTTATGATGTAGTACGTGCAGAAAATCCGAATAAGGTAGTTGTAATAGAGAGTAGGCCAATCGATCATTTGATCGAATTTACTTGCTGGGGTAAAAGCAATAAAATTGCTAACAGTAGAGCTCTTTGGTTGGAAAAGCTTTTCATAAATCACGCGTGGGTTTTTGAAGTGCAAGGTGTTGAAAGGTTTTTTTGGAAGGACAGAGGTCCTGACACTTACACCACAACAGGAGGCCAAAGATTATTCTACAGACCAGTTAATTTTTTTGTTAGATTTAGGGAATTTGAGGTTAAAGCTCACCCCCAAATCAAACAAATACTATTTGAGATAAGTAGTAAAATATCAAATAGTTGATTTAATTCACATTTTTAAGGAGGTTAATTATGCCTTATGAAAGTATTCCAGGCGTTGGGGCTACATACCTAGATGGTGCGTTTCAAACTGTAGTCACATCAGACCAACCTCGTATCCTGGTTCTGGGAACATCAAGCGGGGGTAACTCGTATAATATTTTCCAGATCAACAGCGTTGGAGATGCTGAAGATGAGTTCGGGTCAGACTCAGAATTAATGAAGCCTGTTCATGAAGCTTTAGAACAGGGATCCGATAACATTGCAGTGATGCGTATAGGTGGTAAAAAAGGGTCATTCACCCTTACTGATGGTAACGGTGGCGAGTTAAAACTCGTACCCGAAAAACAAGACGATGATGTTCTTACACAGCTCTCATTGTTCTTAGAAGTTGACGGAGGTGAACTTCGTATTTCTATTTTTGATCAAGATAGAGAAGAATGGATCTATGATTCTGATGAAGCAAGAGTGTTAGATACTGGTCTTGTTGATGTCGTGAATAGCGATTTTGATTTGATGGTAACAGATCTAAACACTTTGACTTTCCCTTCAGATCCGCTTGATCCAACCAATGCTCCAACATTGGACGTTTGGGCAGATGCTGCAAACGATCCAGAAGATTTCATGGATGATACTGCTGCAGCATCACTTGATGCTGATGTTGTAATTGTTGGTGTTGCTGGTGAAGATGGCGAAGACATGTGTGCTATGGAAAGATATGCTTGTTTAACAAATGGATATCAATTTCTCGATTACGAGGATGCAGACATCCTTATTCCAGCGGGAACATTTGTCGACACTCTAAACCAAGCATCAGGTGCTGAGCTTAGCTTTGCTGATTTTAACGCTGGTGAGCCTGGCTTACCTGTTGTTGGAACCGAAGATGATGGTTTAGGCTTTTTGTGGCAGTACGAGTACAGAGGAAAACCGTACACGGTTTTCTTTGAAAGAGAAGATCCATACAGCAATGATGCTAGTGATTACGATACAACTGTTACGAATAACGGTTCAGATATAATATTCGAGCCTCATGACGATATTGGCGACCTCGCCTCTATTGTTAGGGTAAGAGCTGAAGCTGATGCTAACGTAACCGCTGGTAATGAAACAGTGACTGTTTCTGCTATTGATGGATTCATTGATGTAAGGGTAGGATTTGAAAATGCAGCTACTACTCATACACAGTTTGCATCTGCTTTAACAGTGGCGAGTGTTATGGGTAAGCTGATCTTCAGTGATGTAGATGTTTCTGCCGGACCTGCCACCGTTCTTGTAGCTATAGATCAACAGCTAACTTCAACTGCAGGTGGTGATGTTGCTAACGCTAGTGTAATTCTTGATGATTTGCTTACTGGCGAAGAAACACCTAGTGGAGTTCTGAAAAGACTTCTCCTCGGAGAAGACGCGGAAGTTCGCGAATGCCACTTCGGACACCAGCTTGCAACAGCTTGTATGAAGGCTTCTACAACTTGGTCTACAATGCTAGGTTGTATCTCTACTAGTGCTCCCGAAGCTTACTCTCGACCGAAGGTTGCTGAGTGGGTTGGTCAGGAGCCAGACTACACAGTGACAGGCACTGATTTAAGTGTACCTGACGCTGGTGCTGCCGGTGAAGGCTTGCTTGGTATTAAGTTCCACTCTGGTGCTGCTGGATACCGATCAAAGCAAATCAAGACCGGAGGTAGTGGTTCAGAAGGTTATGCTTATGGTGGCTATATCCTTACAAAGGGTGCTGCCCTACCTACTGATTTCCCTTATGGGGTTTCAGATGATGACGAAGCAACAGATGCTAAAGGAAAGCCAGTTGATATTGGCAAGCACCTCTTGGTGACTGCTAGTTGGCCTATTCTTAGTAATGGATTTGATGGTGGAAGTGAGTACAGAGGTTCTCTGTGCGGAACTCTCGCAGGAAAGTTAACCGTTACTTCTGAAAAGGAAGAACCAATTGGTATTAATGGTGTGTTACCCGGCATTCGTCGGCCACCCAGAATGAGAACTCCCCTTATCAATTCTCTCGCAAAGCTACGCTTTATCTCCACGAGAAGAGAGACTGGTCTTGGACATATTCTCGTTAGTGTCAAAACTGCTGCACATCCAGATAGCGACTACGCTCGCTTATCTACTATTCGCTCTGTTAACAGAGAGATATCGGGTATTAGAAACATTTGTAAGCCTTACATTGGTAAAGAATTTTCTAGCACTCGCTTAGCTTCACTTCAAACAGCTATTGATGGCTTTTTGAGGGCAGAAAAAGAAGCTGGTTTCAATCAGGGTGCTGTTGCTCAAATGGCATACACCCGTCAAGATAAGATCATGGGACGCTTAACAATTAAGTTGAAGATGATTCCGCCATTCTCGATTGAAGCTATTACAATTGAAACAACTCTGGCTGCTGAAGAGTCAGAGCTAACACTCTAGGAGGTGAAACATGGCTAGTTATTCATCATTAGACCTGGCAAGACAATATTCAAGTTTTGCTGGAGTCGATATTAAGTGTATCCTTGGCGGGGAAGTCGTTGGCCAGATGCAAGCTATTTCTTATGCTGTCCAGCGGGAGAAAGCTCCTATCTATGTCATGGGTAGGGTTGATCCTCTTTCTTTTTCAAGAGGCAAGCGAGGTATTGCTGGTACAATGATCTCATTGCTGCTCGATCAGCATTTGATTTCTGAGCATGCACCATTTGCTACAAGTTTTGCAGTTCTGGATAAAGATGAAATCTTTTCAAGTCCTGCAGATTTGAATGTAGCAAACACAACTGCTGCGGATCAGCAGGACATAGCCCCAGGCTTTGCCGAAGCTGATCTTGGGAGTAACTATACTCCTGCAACGCCAAAGTATGTTGATCAGTTGCTACCATTTGATGTGACAATTGTTGCAGCAAATGAGTATGGTCAAGCTTCTACTATGCGTATCTACGGTTGTGAGATACTCAACGAAGGTTCTGGTTTCTCAATTGACGATATCGTTATTGAAAATCAAATGACTTACGTTTGTAGAACCATTCTCCCATGGAAAAAAATGGGATCTTGGGGTACTGATGCAAGCCCAGGCGCTACCAAACTTGTTGGTGGTGCAGGGATGAATCCGGCTTAATATAACAATATGATTGGCGGCGGGTCTTTTGACCCGCCGCCTCTCTCAAGGGTTGAAAATGACATTTAGTTATAATCCAAACGACTATAGATATTCTTTCTCTGGTTCTGATTGTAGAGCATATGCTTTCTATCCAGATCAAGATAGATTGGCGACCATCATTAAGGAAAGGATGGGTGAATTTCAAAAATATATAGATCGCTTGAAAGAAAAACAAGAAGAATTGAAAATAGACGAGGTAAAAAGTGAGGAAAAAAACGCAACCCAAGACGCAATGAAGCATTCCCAGAATGCGAATAATCATTCTGAGCAAGCTCATAAGCATAATCAAGCTGCTTTAGCTTCAGCTGCCCGTGCAGAAGAAATGCATGACCAAGCTAGCCTTATGAAAGATTATGAGAACGCCGCACTTGAATCAAGAGATCGGGCATATCAAAATGCACAGAACGCAGCAATCGGGGATCCTGTTACCCACGATTTTGGAATAGCGCCAACTAGCGACTCTTTTAATGATACGATAAACCTTGTTCATTCAGTTAATGGTCAATCTTCAAACGCTGAACCAACTCCCGAACAAAAAGCTAATGCACAACAAGCAATTTCTAATTATGAAGGTATCATTGAGGGCCCACCACCGCCAGCAGGCCAGCCTACAAATAATGCAGCTGAACAAACTCCGAAAGATACAGTAAACGGAGCATTTGCACCAGTTGAAGGTGCACTTGATGTTGTAGGAAACGATCACCCATCTTTTGGTCAGACTGCACAAAAAACTTACGATCCAGCTGTTATGGGTGCTGGAACCCCCGCACAACAAGCTTCTGCTTGGCAAGCAGAGGGAGAGAAATATGATACAGCTTGGAAAAATGCTAAGGACAATCACGCCTTAATGCAACTTGAACAAGAGGCTAGGGCTGAAGATGTCAAGCAGCAAGCTGCGCATCAAAAAACTCAACATAAAGGTTTTATGAAGGAGACCACAAACGCTAATTCTGCTTATGCTTTAGCCAACACTTACGCAAACGAGGCGTACCACCTGCAAGATAAGCATGATATCTTGCAAGACGAAATCGACAGAGCTGAAAAAAAGAAGAAGCAATTCAGCAGCTTACGTAAAAAGTTTGGTGGTTCTGATTACGCAGAATTAACTTCAATACAAACTGTTTCTATCTCAATTAACGATGCCAAAGCACCTGTACGTTCTTTGGGCTTTCGTGATATAAAAGGGATGACAAGATCCCAAAGGACTATTGCAGGCACAATGATTTTCATTGTGGTCGATGATCACCCACTGGCTGAACTCATGGCTCTAGACCCTCAGCAAGTTATAGCTGGATTTAAAGATGTTAGGAAGCTTAAGTGGCATGTAGACCAGCAACGGGGCCGGGGGAAAAATGATCAATATCGATCAGGCAGATCTCATGTAAGGGTTGCTACGGATTTGGCTCCATTTAATGTAATGATGGAATATGCTTCAGAATATCCTGGTGCTCACTGGGCTATGAATGCAAAAATACTTAAAGGCAGAGCTCATATAATTAACAACCTAAGAAGAATGTTAAAATCTTTAGATGATGAACTCAAAGGTTTCGGTTTGGATAATTCGGAGATCGCAATCTGTGCAATACATCCAGAAAACAGCAAAGCTGCTAATATCCTGGGGCGTTTCGAAAAAAATAAAAAAATACTTACGGAATACCAAGCCAAAATAGGTGGACAACCATTCAATGAAAAGGATGGCAAGAATGCAGGGAAGGCAATAGTCAATAGAGTCAAAAGCGTTTTAGAAAGAAGAAATGCTGTAATAGCTGAAATAGAAGCACAAGAGGACGTTCCCCTTGGCTGGAAACCCGAACAAGGTGGTGCTGCAGGACAGAAACTTGTAAATAACTGCTCCTTACTTCTTGAAGGTGTTGAATTCTTGCATGAAGGTGTTGTTACCTCTGTCAACGATATGGTTTCTGAGGTAACCTTTCAATTTATTGCTCAAGATTTTTATGAGCTGAGCCTAGAGCATAACAACCCGTATGAACTCTTTCCAGACATACAAGATGTATTGGCAGAATTTGCATGGGCTAAAGAAGTGAATCTAGGTGGACTGAATAAATCAGCAAAGGATATCTGGGACGGCGGAGACAATACATATGATTATGTTGAAGAACAAAATAAGCTCCAACTCAATAACGGATTGAAAAACGGACGGATATCGAACCCTTCTATTCCCAACCCTATTAAAGGGGTGACTGGAGTTGTGTGGGATGTAGCTCCAGATGACGATATGTATATGGGTGGCACAACAGGGACAGTACTAGATGGACACAGAGGTGTAAAAGGGTCTCCAAACCCTTGGGTGACACCAGCCACAGATCCTAATAATTATCATCTCGACAAGCCAGGGAATAAAAATGACAAGTAGATCACAGCAGCTTTATGATTACTCATATCATTCTGGTGCGAATATAACGATAAGCATCAATGATAATTCTCTTTTAGATTGTGTAGGTATATCTTACAATGTAATAGATAGTAAGACTCCAGTATATGGATACAATTCAAGGCTGTTCGATGCTGTAGCACCAGGACAGAAAATTATTCAGGGCTCTTTTGTGGTGAATTATATGGGTCCGAACTATGTGTACAATGTTATGGAAGAGGGGATCAGAAGCACCGCTGCATCTTCTCTCGCCGCAGGGGGTAGTCAAAGTAGACAACCTACAAACCAAAGCACACTCTCCCAAGATGGAAGCTATGATAATATTCTAGCTTACATGCAGCAACAAAGAGCTACATACTGGGATGATAGCCCAGCAGCAGCTACTGCTGCTCAAGAACCACCAATTAAAGATGTCACGCTTGTCCCTACAAGCACAATACAAATAATTTTTGATGGTATGACACGAAGCCCAGGGAAAAATATTGGAGGTATTGAGCTATATGGTGTATATATTATTGGGCATGGACAAACTATTCAAATAAGCGAAAATGTGTTATTGGAAGAGTATAACTTCTTTGCAAGAACTCTAAGAGAGCTCGGAGGCAAGGATTTTAATAAAAATAGATAGCTAAATAATCCCAGGAGATTAAAATGACAAAAAAGATACGTATTAATCAGACAAGTGATGGTAAGATAAGTCTTGGCGGCGTTCTCTCTGAAGAACAGAAGAAAGCGTTGGGAGGTATTACCCCGAGTGCAGACGAGATACTTAGTAATATGGAAGCTTTGAATGAAGAACTTACAGAATCGTATGGAGAGGAAATGGGTGCTAGCAAACCTAAAAGTAAAAAATTGCCGGATACTTCAGCTAAAGTAAAGCAGAAAGCTAAAAAAAGACTTTCTAATAAAAGAAGAAAGAGTGTCCAGGCCGTAGCAGAAGAGGAACAAACTATGGATTTTGACCAAGAAATTAATGCTTTAGAGCAGCAACTTGATGAGCAGTCAGAGCCAAAGATACCAGAGCCAGAGCCAGGTTTAGATATGAGAAGCCAGATTATAGATTTATTAAAGAACACAGAGGGTGCACCTGACGAAGCAACAATTGCACAATACAAAGCCAAGTATGGCAATAACGGTGTGCATGTTATGGCTTTAGGTGAAGGCGATGTCTATATCTTTACCCACCTCAAAAGAGGTCAGTGGAAAAAGATTCAAGAGATGATGGCTAAGATCCAGGAAACAGGAAACTCAGATGTTGAAGATGCCTTAAAAGAAAAGGTTATACAGCACTGCATGATTTGGCCAAGACTCCCCGTAGAGTTTTATTATAACTCCAGAGCTGGAGTTGTAGACAGCTTATACCAGGTAATTCTTTTGAATTCATACTTCTTGTCACCCCAACAAGCCATGCTTTTAACTACGCAGCTATAATGAAAACATGGATATCGACAAGATTATTGAAGCAAATGGGAATATATACAGAACACATTTTCCCGATTTAGACGTTTCCTTCTCTTATAGATTACTAAGTCTAAAAGAGTATAAGGTCTTTCGTTCTCTCCGCGATGGCGGAGTGCTGAATTCCTATGTTCTTGCCGAGCAAATTTTTTCGCGTTGCTACTTTGGCAACTCAGCAATGTTATCAGATGAACTCCCCGCAGGCATTACAGCGTCTGTGGGGAGTTTAATTATGTATCTCTCGGGAGATTGCGATCAGGAAACATTAGTCCAAGATCTTCATGATGCAAGGATACTGCATCCGGCTGATACAGTATTTGAATACATGAGATCAGCAATCATCACAGCATTCCCTACATACCAGCTAGAAGATTTAGAATGTTTAAGTCGCACCCAATACTTGAGATTATTCACTATCGCTGAAAATATCATTTCTAAACAGAATCCAGATTACGAGCGTCTTGATTTAAGCAAGATCCAGAATGCTGAAGATTCCCAAAGGCCACAAAATCAGAACATTGATTTTGCAAGAGAGAATGCAGCAATTCAAAAAGCTGTTGGTTATTGGAACTCAGAGGACGCGGAAAAAACATACAGAGCTGAGGAAAAGGCTAAGTTAAGCAGGCAGCAACTTCGCAAACTTGATGCCAGGGGTTAAGCATGCCATCCAACTCCCCTTACAATCCTAATGGAATATACTGGAGTTCATCTTATGCAACTCCAGTAACAAACCCTTACGCTGAGCTAGCAGCTTATGCTGGGGGCGGTGCGTTAGCTGTTGGAGTTGGTCTTGGATTGCAAAGAATGGATGTCGGTTCTGAAGGTCGTACAGCCTGGGACCTTGTTCAAAAATCTGTTCGGAATGTAGCACAAATAACCCCATTCGGCCTTGGTAACACATTCAGATTCGCTGAATTTATGTCACCTGGATTATCAGTAGTAGGTCAAGATTTAAATATAGAAAAGTCTATTACAGGTTCGGGAAAACAAGTTGGTGTTTTTGAACTAGACAGCAGCTTTACAAAAACAAAAGAAACCAGAACTGTACTAAGGGGACTTGTAGGGGAAAAAGCTTTTGCAGAATCTGGTCTTGACCTTATTCAAGATGGAAAATATCAATTAAGGTTTGAGAGACAAAAAGATTCAAGAGGCCGGGGCTCCCTATTCTTTAGGGAGACCGGCACAGATCCCAAAACAGGTCAAGTTGCTCCAAGGGGAAAGTGGACTAAACTTTCTGATGCAGTATCCCTTATGGACACCACTGGTCCAAGTGATACGCTTGAGCAAGCTGCAAGCAGAACGTCAAGGCAAAAAACTAATGCTGCAGTAGTTGCTGTAAACCAAGCAATGGGTACAGCAGGCGATACGAATCTTGATAGAGCTTTTGCTAAACTTGATGAAGCTGGAAACGTAGTAGACAGATCAAGGTACTTCACTGTACCCAGCATGACTGGTCCGTGGAGCACAATTGATGATGTTAAAAGAAGATTTGCCATTCCTGGTGCTATACCTTCTTTCGGAGCTCAGCGCTGGAATCGCCTCATGGATGCGACTCTTGAGCAAGCTCCTCTCGGCAGAGATTTACTCAGGGGAGCATTTGGTGAAACTGGACCTCTAAGCCTGTATGTGAAGCCTGGACCCGCACATAAAATGTTTGCAGGGTTGGGAATAAAAGCAGCAAAAATTGGTGCAGCTTATATGGCTGTTGAAGAACTTGATCACTGGAGAAGGAACTTTGGAACAGCAGGGAACATACTTATCTCCGGTGGTACTTCAGCAGGAATTTATGCTGCAGCAAATAGATATGGCAGAGGAAGTGTAAACCTACACTCAAAAAGTATAGCAGTTGCGTCTTTTTTCGGTCAGCTATTACTGCCTGGTTTTGACCAGGGAATTAAGCAAGGCTTCTTTACAGGCCTAACCAAACTCGATGTACTCGGTTCCCAGATAAGTGGACTTACAGGAATCAATGCATACAGAAGAACCCTAGAGGGTTTCTTGCCTGGCATCTCTAGCCCAGAGATGGCAGCAGCAGCAGCAGTATTGGGAATGGGTCTTTCTGCAGCAGGTATACCAGCCAAACACTTAAAGGGAGGGCTCTCACCTTTTGACTCAGGAATAATGAGTAGAATTGGTGTCAGTAGTACAATAGATGCAACCCCAAGAAGATTGGGTCAAATCTGGGGTGAATCTTTAGTCCAGGCAGCTACTGCTGGTGGTGGTCAGCTGAAGATTCAAAAAGCTGGACGTAATCCACCTTGGCAATTAAACAATAAAGAGCTGGCTGAAGTTCTAGGCAATGCAGATCCTCTTGATCTAGGACCAATAGAAAGAAGAAAAGTTGCTTCTGCTCTTTACTCAAAGGTAAAGAGCAATCCTGACGATTTTATGTGGCTTCAAGATGAACTATTCAGAAGACACGAAGTCGCTATTCATGATTTTAAAGCTGGTTACGAGGGCATGGAGAACCCGCTCAACAGGTCTCTTGTTCAGAAAATTGAAGGCATAAATGAAAGATATCATGGGAAAACAGGAATTCTATCCAGGGTAGCACGAGGGGCAGAAATCGCAGCAACCCAATCTTATCATGCTTTCATGGGTGCATCCATGAAAGGTGCTGACTTCGATGAAGCAATGAAAAGCATGAATGCCAGAAAAATGGGAAGGTATGGTGCTATTGCAGCTGGAATAATTACAGCTCACCAATTTCTAACAGGTAGCTTATTTGGCTTTTCAGATCTAAAAGATGGATCTGAGTTAAAAGATATATATGCAGGAAACGAGCTAGTTAAAGTTAAAAGAGGTAGGTTCTGGGAAGGTGGCGGTACGCCTTACGAAGGCTTGGGAACTGAATATATGAGACCGCATCAATATGCATTGATGATGTCTAGAGCTAGAGAAAAAGCAACTTGGGGGGATGATGCTCCAAGCCCAGTAACTCAATTCTTTTTAAAGAATTTCACTTATGAAATGGAAAGGAGAAATTATTACGATAGGCCATATCCAATGACAGGTGCAGCTTTTCAAGATGTACCTGTTATAGGTGGTGTACTTGCTGCAACTGTAGGAAAGTTAATTAAGCCAGCAAAACTTATGCACACTTCAGACTATATGAGGCCTGGTCCAGACGGTAGCATAGAGTTTGCACACAAACCCGAATTTCATGGACCAAATTATGCTTTAGGAGGTTTGCCCCTGGGGATACCTGGATCGCCTTTCTCTTCTGCATCAGTAGCATCGGAACTACAATACAAGTTTAGAGATATAGAGGGTCTTACGGGTTGGGCCAAAAACATGGTTCAAAAAGGTTTAACCGGTGCTGAAAGTTTTGGCAGGGGCTCACCTGTATTCGCTAACGCGGGTTCAATGGATTCAGCTATTGAGAAATTTTGGGAGATGGATATAGGTGGCGCTCTTTTTATGTCAGAGCCTATTCGTCGTTTACTTCCAAATCCAAGATCAGAAATAGAAGAATACAACCCATTATTAAACCGCATGCCATCATGGATGCCAAATAGATTTAAATGGGGAGACCCTTACCGAAAGGTAGATATGGGCTGGGCAAGATTGCCTGGACCAGGCTACGCATCTATGAACCCAATGCTACAAGGTGTTGATTCGGAAGCATATCCAGATATATTTAAGTATTCAATTCTAGCAGATGTTGCACCACTCTCCAGGGAATTTGGTTTGGTAAGACAAAAGCTATATCAAAGGAGAGCTCAAGGGCTTACAAGTGATGCTGAAAACAGCATGATGGATTCAACTGATCGTTATGTTTCTGAAGTAGCAGTAAAAAGAGATTTCGATCATGTCCATCAAAATGCAATTGAATTGCCAGGCTCTAGATTCACACAAGCCTTATGGCAAGGTGGTCAGGGTGTAATCAGAGATATAGCTGCTCCATTTGAATACCTGATGCCTATGGGCTTTAGACCCATACAAAAGCTTCTTGGTGAAAACAGAAGTATGATAGAGCAATACGAGTATGAAAGAATGTATGGTACTCCGAATGCTTTCTGGGATAAGCCATGGAGAGATTGGTTTAGACCATCCATATACAGCGCTGCACATATGATGGGTTTTGATGGTCGTCCAGTATGGAGACAAGAAGCTGATCGTGTTTCAGAACACTTCGACAAGTTAGAATTTGTGAAATGGATGAAGTATGCAAATGAAGCTAGTACAGCTAGCGATAGGTTGTATGGCTTGAGACAAGCTCAAACTACAAGATATGGCATCAACCCGCAAGGGGATGCCATGAGTATGTATATGGCTCTTCCTGACAGTGAGAAGAAGTTCTTCGATGCCTTCTCTTTTGCAGCAGGTAGTGACAGAAAAAGAATTCTGGAAATGGTTCCCGAAGATTATGCTCCCATGTACCAGGCTATTTGGTCAAGAATAGATAAGGGAGATATACAAAGTTTATACACTGGACAAGGACAAGGCATAGATCAAGCCTTGCTGGACGCAAAGTATCAGGCTGCTTCAAGCATGAATCCAATGCCAAGGCAAGACTGGATTGGATGGCACAAAGACGTAGAGATGGACGACATAAAATTAAAATATGTCGAACATATGGGAAGAGACTTATATGACTACGATCTTTACCAAAAGCAAAGCAGAATGGCTGAGAGAAAGCCTTACCTTCACGGATCGGACCAGTTTCTTTATGAAGCACCTCCGATTAACAGAGGTGCTATGTACAATAATTTAATACATGCAGGTAAAATACATGGTACTCAAGGTAGACATCCCTCAGAATTTTCCGTTTACCGTTCCACAGGAATGCAAACGGATGCCCAGTTGTACTATAATGATGGGCGAGAATCAGATATAATAACTGGAATAAACAGACTTTTGGATCTATAAATTATGGCTAGCGATCAAATACTTTACAGACTTTTAGGGATTGGGCAAGAAGGCGACTCACCCCTCTCTACAGGTTTAGATTTAGCATCAACAATGGTAAGCCTGGCTCCACTTGGAGTTGGCGTAGCCATAGGCTACAACGAGCTACAATCAAATACGAGTTTTCAGTCTGGAGCAAACACCAGGGGTGTTTCGAGACAGGTTGGAGACAATTTGCAAAGACTCAATGCCTTAAGGGAAGCTTCCAAGTCTAGAAGTATGGAGAAAATCAAAAACATTATCATGAGTGATAGCAACCTTGAGAATGTTTTAAGAGAAGCTTCAGATCAAAGAACTGCGACTCTTACCAGTTTGCTTGCCAGTATAGAAGAAACGGATATTGCAGACAAAGATAGCTTTAGGGCTAAGGTTCTTGACCTTATTGATAATCAAGCAACAATGATTGATGAAGATATTGCTTCTGTTAAGCGAGCTGTTCAAACAGTCTTTGAGCAGAATGAAGAAGTTCGAAGTGCTTTTGATAACAACGTAAATAAATTCAAAAACGTAGCGAACCAGATTGTTGCACCTACAGCTTCTTTGACTGGCTTAAAACCAAAAATAACAGATGGTTTAAGTTCAAACGCTGGCTTTGCAGCAATAGGTGATCCTAACTCTGCTAGAGTTCAAAGAGCTCGTGGAATATTCAATGAAATAAAAAGTACGCTTGGTGGGGGAGCTAACATTGGATTTTCAACTCTTCAAGAGTTTGGATCAGAGGCGAAGGGAACCTCTTTATTTATGGATGTGAATTGGGGTAGCGGCAGATCTTTTAAAATACCTCTAAGTCTAGCACATCTTGAAGACACAACAACCAAAGCATCAGCACCAATTGTTAGGCTCGGAGATCAAGCAACAACTATGCTTGGACGCGCTGCTTATATTGATGTTGCAAGACTTGATAGAGATTATATTAGTCAAGGCAAGGTACTGACTTCTGCCGAAGTGAATAGAATCAACAGACTTAAAGGTTCTGGGATGAATCAGGCTGTCATGGGATATGAGTCTTGGTTTGCCAAAAATGTTATTGAACAGTTAGACAGCAGTAAGACTGGTCGATTATCACATGCTCAAATGAAGTACTTGAATACAATCGGAAGAACAGGTGCAGTTGCTTTAGACAGAGCTGCAAGGCATGGGGGGAGCCCCCATTTAATAACACAACATCTAGTTGATTCTGCGAGTGCACTCACCTTCAATTCAGAAAGAACTTCAAACAAAGAGATTATGGCTTTAGCTCATTCTCAAACAGGAAGCGTTTTAAGACCAGGAGCTTCTGCAGGAACCGAAAGGATAGAAGAAATAGGATTCAAAAGTAAAGAATTTGGACAAACCTTTTATAAGGGTACCGGCAGCATGTTAACAAACTCCCCTTTAAACTCTATTAGAACCTTTGGATTATTAGAAGAGACTATGGATGTTTTACTTCCTGCTACTGCCCGTATCAGGCAGATGATGGGAAGAAAAGAGCAGTTTGTAAATTCAAACCATCTTGGGAAGAAACTGCCGAGTACACTTGGCCATGGAAGCATTCAGTCTTTTGGACAGAATTTGGGTTTTGCAAGTGGTGTCACCGGTGGAATAAATACTGCTGTTCTTATGGACCTTAAGGGTGGTGATGTTAGGCTTGGGCTTGGAGATGGTATGGCTTATTGGGGCATGAGTCCCTCAGTCAAAACACCAATAACAAAAACATTCATTGATTCCAATTCTATTGGCAGAGAGGGTTATGCACTCCAAGAACATTTAAAGACGCTTCACAAGCAAGGAAAGCCACTGCACCTTAAGACCAGAGCCGAAGTGCAGGCTTTTATGAAAAAATTTCAAGGCACTCAAGGCGGAGGAGCAATACTTGGATTACTTGATACAGGCTTCTCTGAAATATCCAACTATTCAGATATGACTGAATTAAAATTACAGCTTCATGATATGACTGAATCCATGGGTAGGGACAGGTATCATGTTTCTGGTTTTATGCGTAGATCAGGAACTCCCACGAAAGTTTATTCTCAGGGAATGAAGGGTACTATTAGTCTTCAGCAATTAAATGAGCCAATGATGAATGATCTTATGGGTAGAATGGGTCTAGATAAAAAGACTTTTAAAAATCTAAATCTTAAGCATAATCAGTTAATGGTTAATGCTGGCTCTATGATGGGTAAGAGCGCTTGGTATGTTGGCAATCAAATGCTTTCTTCAATTGGTTTGATGGGGAAAGTAGATATGGAAGCAATGTATAGCCGTGCTGCTGGAGCCTACTCTCAAAATTGGCAACAGGCAACTACTGCTGGAGCCCAAAGAAAGGGCTACTTAAAAGAAACTGCAGAGTTTGCAGCTAGAGAAATATCAAAACTAGGATCCGGTGTATCTTCCCAGTCCATAGGCTTAGCTTTTGGTGGTTTACATTATATTGCTTCTGAAGGGAAGCATGGGTTTGATCCCAAGGGGAAGGATGTAAAGGAAATTGAGGGTATAATTAAAAAACATTTTGGTGGTAGAGCGGATATAGATAGCATCCTAGAGGAGACACGCCAACATAGGGCTCTTGGAGCTTTCACCATGATTGCTGGTACTCCCGCGTCTGAGTATAGAGCAACGCTAGGCTCTATGGAGCCTCGCTTTTACGAGTTCATGCATCATCGCTTAAAGAATGTTCTTGGATTTAGCGATAGGGAAGTTTCTGATTTTATGACTGGTATAATTGCACGTAAAGAGGGATCTGGTGCACAGCTTACAGCTTATAAAGAATTGTCAAAGAGTTTAGATTCTATGACAGGAAGGCAAGTTCTTTTCTCTGAGGATGTTGTCGGAAATCTTGCTAAAACAGAAGGTGGAATAGTTTCAGTAAAAGATTTTGTGGCTCAAGCTGGTGGTGACGAAAGAAGAACAAAAGAATTCCTGGCTAGCAAGCAAGGGGGCTTTGTACTAGATTTTGCAGACGATAGCGCAAACCAGTTCATCAGCAAGACAGCTAAAGATAGATTTGGCAGATCCAACATATACATAGGTGGGGCAAACCTGCTCAACGCACTGGACAGCCCTCTTGAGATCCTTCAGGCTGAAGACAATGTAAGGATTCAAAATGAATATGTTAGAAGGGTCAATGATCTTGCAAGAGATCTTGAAACTGTAATTTCTTCACAGGGAAAACAAAGTGCCTCACTAGCAGAGGCTCAGACCCGCGTAGGAAGCTTCAAGGATGCTACTGCATCTATCTGGGCTCAGACAGGAAGAAGTATCACCAGAGGCAAGCTCCTGGGCTCTGGGATGGTTCTTGGACAGGGACTCACCTTGTTCGGTCCTGCAGGGAATGAAGGCTGGGTAACAGCTGGCTTAGGAAGTATTGATGATGAATCGAGCAAGATATCAAAGTTCAGAAGAACTTTTACTGGAAGCGGGTTTGCTACGACATTTGCCGATAGTCAAGCATTCCTTGATTCGATGAGAACATACATGGGTGGTGCAGCTAAAGAAATTGCTGCTACTCAAGGTATATCAATGACCAAAGCAAGAGCTAAGGCATCAACTGAAACAGCTCAAATGTTTAATGCATTCTTTTTGGGTATGGAAGCTGAGTATACGCCTGAGCAAATGCAGAGATTATTCAATGTTGACAAAGCTGTTGCTCAGGAAAAGGGTTTGACAACAGCAGGTGCTTTCGCTGTGGACGCTAGACACCCCTTGGTTACCACTGGACATGTGAGTTTTGGAAAATTATTTAGGTCAGACTATGACGCTGACAAGGTTTGGAAAGCTTTCTCTAGCACTGAAGAAGGAGCCAGACTTATAGATAGAGCTAGTAGCGCTTATTATGGCTATGACAAAGCAACAAAATCTGCTGTAAAAACAATAGGCTCATTTAATGAATTGGCAAATTTGGCTATAGCAGAGACTGGAAAAGAAGGAAAGAGGCAGAGAATACAAAGGCTTAAGCTATTCAGAGGAATGGCAAACAATATCAGTAAGTTTGCAGGAGAAGGGCATGGTCATGTTTTCTTTCCTGACATGAATGTAAATGTCCATTATGTGGGACAAGAGAAAACAACTCAAATAAACTTTGGTAAAGCTGCCATGATGATTGGTGACTATGATGGCGATTTCTACCAATTGTACATGACTTCAGAAAAAAGACATCTCATGTCAAGAGGGCAAGGCTTTCTCGATAAATCCATAGCTTCTGATATCGTTTTTGCAAAGCAGACTCAAGAATACTTTAAGGCAGCTAAAGAAGGTATTGCCAATATGAGTAAAGACGCAAGAGCGCTGACTGCTTTAGAGAGTATCTTTGAGGAAACATTAAAAGAACAGTATGCTAAAAACGTTGGACCACTTAATGTAAAGCTAGACCAGTTACGCCTTGGTATGATCAATACGATAGCTGATGGATCAGCATCAGATCGCCGGTTAGCGCAACGCGGTATTGCCATGTGGGGTGCAGTTCAGGAAGTTGCAAACATTAAGGCTAAGAAACTAACTAGAGCTACAGATCTACCCAACATGCTTACTGCAGCAGTTGCTCAAGGCATAGAAAGTCGAGGAGCCAACATATCTGCTCTTGAGGGTTTATTGAGGGGTGGCATCTTTAAGGATTCTGCTTTTATTAACGGAAAGCTAGACTATGGAAGGGTAGAGGCTGATCTGATCGAATCGGGAGTTCCAAAAGCTGTAAGAAATGAAATGATTGGCGCTTTCAGATCTGCTGGTGCGGAAACCTTTGATGATGTTATGGCTTTTACAAGAAAGTCATTTGCTACTGTTAAAGATTTAGGTATAGATCAAATGGGAACTTTATCCAGAGACACCAGAATGGGTCTAGGCGAAACAGAAAGTGCTAGAAGGGCTTATTTGCATATGATCGATAATGCAAATGCAATTCAAGCTGGCTTTGCAAAGGGTAATACAGAAGGTATTGAAGCAGCAAGAGGATATATATCCGATGCGTTAAGAAATGTAGAAAAAGCTTCAAAAGGCTTTAATGCTAGAGCTTTAGGTCCCGTAGCAGCGGGTGCTGCTGCTACATTAGGCTTGGGAATACTAACAGGAGATACAGGATACAGTAAGAAACCGCTTATTATGCCAGGTGAGATATCAGATCATAGGGTGAATGCAGCAATCGCGTCTGGAAATTTTGGTGGACAGCATCATATTCCACCAGAGGGATTGCAACAGAGACCACATATGGATATGATAAACAGGCCTATAAATACACAAGAAGCTTACTTTAGTAAAAGTAATGCATGGCAAATCAGAGGAGAGGCTACCTCAAGAAAGGGTCTTGGAGATTTAGGTCATATTATTAGCAGTATGGGTGGTTCCACTTCAGTTCGTATGAATGATACAAGACTGCCAATAACAAGAGCTTACATTGAAAGAATAATGGGAGATTAGTTTTGGGCAACTGGAGAAAGTTAAAAAAGTTTACACATGGTAAGGAAGACGATGCTTTTCTTTATGATGCTTTTTACAACAAGTTTAAAGATAGAAAATGGGAATCTGTCGAGTCTGGCAAAAAGTATGACGGTCACTTAGGTATAGATCCGAAAGAAGCAAGAGGCAACTTCATGATTAATGATGTTAATCTTGAAATACCTCCAACTCATATTACAGTACATAAAGAAGACATGTACTGGCAGTGGAAAACTTTAAGAAGTAAAGTTGCTACAAAAATACCAAGTGGCAGAGGTGTTTGTCAGGTAAGCATTGATATTGTTTTTACACCAGACTTGCTTCTGCATCTTCACAGACTCCTGGTTCAGTTCAGGCAATCGCCTTTTGTTTTTTGCGAGAACATGTATCTGCGGGAATCTATTGTACCAAATTGGCCTGTAACCCAGTTGATGGCTTTCACAGTAATTGGTTGTCAGGTAGCAAATATGACTGGTCATCCAGGCAGCTTTATAATGAGTCTGGATATGAGATGGTTCAACTATTTCCCTTACACAGACAACTTCTTCTTTAGAAAAGAATGGAAAACATGGCCAACCTCCTTTGAAGAATTTGTACAGGCTGATCCTGAAAATGATGAGAAGGTATTGGGTAGTACAACAAAAGTTCATACTATTGACTGGTATGGAAAAGATCTAAAGAAAATTGTAGGTCAGTTGTACAACGCTAAGTCTCCAAGCCAGTTAAAGGTAGATAGATTTCTAGGTGGTGACCCTCAAGAGGCATTTGAAGAGCCTTTCTCAACAAAAGTAAAAGGTGGTTATACACTTAAGCAGTTGATCAATACGCATGTGGGGCAGTCTTTTGACTTGCAACCGCTACCACAGAGAATGGAGCCCGCGGCTCCAGTTCCCAATCCTAATTTATCGAATATCTATGTTAGGTATATAAACAATCTTCAAGTTAAAGCCCTTTATGATTCCTTCAATCTTGACATGTGTAAGCTTATTGAAAGTTATTACACGAACACACCTGGACATGGTGATGCTATTGTTAACAGTGCCTTGAAGTGGGAAGAGTTCACAGCTGGACCAAATGGAGGTCGTGGAACAGTCCGAGGTCTACACACATCTAGTTTGCCTGCTGGTGTCCGCTACGCAGCGATCCACCACATGCTCTCTTATTGCAATAGAGTGAACTTCGTTTTCAATCAATATATAACTCTTGGTTACAACCCAAAGCTTGTAAAGAAATTAAAAGAAGGCAAGCAGAAGATACTTGATGAAGAACTAAAAGCTTTAATGACAGAGCCAAAGCAAAACATCTACAGTCACATGGTTGCTGATCACTATAGAAAGAATGTAGATGCCAGATCTGATCTTGGTAAAAAGTGGAGTGATTTTAATGGTGATGTAGACAGAAAGGTTTTGGTTGCACCAGAAATAATGAAAAGAACAATCAAGGATGTAGAAGCTAATGAAACTGTAGCAAACACTACTTTGCGTCCATGGATTCAGGCTGATAGTAACACCCTAGCAAGAATACCAACAGGCTCTTATGATGGTTGGACAACCACTGGCGTTTGGGATGTTTTCCCAAAGACAGAAGGCGATATGTTGGAGCCGATGTTTCACTTGAAGTGGTATCCACCACTTCTAAAAGGGCAAATCATTGAAGAATATATCCATCCTGTTAATGGAAAGGGACAAAATGTCTTAAGCCATGAGAAAAACGACTGGACAAAGCCCTATTCGCCTGAAGAAACAAAAGCTCTTATTGCAAGAGGAATCGAAACCTACGGTACACAAGCCCACCCTTATCTAAGAATAGGCAACGTTATCGAAGGGGAGGATAGCGCGTGGGAGGGCACACCAGTATTTGCAGTTGAAGCTGGTGTGATAACAGAGATGAGATCAGAGACTCCACCAGGTAATCTGATTGATGCTGGTGGAGACTTTAGTCAGACAGTAGAAGGTACTGACTGGCACATAGAAATATCTCACAGCGGGATGGCCCAAGAATATCTTGGAGATCCTAGCAAAGCCCCAAAATACAAGAGTACGTACAAATGGTTATTCAAACCACATCATGAGCTTAGTAAAGGTTCGAAAGTTAAGAGAGGCCAGATAATTGGTTATATTGGTCATACCGGTAATTACATCAATATGGCCCGAGCTCAAATTAAGTTTCAAATGTATCGAAATGGATTTGAGATTGATCCATGGAATGAGCTCACTCTACCGATGGATGAGTCTGCCATTTTGTGTAATACATATGATGGTATTGACTGGAGTCTAGCAGATAAGGGTTGGGAAATTTGTAAAACAATGGGTCTTAATGCACCTAGAAATCCAAGGTCATCTTTTGATGGAAATCAAGTTGCACACGAAAAATCAAATGTAGAGAAGTTTGGAGATAATCAAGAGCATGTAGGTCGCAATGCATTGTATAACTTGTGTTTGCTCGCAATATATGTAGACGTAATCGAAAATGCTGTAAGGGCTAAGTATCCAGATAGAAATACAAAAATGTACGTCCTGTCCTCCTATAGAAATCAAAGAGATTCCGAGCATAGGGCTGCTTCTAAGCTGCACACAGAAATGACAAGTCAACATGCTAGAGGAAGAGCAGTAGACTTAAGATTTAAGAATATTTCTGTTTGGGAAGTTTACTGTGTCGTAATTGATCTCATTGCTAAGAAGAAAATCCCTCAAGGCGGAATTGGACTTTATGGCTTCAGATACAAAGAACGCTATGATAGAACTGTAAAATCGAAATGGGAAGATTTCGATATGAAAGATGGTGTTGTTGAACTGAAAGATATGCCCGCTGATACAGAGCTAAATAAAAAGAATTTTTCTGGAAGTTATAGTTTTCTTCATTATGACATTAGATGCAACGTAGGGCTTAGAAAACCAAGAGGGTGGGTTGATATTGATGAGAAAGCATCTCCAGAAGAACAATTAAAGGCAAAAGCAGCCCAAAACAAAGCATTGTCTTACCATATGTATGGTAGGTGGGGTGGCAAAGGGGAGAATTTTAGAGCTGAAAGATTTCCCTGGATGTATGATCAAGCTGCTCACAATGCTTATGAAGCAAATAAAAAAGACAAGGCGGGTCATAAAAATAGAAACAGATCAAGCTGGTTAGAAGAAAATGAAAAACCGCTTTGGGAAGCTGCTGGAGGAAAGTCGTCCGAATGGAACAGGAGTGGTTTTGGAGAAGTCTACACGATAACAACAGCGGAAGAGGACCTGTCTGATAAATCTGATTCGGATGAACAGGATACAGGTGACCAAGAGACACCAACTGATGTTCCGAAAATGAATCAGCTCAAGTTCAAATGCCCTCCCGACACAAAGGCACCTGAGAATCCTGAAAAGAATGAAGAGGCCGATACCAAAGAGAACAAAGCTCTTGAAGATCTAGAACCACTAGACGCCGACGAAGAGGAATCTGTTTCAAGAACTATTGGCTTAATGATGGCTAATGGTTGGGAATATTACGAAGAGGACAGAACGGTAAACAATGTTTGGAAGCGCAACGTAAGGACTGTTGTTGGTCTTCAGAATTACAATATAGATGGACTCGGACTTCCCTTTAACGATAAGGTTCTCAAAGAAGCTATAAGGGGGAAGCTGGCACCTAAGCATACCCATAATATCTTTGTGGATCATGGTTTAGTTGCAACAGGAGTGTCTGGAACTCTTAGAAATATTGTTTCTACAATACCGATTCTAGACCATGAATTTCCAACAATGCAGCACCTGGGTAGTGTAGAGCCAGAATTTGTACTCCAATTTTACGGTAAAGATCAGCAAGGTATTGGTGGTCTTGGGGTTGGTAAAGAAATGGAGCATATGCGAGCTTTACTGCAGCAAAATGCTAGATCTTTCAGACCGATACCAGACTGTTACGCTATGTGTACAGATACTTTCATAACAAGACTTTTTGGTTCTTTCAAAGATACTGATTATCAACATGCTGAAGGCACTGCCCTCTCCAGGCTTGGTAAAAGAAGTATAATCTCTTCTATGGGACAATCAACTCTAGAAGGTTCTCCCGGATCCTACACCATGACCATGAAGGTCCAAGAAACGAATCCATACTTCAGCGAAGAAATCTCAAGAAGTGCTACTCGTTCAAAGAAGGGTAAACTTCCAATCATGGAAGTTTACAAAAAAGTTTTAAAAGCTTTAGAAACCGGACACTCTTCATCCGCTATGAAAGACTTACCAGAATTTAGCGAGTTTGAAAAGAAGGAGCTGAAGAGAAAAAAACTAAGAAGAATAATAGACCTGTATGGGCAAGTTTATTACAGCAAGGAGGGGCTTGTAGATGCTTTGGAAGAGAAGTGGTTCGTAAATGACAATTCGGCATTTATGGGGGATTCTAGTTTTCAAAAGAATTTTGGAGGCCTACCAGCGCCTGGTGTAGGGGGTTCAAACTATCCAGCACTCCTGGGGGGGCCGATGGGAGTAGACCCAGATAGAAATGTTTGGGCCAGAAGAAATCCTGGTGTCTATGGAAACAATGAAGCGCCTGGAATGATTAGGGATTGGTATAAGAAAAGTGGTGGTTCAGATCAGCTTGGCAGAGATAGAGCAATTTTATTGTTCAGGGCTGACATGCTTAGCGATGGTTCCGCTTATGTTATGCCAAAAAAAGATACAAGACAGCTATCTCCGTCATCACAAGAAAGCTTAGTGCCATCTGGTATAGATACAGTGGTGGTACAAACCAAAAATGCTTTTGGAGCTTCTATTAAAGATAAGGCACCAGATGTAAGCGCCTACGAGACTGGTACAGGCGAGATAGTTGGTGCCAACCTTGAATCTATCCAAAACCTATTAAATGAAGTTTTAGGAACTGATAGGGCAGCACCCATTTATGCAGAAAATGCATTTATTCAAGGTAGCTATCCAAAGTTGGATCAGTATGGAAATCAAGTATACAGATATCAAACAAAGCCTTCAATAAAGGACGGTGCTCCAGTTGCACAGAAACACCTGCCTAAGGTGCCTGCATCGATTATAGATACAAGGGATTCAGGTACTACCGGTATCATTGCAATAGATATTTCTGATTACTTAAGGGAAGAGGGCTTAAGCTACAATCTAAAAGAAGTTGGACCAACTGGTGAGCACAGACTTAAGGACAAAACAGTTGCTTACGCAAGTGCTTTGCAATCGATTAAAAGATTCGTTCGCTTTGCAATGGTAGACGATACTCCAGAACTTAGAACGATGGGTGCTTGGTCATCTGAAATGATTAAAGACGAACTATTTGATCTTGATATCGGAAAACATGGTTTTTACTCAAGGATACTTAAATGGTGGTGGCTGTATTTTATCAATGTGGTAGCTGATGAGAATTGGGGAAATGACTGGGGTTCCTGGATTGCCATGGGAACGACTGGTGTTGCTTCAAACAGGAACGAGATAAAAGCTTTCTTTGAGGATGCTAAGGGTAGGTTTCTTGGTGGAGAAGTTGGATATAAGGCAAAAGGAGATATTGGGCATGATGATGATGAAAAGCTAATAGATGAGGCTTTTCGAGATAGCTGGATGAACAATACATTGGGTGGCCTTACTGCACTTCCTACTGGTTATGGTGGCAACCCAACGGGTACTTCCAGGTGGCTCCATTTCTTTGGTCGAAAAATTGAAAGAGCTAATCAATTTTGGTGGTGGCATGAAGATGTTGAATCATCTCACCCAGAAGGTGGGGTAGCTGGGTTTGATGCAGGAGCACCAACAAAAAGAGTAACATATAAAGATGATACAAAAAGGCTTCAGTATGCAGAAGGATATAAGCAGGCCTATTTTGATGAAATGTCTGAAGTAAATAATTTGTTTGCTTTGCTTTTGCTAAGACCACACGTTGGACTTGCAAGCCATATTATCAACAACTTCCTACAACCACTTACAGCATTAACATATCCAATACAAACAACATGGAATGACTCGTGGTGGGGAGCAGTACAAGCGTACACGCTTGGTGATGATAGCGGACAATATCAAACAGCTACACAATTCATAGCCCCTGGAGACAAGATGGGTATTTATCCTCAAGCAAATGTGCTTTCGTGGTGGATGACTTGTCCGCTTAGATCTCCAATAGATAGTAGCTCTCACATAATTAGAGCAGAAGGTCCATTGAAGGTCAGTCAAAGATTTGTAACTACGTTTACAAATTCGGCTCCAGAATATGACTATGTAGAACTCACCAGTGGTCTTGATTACACTGATAATGCTTTTGGTAGTGGTAAAACAGCAACCAACACAAGCAACGTTTACAAAAAGGAAGGGGAGGACTATATAAAGGTTGAGCCCGAAGAAGAGGGTGATGATATCTCATGGGGGGAGGGAGAAGTTCGTTATAAATTAACGATGAAGCCAGGCTTAAAAAGCCCGCTCTCTGCTAGAAATAACGGAACATTAAATTGGCAACAGCATTTTGGTAAGGGCGAAGTCGCACCAGTTTTTGCTAACCCAGCTTGGGAAGCTCAAAAGATGCACTATGCAAAAGAGTTTCTGACTAAGCTTGCAGAAACCCTACTTAACGATGGTGAGTGGCTAGAAGCTAACAACTTGGGAGAGCTTACAGGGTATGGCTATGAGTCTGATTTAGACAATGGAATGCCTTGTTACCCAGACATGGATCTTCCAGACCATCCATACTATCCGTCAAGAATGAATGCCACTAGCCCTGATTTTTACTTCTGGAATGCTTATGAAGATGCAAGCATGGGTGTGAAGAAAAACATGAGGGATGAAATATACAGACAGGCTAGCGTTTATGTAAAAAGTACTCACGAACATTTAATGAAAATGAATGGTCAAGGGATATACAATTTGGAAGAGCTGCTTGGAAAGAAAGCTCTTACCATTATGGCTCCCCAAGGTCTTGATAAGTACAAAGAATCGACTGGAGGAGTTAGCGACGGTTTCGATACTTCCAAGGGAACACGAATGCAACTAAGTGCAATGGCTTCCCAATGGGAGGGAGCGCCTGAAGTTCTGTATAACACTTGGCCAGGCAAGGATGTTTCCGCAGCATCTGATGCAGCTCAAATAAATACATATAAAAAGAATAAGGGTGGAAACTGGGAAGTTTACAAAGTCGAAACAAGCGCCCTTCCAGAATGGCAACCCCACACTGAGACTGAGGCAGGACATATCAAAAGCAAAGGTGGCGTACCTACTCACATGAGTGCTGGCGGGACAACAATACCATTTGACAAAGATGCTTCTTCCGAAAAAGAAGCAGATGTCGATGGCGAGTTTAAGAAAGAGCCCGTTACTACTGTAGCAGTGCCTTCTATTCAAGGTAAGATTGGAAAAAACAAGTTGGGTCTTGAGGACAAGACAGCTAAGCTAACTGAATACAACATGAGGATAAAGAAATCAGATAAGGAAAAATTTGAATAATTAATAGAAGAACTTCAGCAAGAATTTCAGGGTAAAGCAGCTTGGGATAAGAAAGTAAAAGAATTAAGAACACTCCAAGTTTTAACGAACGCACCAGATGGTGGGACTTCAAAAAACCCGAGTGGAGATACACGAAGGTTATTCCCACTAAGTGTTACAGATTTTAATCCACTGTATTTTGGTACACAAAAAGCTGATGTAGATACTTACACTGAGATGCTTAAGAAGACTCGAAATATCGAGGCAATGTTTGGGTCAATGGCTGGCTATACAGGTCAGACCATTAAAGATAAAGACGATATCAATACCGACACTACAGCAACAGATGTTGCGATGAATGATCAGTTTTCGAATGCTTTTGATGTCGAAAGTTTGATGAGGATAACAAAAGAAGCTTCATGCGATGTTACGTCTCAGAAGATGTCGATGAAGAGAGCCTTTCCAACATTCAGATTGTTCTTTGTTGAGGAAGATGAATTTGAAAGCCGATGGTTAAATCAAGACGATTTCTATTCCTTTAACGGAGTTAAAGAATTTAGCATACACATGTCTAGAAAGCAGCCTGCAGATACTGCAGTAATTACCCTTCAAAATGTTTCCGGCACCCTAGATGGAACGAAAAGGAATGTTCGTGCAGATTTAGATTACATTAGGACTATCGAAGAAAATGAAGATGCTGAACGGGGAATAGGTGCAGCTGTACAAAAAGGTGAATATGATCTTAGTACTCACGGAGCAGGACGAATAGATAAAGAATTCGTCCCTCCACAAGACATACCATTTGGCTCTGTTGTAATGAGACCTGGAATGAATGTCCAGCTTCGTGTTGGGTATTCAAACGATCCAGCACAGCTTGAAGTGATGCTTTCTGGAAGGGTTACTGATTTAGCATGGAGCACCCATGGCGATCTTTGCGAAGTTACCGTTCAATCTTTCGGTGCTGAATTAGCGAGTATTCTTCACGGAAGAACATCTCTTTCAGGAGGTAACAGATTCGAAAGGGGAAGTGGTGAGGTCTACCCTACAACTCACCACTTGTTGGGAAGCCTAATGCTTTCTCCAGAACTGAAGCATTTCGGTAGATGGGAATTTGGCGACTTAAGAATGATAGGCGAAACAAAAGATCATACCTTGGATTTTTACGAGTACTCCAAGAATGTACCCTTGGGTTTAACCATGACTCATGCTTTTAAAAATTGGTGTCTCAATAATATAGGTGCATTAGCAGTTATTGCAGGTGGCGCGCAGATAGCAATGATGGTTCCCTGGCATGGAGGTGCAGGCTATGCAGTAAGCGGAACAGCTAAGGCAACAGCTGGACAAGCAGCAAAGGGTTGGCTTGGGACACAATATGGAAAGCTTCTTCTAAGACCTGTTGTGGGTGCACCCTTCCGTGGTGCACATTGGATGGGTAGTGGTATTAGCGCAGCTGGTGGTGCTGCTGCTAGGCGCATAGACGCAAGCAGACTGGGCTTTCTTATGTCAGCAGGAGGGAAGGTTGCTGGATTAGCCAGTAAAGGTGCTGCTGCAACATGGTCGGCAATTGCCAACACTCCAAGTTTTATTGGATTGGGTAGAGCAGGTGCAGCTTCCAGAGGTATTCTTAGTGAAGCAGTAGAAGCTGAATTAAAAGTTTTAAATGCAGCATTTATATCAGGAAAAATTAGTCAAGAGCAATTCAAGCGATTGTTAATGGGTACAGGTGAAGCAATTGAAGTTATGGGGGCTCGCGTTGCAGGTGAAAAAGGTCTTCTAAAACCAATAATGAGTGAGTCTGGACAAACACTTGCACAACTAACAGGTGGCTTTGCACAAGGTAAAAAAGCCAAGCTTTGGCAATTTATAGCTGATGGTAGTGGCTTGAGAGCTAGCGGTCAGGGTTGGGCTGGCACTACAGGGGGAGTAGCAAAGAAAATGTTTGATGATGCACTTATAGCAGCATCTTTTAACGCTTCATCGAAACTGTCAGCAAAACCTTTGACGACTTCAGCTGCGAGTAAGATAATTAAATCCAGCGTTCTGATAGTTAGAAAAAGCAAGAAGACGTTTGGCAGAGTCAAGAAAGGCCACACAGTAAATTTTGGAGGAAAGATTTATAAGGGCGGAGAGACCCTTCCGATCAATGCGCTGACTTCCAAGGGTTGGGTTGAAGCAAGCGAAGCAGCAATAAAAGCTCAGACGGGTATGCAAGAGGCTATGCTTATCCAAGCTTTTCAGGCTGCTGAGACTGCAGCAATGGTAAACGTTAGAGGCGTTTTTGCTAAATTTGCCCCTTCATTAAGCGGTCCTCTAGATCAAACTTTTGCAAAGGGGCTTTTACAATCAAACGCTGACGATCTTGCAGCTGCTACAGCTCTAACTTGGAAGGGCGGTGGTGCTGAAGCTATAAAATTTGCTGGAAAAATTCCAGGAACTATGATGAGAATAGGTGCAGTTGGAACTGCTTACGCAGCAGTAGCTGATACGCTTGTCGTAAACCCAATAGTAAAGCAATATCGAATACAGATGGGACAGGTAAAAAGAACCTACAACAGAGCAAAGGCTTTCTATAAGCTATATCCGCAAGATGACAATTTGTTTCCACCAAATCCGGCTTCTTACATGCGGATAAACCTTACTCTAACTGAAGATATTGGTGGATTCATTTCCCAGATGGCCGGGTTTGCATGGTATGTCTTCACTTTATTGGATGAAAGTGCATATGTGAATGCAAAGAAAAGAGTACAAGGTATTTGGGATTCTGTTTGGCAAACACCAGGTGTAATTTTAGATAAAAAGATTTGGTATGACCATGCGAACTACAGGGTAACCAACTCAACAATCTGGGATGTTTTTCACGAAATGTCGCTTAGACATCCAGGCTGGGTTTATGGTGCAAGACCATATGGTTCTAAATTTGAATACAGAATGTTCTTCGGAGTACCTTCACAAAGGTACTGGAGTAAACCATATGCTAACAATTTTGTTAAAAGACTTAATTATATAAGAAGACAGTTTAGTGACGACATGCAGCTCAATGCTGTAAATAAAGATATCTACAGAAAGCTATATGGCCAAGGGGCTTACGAAGAGCTTGTATTTGAATCAGAGTTAGAAATGTCTGTAAGTCTTGCTACTGTTGGTAAAATGGCTACAGAGGATGAGTATCTCACTGGTGCTGATAAGAAAAAGCAAAAAGAGCTGATTGCAAAAGTCAAAGAGAGGCTTATTGAGCCTAACAAGAATGCCGAGTGGGATGAAGTTCTAGACAATAGCTTGAAGATGAAGATGCAGTCTGAGCTTCTGCATGAATACATGGACGCTTTAAGCCATCGATTCATACCGTTTAGGCGCTATCACTATTTGAGCTCAAGCACTGATATTATTCACAACGGTATTATAAATAGTGAACATAATGTAGTTAATGCAGTTGACGTTGTTTATGCATCTCCAGAACTGGATGCACATCCTGAAGGCTCCATCCAGATGAAAGCTTCATCTTTCATCCCGGATGAGATGTTAAAAATGGATCAAATTATTTATCCCAACTGCAGAGGCTATCAGTCTGCCTTGCGTTATGGGATGGGACACTTGCTACACAAGATGAGAGAAATGTACAGGGGCGAGGTTCTGGTTCTGGGTAACAACCGAATACGTCCATGGGACATCGCAATCATAATGGACAATTACAATGATATGGCAGGCCCTATTGAAGTTGAAGCTGTAGTTCATCACTTCTCTTTTGAAACTGGTTTCATAACAGAGGTTAAACCCAATGCACTTGTTATAGGAAATGAAGTATCTTCTTTGCCTATTTTTGAAGGTATAAAGCTTTTTGCAATGGCTATGGAAGATCTAAGATCTGGCAAGCTAGGCAATAGTCTCGGAAACCTTAAGAAAGGCCAGGGCTTTTGGGAAGCGATGATCAAGAGAGAGCAAAATCAAATACCATTTACAGATGGTGTAAAAATGGGAGACATAAAGGAGAAGGTTCCAAGCTATATCGAAATGCTTTTCACTGATGCAGAGCAGCTCGAAGAATGGAACGATTATTTTACAAGACGATATGGAAATGTATTTAGATATGGAGCCTTGCAAGAAGCTGCTGAGATGTATCCGCATCTTGGAATGGGGGCATTTGCTGAAGACAATGGGCTGAAAACAAACTTTCAGAAAGAGTCAAATGACTCGTCTGACATGGCGGATACCGCCTTGCTTAACAATATCGTAGAAAATGCAAACTCAGCCGCTCGTGCTCCATTTAAAGTTGTGAGTGCTTTAGGCTTGGCTGGTGGAGCCTTTTTAGCAACTACTGTTCTTCTCGCACCATTTTCAAGAATGTTTGGGGCAATACCCAAGGGGGAGATGGCTAAGACTACAGGAACTTTATCCAACTTAGTCACCGGTATTGGTATGGCAGCAACAAAGCACAGCAGGTGGATACAAGGCTCAGCTGTTGGAGCTGGCCTGTTTGGTGGTTCTTATCTGGCTGAACAAGCTATTGATAATACATTGTTTAGGCTGGAGGATTATAAAAAGAATAATTCTTATGCTTGGCTTATTGCAGCACCTGTTCTTTTTGCCAAATGCATGGAAAACGAAACCATAATTGTTGTACCTCTAACTAAAAATGGAAAGCCAATAGTTTCTGGTATGAATACTCAAGACCCACTTATGGCTTGGAAGAATGTTATGGGTCAGATGAGGAACATGGCTGCAGAATCCATTACAGGTGCTGAAGAGATAGTCGAAGAATGGCAAGGTTATGGCTCGTCTATTTGGCAATACGTATGGGATTACAAAGAAAACGGAACTTTATAAGGAGTAGTAATGTCTGGCGCAATTAAAAGTGGTCACAGAAGCAACCCTGTTGCAAACGAAATAAATTGGTTTAACAGAGTTATGGTAGCACAAAAAGCTAATGCAGAAGTAACGACTTTGTGTAAGATCAAAAATATATGTGGACCAGAATTCTCTGGTGGTAAGCCAATGAGTTACAGGGGTACAAAGGGTGTATCACTTCTTGTTGAACCAATCAACGAGCCTGGTAAGAGTATGAATATTACACCATGCTTAGTCGAGGTAGATTGTGACATGTCTTATGATGAGTTAAGATCAATTTACGGTAGCGATGCAAATTTAATTGGTAAAACATGTAGTGTGAGACACAGGGGAAATAGCGAGCATGCGCTTTCTTTAGGAAAGGCCACAATTGTTAACAATCAAAAGATTCACTATCCAGATGTAACAAGGAATGGTGCAGCAACATTAGGTGCGCTAACAATGGGGGGATCCTGTAGAGAAGATCCGGTAGGATCGATTGGTAAAGTTTTAACTGGGTTGACTTCAGCAGACGGTTATGACGGGGAGATAATATAATGCCTAAAGACGTAGAGTCCCAGTGGGACTGGGACGACCAGACACATAAATGCAAAGTATTTAAAACTCAATTTAATAAGTTTTTTACAGCTGCTCTTCGTCTTGAAGCAGATGTTGCTCTTATATGTGGAGACGCGCTAAATTTTGTTGAAGCAACAAAAGGTGGTGTTCATATACAAACAGGAGTTGGGTGTCCTATACAAATGGATACAATGACCTATCGCCAACCGCTACACATGCCGCTGCTGTTTCCGCTGTCAATGATGTGTGGGCCAGTTTCTGCACCCCAACATATACCAGATATCCCCTGTATGGCCATATTGATTGATATGGGAAAGTTAGCTGCTGTTTGCTCCTCAATGCCAATGGCTTGCTGGGGAGCAGAAGAATTATACGGAGTTCTAGATATAAGAACAGCTTATGCTCGACTTTACTGTACGATTCATGATAATTTCTTTATTAGACTATATAAAAGATATGGAATTCAATGGGCATCTTTTGTTAAAAAGAATAGTTGGGTAAAGCCAATAGTAAAACCTATTTGGGATTTTATGTGGAAAAAAGGTCTTCAGTTAGAAAAAGAATTAGTTTTAGCAAAATATGGGAGAAGTAGATGAATATAACAACACTTTCAACAGACATATTTATGACATTAGATGGCGATTTATACCTGGATGCAGAAACAGGGTCAGACTTATATATATCAGGACCAAGAAAAAATGAGCTCCTAGAGTCTATATGCTCTAGAAGGATCTTGAGCACAAAAGGGGAGTGGGATTTTGCACCTAGCTGTGGAACAGATCTAATAGACTTTGTTGGTCAGCCCAACACAGAGGAAACCTCAGTCCTGATAAAGTCTGCAATAATGATGTCTTTAACAGAAGATAACTTAATTAGAAGTAGTGATTTAGGCGTAGACGGTTCCCCTTCTGGGCCCAATAGCATGTTCTTTCTTTTAGCTTTTAAAGGTATCGAACCGACAGATCCAGTAGTAACATTGGGTTGGGGCTATGATCTCAGGGACAGTAAGATGGTTCCTCGTATTATAAATTTATAGGATACATGAAAAATGGCAAAATTACCAAAACTTAAATCAGACTTAGCTATAAATAAAGAGATAAAAGAAAAGCTAAGAGACCAGGCTGGTATTAAACACTGGGCATACGATTCTGTTGGTGGGCTAGTAGCTCATACAGTAGCAACAGAACTAGCCAGGACACACATGGAGACGAGAGACACCTTCAAATCCATACAACTACCATATGCTGAGGGTTCTGATTTAGATGCCATAGCTGCAGAGTGGACTGGAAATTATGTTCAAAGAACACTTGCTACAACAGCAAGTGTCGGTGAGAGTGAGAAGTCCTTATATTTTTACACGAGTGTTGGAAGTTTTGGTGAAGCGAATAACGGACAAGACATACTGGTTCCAAGAGGAACTGTAATATCTACTACAAATAATCCCAATTCCACTAATGCTATTGTTTACAAAACAACAAAAGATTACACCCTCCCGAAGGACTTAAACATATACTATTGTTCTGCAAGAGCGACTACAATCGGTTCTTCAATGAATTGCGGGAAAAATACTCTTAAATACTTTTCTGGGGTTTCTTACGCTAAAGAAGGTCTGAATTATCTTAGGTGTGCAAACAGATTCCCCGTACTAAATGGTTCTGATTTAGAATCAGATGAAGATCTAAGATATAGAATTACGCTACTTTATTCTACTTTAGCACAAAATAATTTAAATTCTGTCAGAATGACAGCATTGACGGTACCTGGCATACAACAGATAAGAGTAATAGATGGGTATTATGGTATTGGTTCTGCTGGGGTTGTTGCTGTTGGTATAGACAATGAGTCTAGCCCCGCGCTTGTAGCAGCTTTACAAAGAAAATTGATGTCGATGCAGTCTGTTGGATTAAGATTGATTGCATTGCCCGCAGTTAGAGTCCATTTTGACTTTTCATTAAGATGCTTGGTTAACAAAAACTTGAGCCCCACAGATGAAAGAAGAGTAAGGAGTGCTATTAACAGAGCAATCTTTACAAAAATGAAAGACTTGGAATATTCAGGAGCTATAAACTTCAGTCATATTGGGATGCATGTAGTTGATTCAGTTCCAGAAATAAACGCACTTATAGGTACATTTGCAGATTACTTTGAAAGTATTCATTATCGAAAATCTATTGATCAACAAATGCTTGGTGATGCAGATCGTAGGCAAATTATAACGAATGTCTTTTCTTTAGAAAGGGATGAATTTATTGCTTTAGGCAATGTTGATATTACTTTTGAAACAGATGTAGGTATTTAATGTCATACACTAGTCAAAGATTAATGAATAAGTTTCCCTACTGGTCGGCAATGCAATCCGACCCTTCATCACAAGGGCATCGTTTTTTTGCTTGCGTAGGGGATATTCTTGAAGACGCGGAGTTTGAGAATTTAAGAATTGGAAAGTTAAATGAAGTTCTTATATCTGGAGCCCCTTTATTTGATTTAAGTATGCTTTACGTTGTAAATCTAAGAGTTATGCAGGACTTAGATGGCAACTTTATCGATACTGACAAGCCTGATGGGTCGTTCAACTACCCCTTGGATTATGAATTCTTTCTTAACGAGGATGATGAAGAACCATCTTATGATGGTTCTGGCGCAGCTATGAGCATATTTGGCTTAAGAGATCTTGATGAATTTTTCTTTAAAGAAGAATACCTACTTAAAGAGTTATTGATATGGTCATCTGATGATGGCGATCTCTTGAAGGATGGAAAATGGTTTCAAGAAGATGACTTCATAAACCCAGATTATAATAGATCTTACATACTCTCTGTGGAAGTCTCAAATTCTGAAGAATATAAGAAGTGGGGAGATGACGGATTACCTTACGGTGGCTACCACAGGCTAATCCTTAGAGGGATCAATGATGTCGGTGCCAGAGTTCAAGAGAGTATATACATACATGACGATGGAGTTTTTTACAGCAAAAACAGATTTGTTGCTCTACAAGGTTTCAACCATTTGCCCGCCGTAGAATATGATGGGTTTGATGGTGATGTGAACATATCTCTTGAAGCTGTTGGAATTGAAGAAAAGGTATGCCCTTTCATGCTGGGGGTATCCGCAGAGGGGACTACGGGATACGTAGATGATACCAACTCTGGAATAAGCACTTACTGGCCAAACTTAGATTTCATCAAGAAGAGGTCTTACAGGGAGAATATCAATGCTTTAAACCATGAGGGCCCGTTACTTGTAAAGCTATCAGAAGATGAAGAAGGAAATGGTTTTAGCTATATAGATACATATTTCCACATCTTTTCAAATGGCCAGAGATACAGAAGGGTTGAAGTTGATGATCACGACGAAGATGATATAAAGCAATTGCTTTGTTCTCAAATACTACTGGATGGTAATGGAAAGCCTTATACAGCAGTAGACTTTGCTTTTAATTGGTGGGACGGTTTGACTTATGTACTTGATGTAAATGGAATTATACATAAGCATAAGTTGTCACCAAGACCCTTTAAGCCGTGGACATTTCAACGCACTAAATCTGTTGATATTGATATACAACCCTTAACGCGGAGAGCTGTATATGGAGAAGAGATACCTCTTTGGACTTGGCATAAAGTTTTAAGGGCTCCAATTGAGGAGGTAATCATTTACAGAGAATCCCCATTGCAAGCAGAAGAAACTCAAATTGCAGTTGAGAGTGGAGTATCAGGAGAGCCTATGTTTAGAGGCGAATACCTTCACTACGACCCGGCAACTAGAGAATACTCCTGGAAGCCAGAGAGAAATACTTTCAAATCAGAAAATGATGAAGCAGATCTCCCGGAGAGATCTTGGGTAGACAAGAAATTTTATTCTGATTTCCCTTTAGATTTTGACGAGGATGGAGTTCCAATAGGATTGGGTCAGTGGAATTTTTATTGTGAAACGAAGCTTAAGGGAAGAAAGAGTCTCTCCTTAAGGGGTATTGATGTACAGCTTAGTAAAGGCTTCATAACCCAAGACGAACATTTTCTTTTAAAGGAAGAGATACTAAGGCAGGAAGACGAAGATCTTGTTAGAAGAAGCTCGACAGCCGTTATGGTTGAATATAATAAAGAAACCGGTTCTTTAGGTAGTCTAAGCAATCCTTTTATTGAAAATTCAGTTGGCTTATGGTTTGACGGATTTGATAATATATTAAATGTTGTTGGAGCTATAGAAGGGTCAGACTCATTTAAAGTAAAAAGATATAGTATGGGTAATAGCTCGTTTTTGGTTGATCCAATTAACGCTCTAATAGTCATGACCAAGCCTTTCGGTAAGGTAAAATTTACCTTAGAAGTTCCAAACATGGACGGCGATATAGAACTATTAAGATACACAGTTGCTAATGACAATCTGGTTGTCGAGAAGGTAGAAGAGTAATGTCTGTTATAAATATACAAAATGCTACATGGATTGATGAGGTAGGGATAAAAATTGGATTACCAAGATTTCGAGATGAAGATGTTGCTTTTTACAGAAAGAGAATACTCTCCTTCTTAAATAATCCTGTTGAATCCAATCAGCAAGGGTTTATCGATAACCAGCACTACCCGCTCCCTATCAAAGAAAAGGAAATGTTTGAAATATCTTTAAAAGAATATGAGGCTGATGGCTTTAGGTGGCTTCAAGCAGAAGACCCTAGAGTTGAAATAGCCTCTTGCTTTTTGAGAGTCTGGTCAAATTATTCAAAAGGTGGAGAACCCGATCTGGAGCTATTACTTTCTGATAGAGAGAATGGCTATTTTGTAGAAGATGTGTATAATGCGTTGAGCTCTCTTGACTTTATTGAGGTCAAGAAGTTAAGCAGGGATGGTGATTGGGAATTTTTAAGATCTGAGAATTTAAAATATTCTAATAGCCTTGGCTACATGTCTGGAGAACTGCTTCAGGGAAATCAAATGACTAAGCTGAGCAGAAGATATATAGAAGATATATTTTTTGAGAATGATACAGCTTACTTTGAAGAGGTCGAGTCATTCGATTTGCTTCAATGGAATTTGCCTCAGCTAGGGCAATACTACGTAGATAAAGTTGAAGGTATAGTTTGGAGCACTAAGAACGGAAGAGAAAGTTGTTCTTATAGCTATAGGAAGTTTCCTATGACAATTTATTGGCAACCGATAAAATCGGTACCAATAAATGATAAATCAATAGATTATTTATTTAAAGATAATTTAATCAATAAAGATGGACGAGAAGAAAGATTGCTGCTTAACTCATATGGTGCTAGAATAGTTAACGAAATTTTAGCTTTTCATTCTTTACAGTGGGGTAAATAATGGCTAAGAACGCTTATTATACTTTTTATATTACAGATGAAGGGGATGCAGCCATTGGATTGTCCCCTATAGTAACTGACTTGTTCGGAGTAACTGTTTCCCAAACAAACTATGTTACCTCGTCGAACCCAATGGTACTTCCAGTAACTGAAATTGGTGGTGGATTCTACTCAATAGAAGTTGATTGGGATACTTTCGATCCCAGTGGGATTTCTGATGGTGAGACAATCTTCTTAGCGAAGATTGATGCTGGCTTAAGCATAGTCAACACCAACGAAAGGTTTCTTTCGGTTCGACTTGAAAAGGAAGATGTTGATTATATTGATGCACACATATCAAGAAACAATATTATAGCAGGAGTAGCTGCTGCCGATGCAGCAGCAGCAGCAGCATCAGCAAAAGCTGATGCAATACTAGGCTTTGTTTCACCTATAGAGGCAAGTTTTACTTCTGCTGAAGATATGATCAAAGAGTCAATGGAAGTTTTGTTCAAGCAAAGTGCTGAATTGTATCTTGATCTTAAAGAAGATAGCTCTTGGGTTAGAGCTGGTGTTCAAAGGCTGGTTGATATCCAGCAAGGAGAATGGGATATTAGCGGTAATCAATTGAGATTGCTAGATCAAAACGGCTCAAATCTTGTCACATTTAATTTAAGAGATTTGAATAACAACCCTACAATGGGTGGCGCCTATAGAAGATATCCAGCAGCTGGTGGTGTAGCAGCAATCGTTCCAGATCCGGCTACTTCTGATTATTCCTCTGCTTTAAGTATTTTAGGATACAATATCCCATAGGAAGTAACTAATGGCATTAGTAATTAAAGGTTATACATGTGACGATCATTCTCCAGTTATCATGGGTTTTGGTGAGCCTTGCGATGAGCAAGGTAATATATGTGCTAAAACTGTTATTCATCTAGAGAACGTTATAACAGCTAGTTACAAATATGTACCTTTAACTGGCTCATATTCTGTTGAACCTTTATACAGCAATAGTGATAAAAACTTAGAGGGTTGGCGATGGAACATGCGTCAACTTGAAAACAAGAATTATCCGCAAACAGTTTATCAGCACACCATCGGTGGACACTCTCACGGTCTTAAAGAGGGAACCAAATTCTCTTGGTGGCAATCAGGAACAATAGCTAATACACAGTTGTTGTATTTGAAGAATTTAAAGTTTACAGATGAAGTAACCACCTGGACACCGGTAGTACACTCTGGAGTTTATACTGTCTTGTGGGAAGTTAAGAATCTATACTCCGATTTTTCTTGTATAGAAAAAGCAGAATGCAGCCAGATGGAGAATGGTGTTAATTATTTTGACATTAGAGAAGATGCTAAAATAGATAGCGTAAGCTGTGTTTTGTATAAGAGGGATGATCAGTTTATAAATTGGCCTCATATAACATATAACTATGTTGATTATTTCACAGGAAGGTTGCCGGAAAATTCTGATAGACTTCAAACAGTTGATTGTGATGCAAATATTTTATGGGAAAATCTAGATGAGAGATCTTTTGAGTATATAATTGAAAATATATCTGCAACTACAACAGAGCCCGTTACCTGCACGGATGAAACTGTAAACGTTAAAGAAGAGCTTTTCTCTTTTCTAGCAGACTATTTAAACCTAGAGGGAACTGGACACCTAAATGAAAATACATCACTTTCAGAAGATCTTGGGCTTAGCCCAGACGAACAAAATGAATTGCTATTCCTTGTGCTTGAACACTTTTCATTACAATTTGGATTTGTGTTTGGTTCCGGCTTACCTGCTTTTTCTAGCTTACTAGTCGATTGGATAAGCTTTATCGAGGCGCAGATACCTGCGCCAGAGTCTAGAACAACTTATCCTTCAAGCACACCCAGAACTTGGAGGCTAATCTTCAATAGAGATGTTTGCATGCAGGTTGGAGATTGGAATAAAGATGTATTGCCTACAGCAAGTTTAGCTCCTTGTTTATTTGAAGACAAGGGTTTTGGAAATGGAAGTAGCAGAGATGCTTTTACTAATTATTTTCCAATAGTTGAAAACTCTGTAAGAGTATTTGTTGTTGAAGATACAACAGGGGATGGAGAGTATGACTTCCTTGAGGAGTGGACAGAGGTGGAGAGCCTCAAGTTCTCAACCCCAACAGATAAGCATTATTCAGTAGATTCAGACCTGGGTATTATCACCCTTGGGGGCTACAAGGCCCCAGATTTGATTCTAAGGCACCCTATAGATGTAGATGATGTGGAGCTCAAAGTTTTTCCTTCAGGCTTTGATATCGCATCTTATCCAGATCAAGGGGTCATCAAGATTGGTGATGAGGAAATCCTTTACTATACTAAAGGACATGACAGGTTCTACGATCTGGTTAGAGGATACAACAACACAACGCCTAGCGTTCATAGTATCGGTGATTTTGTTGAAGATAGACAGCACGGCGAAGCAATACCAGTCAGTAGTAAAATCTTCTTAAGCTACGAAGCTACACCTAGGATAGAGTATGAAGTAACTTCTATAAGAGAAAGAACTTCTAACCGAAACCCATTCATAGATTTAAAAGCTATAAGAAACGTAGTTAGCAACAACATACTCCAGATCTCTCCAGTTGAAACACATGTTGCCAAGCTAAAACTAGAGACTTCGGCAAAATGGTTGACTTCTGATATATATGGACCAGTATTATATGGTACTGATTTCACAAGACTCACAGCTAGAGCAGAAGATTCTGTTGGTAATCCAGTTGAAGGTATCAAGATAACTATTTCAATAGCTGATAAAAGCTTTGGCAAAAGAGCCACTGGTGGGCTTAACGGAAGCTTACAAAGCTACACTTCAATATCTAATTCGCTTGGTGAAATCTATGCTCTTTACAATGCCCCGTACGATTGGGAAAAAATTAGAAAGCTTGTGAAAAGCACAACTCATTCTGGTCCAAATACTATTCTTTCCGTAGAAGAGCTACCTCCAAATGTTGGCTCCGAGGATGTTACTATCTTTCAGGTTCTAAAAAGTGATCATACTTTAGGAACTGTTGGTACTGAAGTTGATATACTCAGGTTGGATCACCCACTTGATGTGGATCCAGGGGATTTGAATTTTGATACTACTGGTAATGGTACTCCAGATTCTTACATACAGATAAGCAATACAACAGAGGTGGGTAGCCCAGGAACTGTGTACAACCTTGCCAATATCACACTTGATGCACATTGGGATGATGTTGTATCAATGTGGGAGTCTGAGCAAGACTTAAACAGAGAAACACCGGATCACTACCATACTCTATTTCCAAATTCAGTTATTGGATGTAGCAAAACAGGTTATGGGAACGCTGTTATTAAAATTAAATTCGAAAAACCTGGTACAGATGAATATACCTGGAGATCAGTACGAATAGATAATGCTGTCCCATACTATGGTAGGAAGCAAATTCAACTGGATCCTCCTGCTGGATCTTGGGAAATAGATAGGTGGAGTAGATATTTCGAGAATACTTCAAATGCATGTGCGTTACAGGATTTAACAGTTTGGCTAACATCATCCGGCAAATTACTTTACAACTCATCATCTGAAATTGCTGGATTTCAATTTGAAGTTGCAGGCGCTGAGGTGGTGAGCTGCTCAGGTGGGGATGCAGGGGCTAACGGTTTTACGCTTAGTACGAATGGCTCCACTGTTATAGCTTTTAATATGGGTGGTGGCTCTATCCCAGCTGGTTGTGGCGTTTTAACCGAACTTGAATTAATCGAAGACACCGGAACTGAAACAGTGTTGAGTGATTTTGTTTTTGTTGATCCACTTGGAGTGGATATCAACATAGAGTATGCAGATGTCTGTAAGCAATCGAACGAAGCTGGAGACTATCCTTCGGATCATAATGCTGGCTTGAGCAGTGCTGTTCCAAACACACCAGATGCTGGAGACTATTCAGCAAGTGAGCTTTCCAGAAGAAGAGAGATACTTGGAACTACTTTTATTTTAGCTGGGCAATTCTCAAATTCTTTTATCCCAGGAAGTGGCAGCTATGATGGCTGGGTTCCAGTAAAAGCACTTCTTATTGGAAGGAATTCAGAGTTATGGAATGCTCAATTTTTAGAAGGTATAAACGTTCTTCTTTATGAATGGAGTACAGATTTTAGGCACCCGATAACCAATCAACCAGGAGCATACGCTCCTGTTCAGTGTAGCTCTGCATCTGGCACGAAGATTACTTTTAATAATAAACACCTTCCGATACCAGAACCTTTTAATTCGCTAAGTAATTTAGGAGGCTATATTGCTGTAACTCCAGATATAGTTACCTTGCAGGCTAGCTGTAGAGATCCTATTTCGGGTAGAATTATACTATCAAATACGTTAAGATTGCGTTTAGACCTTCCTTTGTATTTAAAAGGCGTAGCTCCTGGTGAATTAGATCAGTATGGTAATCGAATTGGGATACCGATTCCCTACGGCTTTGGATTTCAGAGCATAGAGGGAGGAGATCCTGTTGGTACAGGTATAGGTGGTGCTAACTTTTTAACAATTAATCCATTTAATGGATTTGGCATTGATGCCTTGGGTAAGGGTATTAGCGGAGTTAATATCCAAACAAGATGATATATGGAGTTGGGTAAAATATTATGGCAGATAAATTAAAACAAACAGTTAGCGCTTGGATTAGATTTGTTGCTGGTGAAAGACCAAGTGCAGATAAATTTAATGCGTTAGTTGCTCAAGCTAAAAGAGGGTTTGAGAATATAGAGTATGCGATTGGAGACATACGCGGTACAGGTTGGCCTTATTTATACAGGGACGATTCTTTTGTAGATACATACCTGACTACTTCCTACGGTAGAAAATGGGATCAAAACGTAGAGGTTGATGGTGGAAAGAAAGGTGGTCGACCCCTAGACATTGCAAATCTAGCTAGATTGATTGGACCAGCTTCAAATCTCAACCCTATGGTCATGACAAATGGTTTAACATCTGATGGAGCACCATTGGATCCTAACGGTCTGAACGTGACTGCTGATGGAATACATATTGTTGATGGAGAAGCCATTCCGGTTGGAGTGAACCAGTTTTCTTTGAGATACATGCCTGACGATGTAGTTGCAATGGGGCCTGGAGACTTCTTTGGACCTAACGTTATGGATTTTTTCCTTACTAAAGTTGGAGATGCTTCGAAGCTTGCTATTCCAGGTGATTTTGCTATCACAGAGGAAGGTGAAATACACACCTACATTCCAACTGGAAACGACTTGTCGGTAAGATACAATACCAGACCTAGTGCTTGGGCTGGTGGACCGAATTATAGTGGCGCAACTTTCAATGTCATCCCTGATCCAACACAAAGTTTTCATGGTGATTCTTGTGGTATTACTGGACCACATGGAGATGGTAGCTATACGATTACAACCCCAACATGTACTCGCATGGCAAAGAACTTTGATTCTGATTCTACCGAGTTAACAAAAGACAATGATATAAATTCTACAGAGAGAATACTTCTTCCAGAATGGATGGAATCTGCTTTTGAACCAGGAGATGTGCTACCCCCAGGAACCATATATTTAAAATGTATAAACACTAACGAAGTGTTTGAAGATGCTACGTATTTTTATGAAAACCAATGGACTGTTACTGTAAAAAATATTGATATCGGTAATGCTGGATGCAGCCTTGTATACGCTCTTGTGACCGTAGGAACTGATATTACCACATCAATTGATGATGTAAGAAGGAAGCAATTTCAACATACCCATGATCGTAAATTTGGTGAACCTTTTATTAGCATATGGAGTATAACAGATATCTTGGCGCAAGGAGACAACTGGGGTACGCCACTTGGCGGACCATATTATGGTAGCAGTATTCCTGGCGATCACTCCCCGTTTTACATACACAGAGACGGATTCAGATTCAACCACTTTGGTTTTGGTATTGATAGGTCTGACACAAATGCACCAGATGCACAGTCTAGCGGCAACTCGTTAAGAGGAGCACTTATCCTTGCTTCCAGATTACACCCAATTGACCCTGAAACTGGTTCTGCTGTGGGAGGCACATGGCCATATGAAACCCTTGCTGCGCTTAAAGGTAGAGATGGTATAACTGGAAAGCAATTTCAGGGAACCGTCCACAATATGATCTGGAGCACTTACCTTGGGGAAACCAGCAACACACAAGGTGTAGCTACCACTGGTATCGCTCATACTGATTATGCAAAAGGCGGTAACTTTGGCGAAAGCTTTCACATATCTTTTGGAGGCTTACCCAAGTATTATATTGCTTCTACGCTTAATACAAGTTTTGAAGCATCGATACAAGATGATAGATATTTTCCTTCGAGTACTGGAGCCCAGATATTCCAAAACTATGCTGGCTGTTTGGTATTAGATGCAACAAACAATCCCTCTTATAGCAATTTCAATACTAGTGAATATGATATCAATTTCATTGCTAGCGATCCACAGCTACCTAATTCTCCTCTACTCTGGGGAAATGGTCATATACATTATGACGCTCCCTCGGACTACGATGAGCCTCACAGACAGTATTATGGTAATGGACATATAAGGCCATTAAAGAATATTGATGCTAGTTCAAACGCATCTTATTACAACGACTGGGCCCTAACCCCTACAAGACAAGAAATCTTTTCTGGGCATATTGGTCCTAGCGATTTTCCAAATTCTATCAGGCTTGTTTCTCCTGCGAGAATCTCGCTGGATACTTGGACCAACAGGGTCGATCATTTTAATAGTGCCTTACCTCATGAACAGCGACCAAGCTACAAGTTGGGGAACCAAGGTATTGATCTTAATTCTTTTGGACCTATAGATCTTTGCGCTAGAAAAGGAGAGCATCTTTCTGAGCAGGGTACAAACTTGATGGGAGACATTGGAACTATCAACATGTATGCAGATGATGGAATCCATGGGCATGTGGAGGGTGGGAACATCCACCTTCAAGCAAAAATGAGGAAACATGGCGAGATTCCACCTGTACTTTCTTGGAAAAGTCAGGGTGGTTGTATTTATGCAACAGCATACAATCATTTCGATATTAAATCTTTGTCGAAATGGACTGGAGCCCAAGCAAGAACATCATCAATAAGATCAGGAAACCATTTGCTTCTTCAAGCTGGCTCACCATGGGCTAGGGCTGACGGGAACAACATTGATTCCAATATACAAGCCAATGTAAACACCATGTCAAACCCATCACAATTGATGATTAGTTCTCCCTCCAGCATTAGTAAGGGTGGAATTATACTCACCACGAGGACACCTGATTCAGACAGTACTGCTGCAAAAGCAGGTTCTAATGCTGGAGATCCAGATAACCTTTACTTTGGTGCTGGCAGTAGCTCGCTTCTTAATTGGGATAGTGGCAGGGAGATTTGTATAGAAGCTATGATGGCTAGGACCTCCTCTGGAGGTATGGTTAATGTTTATGACATTGCTCATGGGATACCAAAAAGCCTTCAGGTTGGCACTGGATGGACTTATCACACTCCCAAAACATCCCACCTGTGGGTTAAGGGAAAACCAAGTGAAACCGGGTCCTCTTTAATGCATCTCGAAGATATGAATGACGATGCTAGTCTAACTAGGATTCAAGACACAAACATATGCATCTGGAGAGAAGATGGTGATGGAAATGTTTATACCGATGAGCATGGTGTCGGTGACCTGGATTGGTGTAATGCCAACAAGCCATCGTCAATTCCCGATAATCTCGCCGGTATTTACGCCATGAACATGCAAGATATGTATTACAACAGAAGGACAAACTTAGTTCTAAGTTGTAAATCCGGTAGCCATGATTTAGGTGTCAATAAGTATATTTGGATCAACTTCTTGTCTGGAAAAGGCTTTGAGCATAGCGATACAACTGGCGATAAATATGCTCCAATGGGTCAAATTACCTCTATCCCTGCTCATGATGTTGAAAATGCAGGGGGAACCTACAGCTGGGGAACAAGTGGTAATTTTCAAGAACAAAATGAGAGTAGAGAATACTTTGCTTTTGCGGCTAGTGGCACGATGTGGACTTACGTTGGCTTTGGCGATTTGCCGATGACTGGTGCAATAAAATTAGCATCCAGCAGTGCTCAAGCGGCCAACCCCCCTAATGCTAATCATTGGGTGGGGGTAGCCCCCAACGGTACTTGGTATGATGGGAGTGGTAATAGTACTTCGGGTACAAACACAAGACCTTTCAAGCCATTCGTCCCACCAACTGGTGAGATAACTGACTCCCTCACTGCCGTGTACAATGCAATACAGACTGCAATAAATAACAACGAGGGTAGGATTCACTCAAAACCTTTTGGTGATAACTTAACACCTGGGGGGACAGTACAATATGTTAGTGGTGGTTCTGACTTTGCAGAGCAAGTACTTATAGCTGATTATAGAGAATGGACTAATTTCCCTGGCTGTATAAAAAGATATGAAGCCTACTGTATTACAAAAGAAAGGATGATGAAGGAGGGTGAACAATCATCAACAGATCCTTTTTACTTTGGAATACCAGAGGGCACTATAGTCTACTTGCGGAATGAAAGAATTCATAGGTTTCCCGAAAGCTCGAAAGAGAGAGGCATGGTTGTAACAAAAAGAGCTGCAGTGCTAGGGAATATGCTAGATACTTTTTGCGCTGTAGAAGATGTTTCTTTCGCAGGTCAGGTTCCAGTAAGAGTTATCAATACAGAGAAAATCGAACCCGGAGATTATCTAGTTCCTTTAACTGATAAAGAAGAACATGTTGGCTTTTGCAAAGCTGTTTCTCCTGAAGATATATCCTTTGATGAATATAAGAAAGCAATTGGATCCGCTATAGGCTATGGTCTAATTTCAGAGGTGCTTGGCAACAAGGTCGCTTTGGTGGATGCTGCCATCGGTGTTAAATAGGAGTTATTAATGCCTGCTGGATTTGATATAGAAGTCATTACTCATGGACCAGAGCAATTAAAGATACTGCCCATTTCTGCTCATGTGCAAAAGTATACAGAGCAATTTGTTTATACAAAAAAAATACCAAATATAAATACGCCTATAGCGTATTTTGAAACAGATCCTATTGATTCTTGGGCCAATATACAGCTTGTTGACCAAACACACGTTATACCTGAGAACAGCCAAGTTCTTATCGATCAGAGCATGGCTTGGGTAAAGGTGGCTTCTAACAGCTTTACGATACCTTACAAATCTGTAGCTATTACCAATCATTATATTCTTGACGAATATGGCAAAGAAAAGCCACTGTTCTTTAAGCATGTTTTACCGAAGAATACTGTCGAAGCTCACATCCATGTCTACGATAATGGCGATGAAGCAACAGTTGAAACTGGTTTGCTTGTCGATTATGAACGGGGTTGCATTTGGACAAACTATCAGAATTATTATAATCCAGATACAGGAGCTTACAAGTTTTACTTCGTTACATCTGTTTCGAACCATGAAGATGGTGAAGTAACAAATAGTCACGTTCTTCTTAACCCCGTACCAGCTATAGGACAGTCTTCATGGCAGGATGTTGATATGAATGAATGGCTCGATGAGGAGAACTGTATCAAGAATCCCAATTATGGAAAAATTGTTGGTGTCTCTTTTTCTTCGGAAGAGGTTGCTGGAGGCTTTAGATTTGATATAGCCGGTCACGAGAAATCTGTAGCTTCAACATATTGTGATGATATTGATGCTCCTGTTTCAAATCATGATATTGATTTATCACAAGGCATGGGTGCTGGTAATTATTATATAAAACCATTAGAAGATTCCAATATAAAGCTAATCCTTCCCTCTGGAAGGACACCAGAAGATAACTGGCATTTAAAAGTTACAAATGGCCACTTCTTTAAAATGATGTTGGGTCGACTTCGAAAATTCTGGGTACCAGAATTTGATTATCAACCATTCAGTCCTGCAGCGCCTTATGTGTTCTCACCATACAGAAAGTTGATATGGGCAAATGCTAAAAATTTAGCTTCTACAAGAAAACATATTGCTATTGATCCTAACGACAACAGGGATCTGAGGGTATTTGTTTATGATAAAGATGACAATTTAGTCCACATGTATTCAACAGATCTATCCTTGCATAATAAAAAGTATACAATGAATCGAAAAACTCGCGTAGACAAAGATGGTTATGCTGTTGAAGAAATTGAAAAGACAGAGATCCTTATTGATGCTGATCCAACCAACCCTCCCATACTGTCATGGGATAACAGAAATGGCATAATCAATTTTGGAAGAACTCTTGATCCATCTCACACTTATTATGGATCTTATTTTTACGAAGCTAAAGACTATGAGTACTCAACATTAACATTAAATCCACTTCAGCACAGAGAAGCACTCACCCACGTTTGGGTTTTTTATATTATTCCTGATGCTCACAGACACGATAAGGCAGTTCACTGCCTCGGTGTTGATGAAGAAGGTTTGATTGTCTATTGCTCACAAGGGCTAGGTAGATCACATCCAAACTTACAGCTTCTAAATGAAGACGGAAGCTATAACACAGATACAGTTATTGGTATGAAATACCAGTCAATGGTTGACTCAAATAATTTCAAAAACAATTATTGTGTTCCCTATATTAATAGCTCTCAATATTACATCCTCGGAGAAGCTAGTGTCATGGACATTGGAGATGAAGAGGATACAATAAGCTTTGATGTGAGAAGNGATGGAGCTATTATTCAAAAGGAATACTTTGAAGAAGCGATAAGAGCAAACCCGAAGATACTTCAATCTGCCTTAGGCTACGGGCCTGATGGACAAGTAGTACCGGAGAATAGTCTGGCGCTTATCAAACCCCCTCTGACGCTCTTAAATGAGTTTGGAGGGGTGCTGGATAGGAGTGAGGCAGAGGAGCTCTTACAGCAGTATATGCCTGCTGCTACGACAGGCATTATTGATTGGGATTATACCTCACCGGTTTTAGAAGGCTGGTCTCCCGACAAAGGTCTAGATGGGGTACCCGAAGAGTACAAAACACCTTATGTTGAGCTCCGAATGACTTGGGAGGGCCNAGGGTTAGAATATGCAATTTACAGAAAAGAATCTCTTTCTGAGTCTTGGTTTCAGACTGGAGAGCATCTTGAAGATGGCACTCCAGTGATTAGAGAACCAATTGTAATATTAAGCACAGGGAATGACAGGGTTGAAGAAATGGTTTATAACGATTTAGATGTTAAACCAGGTAAAACATATTTTTATGGTGTTCAAGTTATTGAAAATGGTATAAAACTACCTATAAGATACGCTGTGGGGATTAGCGTAAGAGACAAACTTTAAGGAGGGCATATGCCTGGTATTCACGATCTTGTTATAGAAGAGAACATTACTCTTTACAATGCGTACTCAGGAGAAGAGGTAACTTCAGATGATTTCATCCTCTCTGATCAGGGTGGCAATGGAGTAATAGAAATAAATATTCNGAATAATAGCGGTAGCGCTATACCAGATTTAGGAATATATTTGGCGACTGCTAGTACTGTGGGTACCTGGGATAACCCACCAGATCATCCAGCAGCAACAGATTATCAAGATGCTGTTAAATGGGGTTCCAAGACTATGAGACTCGGGCCTGCAGAATGGGAAGGTGGTTTTCGCGTGTATTTAAATCCAGATGATGCAACAGATGAGCCAATTTGGTTTAGTCGTACATCTGGAAACAACTGGTTAAATCGAATAACAATAAATCCTCAAGGTGTAAATCCTGATACTGGTGGTGAAGCTGGAGCTGGGACTATATCCGAAGGCGGAGTTTCTAAAGTTAAAATAGAATTTGTTGCACCTCCAGACATAGATGCAAGAAGACTATATGTAAGATTCATGGTGGGCTAGTAATGGGAAGTAAACAGCAGTCGTCCATNGGATGGGAAAACGAGTTATTTTTAGCTGCTCTCGGTAGGGTTCGAAGCAACAAGGACAATAGTCCTCCTACAAATGTAGAGATAGCTATGGCTCAGGACTACAACGCTATTGTTGGCGATATACCGTTGCCTGTAAGTCTGCGTAGTGGTGAAGTGCTTGCTGCTGGAGTTAGGCAGGAATATATAAAAGAACTTAAGTATCATGTTCACCTCCAGAATTTAAAAGCAAATAAGCTTTTTCAACTGATTGGTTCTTCAGCAAAAGAAAACAAAGGCGGTGTAAAGGCAATACAAGATGCTTTAATCTCCTTGCTCTCACAAACCCTGGAAGAAGAAGCAAAGCTTCTTGGTGGTTACTCAAAGGTTCATTTTAATGCTTTTGTAAGGCCAATGGATCAACCTCTGCTTTGGGGTGATAAAACTGGGTTAAAAGATTTTAAAACTGGTTTCTCTTTTAAAAAGAATCAATTTATGAAAATCGTTCCTTATGCTGGGTTAACTTTACCTTTAAGAGAAAAGGTTAGCATACCTATTAAAGATATCTATATAGTAGATGAAGCAACAGATGTTGGCGATACTATAGTTCCGATTGAAACAAGTAGTCCAAGAAATCTTTTTAGGGAGAACAAGGTCTTCAAACATATTGTGCTGAGACAGGAGTATGATAATACAAGTAGAACCTACAAGGATAAAACTTCTTACGATAACTATCCATACAGCTGTGTCTCTACCTTGACAATCGAAGTTGAATTACCAAGTCGCACCTTTATCAATAGTCTAACATTTACACCTAGTGGTGGGTCTACCGTGTATTTGGCTGAAGATGGATTAAGTTATAGAAGCGAAGACGGAAAAGAGGTATCGTTAAATTCAGTTGTTATCCCTGCTGAAACAGGCACGACTCTTTTCTTTCAACCAATCTTAACAAGATTTCTAAGGCTTACATTTGAACAGCCAGGTACAGCAGGTAGAAGAACTCTAACTGTTGGCAACAAAGAAGAGCTTGCCTTCAACAAGCTTCTTGAAGGTAGCAGTATGTCTGTAAGAGTTCCCACCATTTCGAGAGAAGTGACAGGCAGGGTTTACGATTTCTCTATGTCTGACCTTTCTGTCTCCTTACTTACTTTTGAACCCAAGGGTATATTCAGAGCAGGAAATGCTATAAAGGTCGATAAGCCAATAGGCTTTGACTTAAGATGGGAAGCAGAACAAGTTGAAGCTGTAAGCAGTTTTGACTCTTACTTGCCAACAACCGTTCGGCCTGAAGGCCGCAGTATCCTTGAAACTTATTTATATGCCAGGCTGTACGGTGGGTTAGCTTTTGGAAAAAACATAGCTCCAATTGGTAGTGGGACAAAGCCAAAGAAAATAAGAGATATGTTGAGAGATACACTCCTGCTTGAGGAGATGATCCCAATGCCAGACACATACCCTTTTCAGTATGAGTATTTAGATTCAGTTCAAGATGTAGCGAAGGTAAAACTCTTCCCTTCTTGGAAGTGGAGCCTGGAAAAAAGTCTTGTTAAAAATATTGAGCTTGTTTCATATGGGTTCGATACAATTTCAAGAGATGAGGAAGACTTGGATGGGCTTGCAGCAGATATGCTGCCAGTTAAGAAGTCTCAGTTCTTTCTTAATCTTGATAACGATACATTAGCTCAAGAGCCAAATGTTACCCTTGATAACGAAAACCAGTTTGATGAGAATGATATCTTTTTTCCAGATTATGAACCACATGTTAAAGCGAGAGAGCAGCTTTTTAATATCTATATGACATTAATGGCTGTGAGAAGGCAGAGCGGTGAAGGCAGTTTAAATATTGTTTACGACAGTGTTGAGGATTCAGATCTAGAATATATCCTTGGCGACTTATGGCATTCTTGCACTGATTCTCTTAAAAATACAATTCGTTTTAGACCTGAAGACTTCATACTTTTGAATGATGATTTTATCTATGGCGGAAGCAGGGATTTGCTTAAAGATCCAAATAAAAAGCTTACATTTTGGGCTCGTGTTAAACCAAAGCTCCAGGGAAGGGGTGTAAATTCTCCTATTGGGAATTCAATATACAACACCAAGCTTGTTGAATTAACAATAGAGTCTTTTGAAAAAGGCTCTGGTCTTGTTGACGATACAATCGTTGTTAAAATAAAAGCTATCAAAGAGCCAGTCAGCATAAACGATCCAAAACTATCTTGTCTTGAGATGTCTGACAGATATCTTATTGTAAGGCTGAGTGAGATTGCGTATTATTCCAGAGCTTACAGAGACCAGTTTGTTTATGTTTCTGGTGCTTTAGGCGGAGCAACTATAGCAGACTTACCCCAAGCATTAGATGATTTAGATTACAAACATTCTGCTTGGGCTGCTTCAGTACTTAGGCTTAATCCAAGTTATGAAAGGATAAACTCAACACACAATATTAACACCGCAGGTTCTGTGGTTGGGCAATCCCTAGAATACTCCTCCTGGTATGAAAGAGCAGGTAGCCAGGGTAAATCAATGTTTAACCCTGTTAAATGGGTTTATGAAAACCTGCCAACAGATAAGGAAAGCTATAGCTCTTCTTTATATCAGAGTATTATAGCTTCCCTTTACACAGATATTGATGAAACCTCATATGTACCTGGAGAAGGTGTTACTTCCAATCTGTTCGATTCAATTATGCACTTTGAATTCAGTGAGAAAACTCGGCCTGCAATTTCTCCAGCAAAAACAGTCGGACTTAGCAAATTTTGGGTTGAGTATATTTTTTGGGATAGCTATGTGGGCTTAAAATTTTGTGGAATGGATGGAAAGCCAAACACTGAGGATATCTTTTTATTCCCTGACGATACAACAGGAATTGGCTCCTTAATGGCAGCTAGAGTTAGGATGTTGTTCCTGATTAACAGAGAGTACAAGTACTCTTCCTCAACTACTGTTAGTCATTTTTATAATCAGGCTTTACCATATAATACAAAAGCTCTCAATACCACTGTGCATAATCTGCCACTTTTCCTCGCTCCTTCTCCTTTGTATCCAATGTCGTGGCTGTCCAACCATTTAGTTGATGATGGCAATGGCCCGAGTGGTATAACTGACTATAAGATACCCGAGCTAAATACTATTGGGAATGGCGTACCATGGTTTACGGAAGATTTGGTTGGACGATTTGAAGGCCTTCCTAGAGTTTGGAGAGGAACGTGGCTGGAAAATTGTCAGCAGCTTCAATCCCAGATACCTGATTACGACTGGGCAGCATTAGATACATCTGTAAGTCCAATGATTGTTCCAGCTCCCCACGTTTATTCGGACATGGAAGAAATTTATTTTCGCTTGTTTGGCAGGTCCTATAAGCATGGATGCTTTAAGATAACAACAACAAAGCCGCACGGTTTAACTATTGGAGATAAGGTTGCGTTACAGGGTAAGCCTTCAGAAACTGCTGATGGAAAATATTTTGTAGTGGGAATTGGCGGTGAGGATGTATTCTATCTTAAAGCTGTGAAGTCTCTTAATGATCTTAATCATTCCAACTGTATGGCTCCGGTTATACCGAATATCCCCCTAGACATGTTTGGCGCTCCAAAAGATCACACCACGCTAATAGACGCGGATTGGTATCAAGAGGACATGAGTGTTGTTCCAGGACAAGGAAAAGTTAGATGGAGTCCAATTAGCGATCACAGGAAATATAATCCTGTTTTCAATCCTCCGGTTTTCCCCGATGAGGTAACCGATATGCTTATAGACCAATGGTCTTCAAAAAATGAAGATGGTCTTTTACAGCCAAAGAATTTGTTATTTTGTTTTTCAAACCTATTCTCTGAGCTTACAAGTTCAAGGGCAGAATCATTGATTTTCCTAGATCACTTTGAAAGGGCTTCAACTTTCTTCAAGAGATCAACTGATTTTAAGTTGCGAGTTGGTGATATATCAAACCCAACAACAATGCCAGGGCTTATATATTTCACACAAGGAAACTCACTTCCAGCAACCCATGTTCCCGGATACAATGGATTCGGCTTGGGACATACAGGCATGGATCAAGAGTACATAGACAATACTGGCAATGCACCAGCTAATGGTACTCAAGCAAGCACATTGTATGATATGCTATGTAAATCCTACTTAGATGTTGCTAGTCAACTTGAAACAGGTGGCTACAAGTACCCAGCGGGAACTCCAGCATCCTTTAGTCAAGTTCAGCCTCCAGAATTATTCTACGATGGATTCAGCATCCCAATGCCTATTGGCTATAATGAAACCTGTAAGCTGGCCCAGCTCAACCGGGCTTATTATCAAGTCTCAGATCTCTTTGAGATTAGTGGAGATGGCATTGGCTGTGATCGCAGGTGGCTTAACGCAGTTTCCTTAAGCGTATGCAAGAGCTCATTCAAGAGAGCACCTTTTGATGTTTACGAAAACAATGCAAGACTTGTAATTGGTTTAGATTATGATATCAGCTTAAACGATGGTGCCGATTGGTTAGCTTTTTGGCCAGAAGAAAGTAGTACTAATTTTTACTGGAACAAGGCGAAAGCTGGAAGGTTTAAAATAAGGTTTAGGAATATCAAGTCTACATCTATCTATTGGATAAAGTATAGAATTGCGGAGAATCAGGAACTAAGTACGAATGGTCAGATCTTCCTTAAGAATGGAAGAGTCACTTGTGATGAAGCTATAAGAAACTCTAGCGGTCAAATTATGACCGTTTTAATAGCAAGAACAAGTACTGCAAATCCTTACTTATCGCCTTTAATAAAAAACTACAGCTTAAGAATACAAGAAAAGCCTTCTGTTAAGAGAGACTCTGGTAAGATCGAGAAGAAAAAGCTTCCTAAATTCGCTAGAAGGAGTACCTTAAATGTCAGTTAATAATTTAATTCATAGAGAGTGGGTACACGAATTAAAAGCTTTTCAGGATCTTATTGATGAGATTTCACTTGTAGCTAAAAATGCTACTACGCTAGAAGAGAGGCTTCTAACAGAGCATCATCTCATAGAAAGATTTCAAGAATTGAAAGACCTTAATGATCGAATAGAAAAGGTAACCTCTTTCGATCATCCAGAGTTTGAGCACTTTGCTAAAGAAGACAAGCTGATCCTTGATGTAATCAAGATGAATGTTTCCAGGCTAACGTCCCTCACAGAGATGTATCTTGAATATTTTAATAGTTCAAAGACAAGCTTTCTCGGTTTGAATGGTGCCTTTAGGCGTACAAATCAAAAGCTTGCCACACTAAAGCTTTGGGATAGATCTAAAGCAAAGTATTTCATATCAGAAGCTTTTTATAATTTAGATCAGATTGATAATTCAAATTTGTCTCTGCCGGTAGCAAACATCAATACAAGTAATGGCTTTGTAACTCTACCGATATCTGAAAAGAAAATCCTTGAGATCAATAAGGTTCAAATAGCTTCAGGTTCAACTGGTGTGCCAGGAAACACAAGTATAAGAGAGGTGGTAACCGAGAATAGGCTACCACAATTTATGTTTGATGGAAGTGCAGACACTTGGTTTGAATATGAAGCGTACGATAGAGGACCGCTTGTACTTAAAATCGAGATAGACTTTCCAAGCCCTAAGATAGTTAACGGAATTGAAATTGAACCAGTTGTAAGCAATGAGGCTTGCAATTTTGTTTTAGAGGATATCTCTATGACAAGAGATGACGGTCGAACCTTTGGTAAAAGCAAGCTGCTTTCCCCCGCATTGGATGATGATTATTTCGATATTAGTGTAGTAGGGAACGACTCCTCATGGGAAGTAGCCACAGCTCCTGTGAGCTGCATCAGGGTGTCTCTGACATTTGTTCAGAATCATTCTGTATTTGTGACCACTCCAACTCCTGATGGAAGGTATATTCCAAGGGAGAGATTCAGTATCAATATTAGAAAAATACTCCTTAAGCAAATTAAATATGAGCCCGAGGGCTCCGTTGGTTCTAAAATGCAAGGCATCCCACAAGGCATGTACGGCGCAGCATGTATACTTCATGCTTATCCCAGAAATTTAAATCTATATGATTTGAATATGAATGTCTCCTTAGATGGTGGAGAGAATTGGGAGAAAGATGTTGCTGGCTTACCCTCTCCCGAAGGGCAGACCATGCTCGTGAATGGAGATTCATTAGATTGTATCTGGAATTTAGATATTAAGCGATCTGACAAAGCCTTTAAAGATGCTGTTTCCTTTGACGATGAGGAGCCTAGGCTTCCTTTAGACAGCTTACTGCTTCCTGTTTCTACCAATATAACAGGACCTCAAGTTCCTCTAAAAACAAAACCTTATAATAAGACTGTTTTTTGTATGCATCCTCGTGTAGCACGGCGTACCTCAAGTGTAAGAGAAGCTAAGAATCTTGGTTCTGGGTTTATTTCTCCCGAGTCTGTAACAGATGTATACTTCCCCATTAACATAGGAGATCTAGGCTTAGACCCATCCGATCTAAGAATTTATGCGAACAATGTGGAATGGGCAAGAGTATATGATCCAACTTTTGATGATGGTGTCCCGAACTTTGATCCAGGTAAACTGGGGTACGGCAGATATTATTTAGATCCAGCTGGTGATTTTGTCAGATTCCACCCTGCGAGTGCGGATAGTTTAAATCCGGCGAATGATGCGATAAGTGTAAAGTACTCTTTTTCTGAAGAGCAAATGCATTTTATGGTAAAAAGTGACGGCTATTACAGTGTTTTATCTAATCTCTTTGATCCTGACAAAGAGAATATAAAAATCAAAAGACTGCCAACTGATTTTAAAAAGAAGAATATGATGCTGCCTCTTATGCGCGAAAGAATAAATCTGGAGCATAAATATATCAGGGAGTTTAAACTTGATGCAGAGGAAGGTGGGTCAGATGTCCTCCTTCTATCTTGTAGTAATTACGCTGAGTTAGCTCACATACTAAAGCTGAAGCAGGCAGATCCTAGCTCAGTGTATACATATGATGGCACTGATTATGGCGTTGATACTCCTGATGTAATTTTTTATTATTTGGATAGCATTAACGGTATTTTGCATCTCAACCAAAAGCTCAATACTCAGATACGCGTTTCATATAGTCATGCAACTCCAATTGTTTTGGATAAAACAGAGTATGAGATTTGGGCTGATGAAGAAACCTCGGAGCCTGGCGGTTTGATAGTATCTCCTTCCGCGTTTAACGCTGAAGATGTTGAAGATGTCTTATACCATGTTGATGAGGCTGGACATATTGACAATATCCATGACTTGAACTTCCTAACAGCTCCTAAAGCTGTAATGAATATACAGAGTGGTATATTTGAGCCAAGAGTTGGCTTTACTTATGATTCAAATGGAGACATAACAGGAGTCGATGATCCTTTCAATTCTAGTGGTGACAGGAGTGGTCCAAACGATAAGCTAAATGTATTTACTCTTAGCCAGAACAACATTGTTGAAAACAGTCTTCTTATCTCTTCGGAAATCTTAGGATATGAAAACCATCCAGCACCAACTGAAGTTGCTTTTATTGATGGAGCTACAGAGTTTAAAGGCTTGAAGGAGATGGAGAACGAAATAACACCAAAAATTGAAGCAGATGAATATGGTTTTGTCTCTTTTAATTTGGCTGGAGGGCCAAATTATGCTTCTGAATGGGGTGTTAATTTTGATAAAGATGGCCTTCCGGCAAAACAAATAAATACAACTAAGCTGGCTGATGGAACTGCGCGGTATCCCAGCTGGAAAAGCGGGGATACGCTCAGGCAAGAAATTATTAAAAAGCTTAATAACGGAGAAAGCCTAGCTGACTTGACCTACCAAGCAGCTTCGGGCGCTCCTGAAGATAAAGGTACATTAAGTTTTGTAGGTTATGGAGAAAGAGCTTTATGGGCTTTAGACTCTAGTGGCACGGTAACTGTTTTTATAGGAGAGGAAAAATTTCTCGAACCGGGAGTATCCATAAGATATTCATATGTTGACCCAGCTTTTGATTCAAAGAACTTGTATTCTGTAGACTACCAAAATGGTATACTTTATTTATCTGAACCCCTTGATTTGAGCAAAACCAGAGTTGTATCATACAAGACAGCAAACTATAGTGTGTCTTATGATATAGCCGTTAAAGTTGAAAGTTATGATTATGATCCTGAACAAAATGTTGTATCTGTTAAGACAGAGAATATTTCTACAGAGTCAAGCGATATATTCAGTTTAGTCAAAATTGTATGGGCGTTGGCCCCAAGTGATGTTACACTCGATAAACTTAAAGATTATTTCAGTCCAATAATTTATCGAACAGGGATACGGTTTCAATAATGATAAGAACCTCTAGAGATGAATACGAAAAATCATTACGAAAGTTAGTAATTTTAGATTATATTGATAAGAATAAATCTTCTCCAAAAAGAGAAGAGTTGTTTGAATTGATGCGTATTGCCAGGAAGAAATATCCAAATCTAGACAACATAGGTTTTAGTGGATATGAGGTTCGAGTACCCTCTTTCAAAGACATCTCGTCTTCCGAGATGGAGAACTCAAATAACAGTTTAATTAGAAAAGATTTCGCGACGATCATAGAGAAACTTTCCGGTCTAAGCGATTTAATTGAAGACCACTATAGATCTTTCAAGGCAACTGTTGATAAAGCCCATAAGCTTAACAGCTCTATTGAGGCTAAATTAAATAATTTGCTTCTTCTTTCTGGCAGAACCGATGTGTTTGTTGCTGGCATTGAAGAAACATTTGATACTAACGAGTTCATACAACAGGATGTTTCCGATGTGGAATACAACCCAGGCTATATTACTTTGGGTCGAGAAAGATTTATTCCTGAAATGATTGATAGTGCTAAATTCAAAGTGAGGGTTCACGCACCTAAAGGGAAGTTGGGTTCTTCACAAAAATCCACACCAAGAAACTTATTGTATCAAGATGGATCTGATTGGATCTTATATGTTTATACTTCCTATGCCGAGGGGGATGTTTTTGCAAATATAGAAGTTGATTTAACTCCAGTTAATCAAGAAGGTATTTACGTTGGAGACGTTCGTTTATCTGGTGACCCACTTGAGGTTAATGGCAAGATGGATGCTTCAATACACTACACAACCAATGGTTGGGACTACAACTTGCTTGAGCCTTCTAATATTAGATTCGAAAAGGGTGAAAACCTTTTCTCGGTTGGTAAAGAGGATGTAAAGAAGCTTAAGATATCTTTAAGGAAAACTGCCGCAGATACCATAGATGGGAACAGAAGTGTTTATATATTTTCGTTAGACTCATTAGAAATTCTAACAGGAACTTATACTGCAAAGACAACATCAACTTTAGTCGCAGGACCTTATGAAGTGCTTACGGACACTGGAGAACCAGTTAACTTTAGTTTAGCAACTATGGTTCACGGTACTTGCTGTATCGTACCGAGTGAAACTTCGGTAGACTTTTTCCTCAGTAAGGATGGTGTCAATTGGTACCCCACTTCATACCTAGAGGATAGTATCGATGTTGTACATTTTAGCGGTATAGCAAATGATAGCATTTATGTGATGGACGAGGATAAAAGTGACGATGCTCTTATTATGGATAATAATATATTCGCTTTATATGATATAGATACAAGTTTTGGTACTGAAGCATTACTTAATGCATATGTGCCTGCTGAATTGGCAGATAAATTTGTTCTTCAAAATACAATAGTTAAGAGAAATTTAAGACAGAGAGATGTAAACGGCAACCTCTATGAATTTACTGGTGACAGTTATACAACTTGTGGTTGGTTTAAAGACCAAAGTAATTTAAGATATAAAACAACTATATACGTTGATTCTTTTGAGGGTGCTGTGCTAAATCTTGGTGGTACATCTGCTTACCTCAATGGAAGGCTTGTGACAGGGGAAGTGGTGATACCCCAAGGCTATCATGATTTTGCTACCAATTATTCTAATTGGCAAACAGTGGAGCCAGGATTAGAGAAAGTGGACTTATTACAAGAAAAAGATAAGCTATATCCATTTAATCATAAATATATGATAGAAGGTTATGCCTATCCTCCTTTCTTTGAGGGAGAAAAAGTGTATAATAGTACTGGGAGAGAGAATTTTGGCGCTAGCCTTGAATATGTTTCTCCAGAGAGATTTAATAGCTCTGAATTCGATAATAATCTTTATATTTACACTGTAGAGGAGTATAATGAAAACCTGTTTTTCAAGGTAAAAGTTCAGTCAAACAATAGTAACTGGGTTAATGAGTTAGTAGACGTAGATTATATGCTTAGGACAGATGATTTAAACACAGTTTATGTTAAAGCAATATTAAGGACAAGTAATACTGCTATTACACCACATATAAATAAGTTCCAGGTAAGGGTAATCTAATGGCAACAAAAGAATATTTTAATCAAGTACTTAAAAAGCTCGTTCAAACTACTGGAGCTAGTACTTCTCTCACTACAGATGCACAGCGTAATGCTTTTCTTTCTAGACTCAGAAGCGATCTGAGCAACTTGCATTGGGCATGGAATGATATGGTTTATCCAATCATTCGGCTTTTACCATCTCACCCTCGCTATCCTTTTGATGCTAGGAGTGATGGACTTGCTGGTACCACAATTGTTGCTTACCCAGAGGAGCATGGCGGAGGACCTGATGCTGGTGAATGTTACTGGTTCTCAACTGATGAGTTTGGCCTAGGCACGGGTAGACCCAAGACAGTAAAAGAAGTTCTCGATTGCATAATTTCTCAGCTCGACCAGCAGACTGTACAGATTTTTGAGCGTGATGTAGATCTTAGTGACATCTATGCTAAACTAGCTTGCCTTGATAATAACGATCAAAGAATTATTAAAGATGCTTTTGGATGTAATTATAATTTAAATTGTGATCCAGAAGAACAACTGCGTTGGCCTTTAGCTCAGCATATAGCTGAGATATTTAAGCAGTTGCCCCTTGAGGGGCATGACGAAACCACACTGGGGCAACTTCAAGGACCTTGTTCTGAGGAGCCTTACCCAACACTAGAGTGGAGTGTCCCTTGTGAAAAAATCACTTGGTCAAATGATTTTTGTTGCATTAATTTACACTATATCGCAAGTGTTTGCTCACCTGAGCTAAGCTGTCCTGAAAGAACTTTCCTTGATGACTTCTACGAAGTTGCTCAATATGTCGGATACATTAATTCTGATGGCGACTTTAAGTGTGAGGAAAGCTTAGTCTACGACGATGTAGTTCGTCCTGACGGTGATGTTGTTAACCTTTGCGCACCATTTGATTCTCTTGTTCCTAGCGCTACTCATCCCATGGGTTGGTCCCTAAGGGAAGCGCTTGCAGTTGTTATGGATGAGGTTTGTAAGAAGTGTGATACTGGATATGGAGCCGTTGCACTAGGTAATCAAGGCGGAAGTATTAATGGAATATTAGATCACACTGCAGATGAATGTAATGATCTTTTCAAGCTGACAGCTGGTCCAAATATTGATTTAGATGGCCAAGAAAATAATAAGGTTAAGATTTCTGTTACTGGAATACCGACCAGTATTCTTGGTGACTTAAACGACGCTTATCATTTTACAGGAAATCCTCCCTATTGGTTGGGGATGATAGCTCTGGAGAATAGTTACGAGGGAGCTGAGTCTCCAGGAAACAATTTTACACCACATTGTGTGCCACAACCTGGTGCTGGTATCTATTTAATAGATGATACAGTACCTTTGGAAAGTAAGCTTTTTGCAATTGTAGATGATTGCAAAGCTAACATTTCCGCTACTCAGGCAATACACCCTGTAGCTGATAGAGCATGGTTTTCGGTTGGTGCTCACTGGGGTTCTGCTGCTGTTCGAGATCTTGTTGATGAAGGCAAGATTGAAGCTACAGAAGTTCCCTTTCTCATCAACAAGTTACCAGACTACAAGATTGTTCATACAGAAGACAGTTACCTGTATATGAAGACGCAAAAGCATCTTCCAACAACTTTCTCAAGTGAGAGAAATGGTGTACCTAGCAATGATCGCAGAGTTAACCTTGGCTTAGATTGTCCAGACGAAGGCGCTATATGGATACACATGCGAGACGAAGGAAGTGTCTTCGACGCATGTGGTGAAGCCTTGATGAAAAACCATCTCTATTACAGGATGCCTGGAGATGGGGAAATATGGCCTTTGTCTAAATGCGGTGGTGAAGGTGGAGGAAACCTTCAAGACGCATACGATTTTGATAAGAATCAAAACAATAATGCTGATGGCGGTCGCGTTCTGCTTAGAGCCTGGGAGGGCTCTCAAGCTCCAGGTGCAGACCATCGTTCATTTTGGTTGATGCAGCACCCTGATTTTGTCAGAGCATTTCATCCAGCCAACTATTGGAATACACCTTCTTTGTTGAATACAAGTGGTGGGCCTTCTGGAAGAAGATGCCCCTACTATATTCCTTGGCTAGCTATTACAGATCATTATGCACCAAGCGATCCAGACAACCTTGCAACGGGACATGGTTTAAACTTAAGTACTGGTAATGCAGGCCCTGTAAACCTTGGTATACAAGGTGTTGACAGGGGAGACAGGTTTTTCTCTGTTCAGCTAAGAGATCAATGCTTTACTTCTCCTCCAGACAGACCAAAGATAGAAGAAGATTGTTGCTGTGACTTTGAAGATCCAAAATCAGAATTTTTCTACCCTTGGGGCGGCTACCAGAGAGTAAAGAGACCAGACTCACATCCCCTTCCACCAGGCTATGAAGCAAGAATAGCTCAGATGATGGAGGGTTGTTCCTTTGGTGAAGGTCCAACCGATTGCACTCCAGAGCAATTGAAAGCCTTGGATACAGCAATGCGTTCCCTTGAAAACGCAATGAATAGTGCGCTTAGCGATTACTATGCTTCCCATAGCAAGTGGCATCTTTTTGAGCTTGAATTGTGCCTTGCTCTTGAAGAGAACGGAACTGATACAGAACTTATCGAGGACATAGAAGACAAGATACAGCTTCAAGCTACAGCTACTTCCGAAGCAATATCTAATGCATTGTCTTCAGGCGGTGCTTTTGCTGCTGTAGTTGTTGAATATTTTGAGAAGTGTTGTCCCAGCCAATCTATTCTTGATAAACAAATCGATCAATATGACCAAGAAATCAGGAATTGGCAAGGTATACAAGAAGCAGCTGAAAGCAATCTTAAGAAAGCTCAGGAAGAGCTTCAGAACGCAACCCAGCCTTATGATATCTGTGTACATGAAGAATCTGTTAGACAGCATAAACTTGATTACGAATCAGCCGGTGCGTTCGTTAGCCTATTCCTAGAATTAAATGAAAAGCTAGAAACGATTGATTGCGATTCTTCGGATTCCGCTGAAACGCCGTCTCTTTCTAAATCTTTTTCTAGTACAGGTAGTAGTGGAAGTGCAAACAATAGTGCAGCTGCAGGCCAAGTTATTGGTTGGGCTAATCCAAAGTATGTAACTGATTCTGGACAAAAAACACATATTATAGAAGTTGGTGATTGCTTTTATTTAGACGCAGGAGTTTGGTCTACTAGAAGTGATCCTAAGTTTAAGAACTCTGTAAAAACAGATGTTAGCTCCAACTTGGTTATATGTATGGAGGTTCTTGAAAAGCTTTGTTATACGATTGATTATAGCCAAGGAATTACAGACCCTGCAACAGGTGAAACCTGGTACCCAATTGTTGGTAGTGCTATTGTAATTGGCAAAAATGTAATGCCAGATATGGATTGCTTTGAGGATTGTCCTTGCGACTTTGAAGATCCATCACACAATTGGCTTTACCCTTTCCTTAAGAATGATACCAGTGGTGACGGTAGCGCTTGGGGCGCCGGTATTTTTGATAAAGCTCCCTATCCAGCTCCCACTTATAGTCTTAGCGGTTTTGATCCAGGAAAATACGTAACGCCTGCAATTGCAGATGTAGATGTATATGACCCCTGGAGGAGTTGTTACGAAAGCACAGCTGGAAATCAACCGTTATTCTTTTTCTCCGAACAAGAAGTTCTAGATGTTTATGCTGAGCAAGGCAAGCTAAAGACAATCACCTACAGTGAGGGTCAGTCTTTCTACGTTAGCATGAGCGCTAACTATCAAGAACTCTCCTTATGCTTTAAAGCAAATAGAGCAATAGAGTACTGCTTGCCTTACAGTGAGGATGGAACTTCAGTTCAAGGTAATTATTATTTCACCAAGCAGCTCAATGAGTGGATAGCTGAGTATGATTCGCAAGATGATAACGCTTCCAAAATTAATGGGCAGATATTAAGAACTTGGATAGTCAACAATAATCGTAATTATGGAACAGACACATTTCCTGGCGCTGACATGGACCGCTGGTACCTCGTATTTGGAGTTAGCCCAGCTACATCAGCTGCTATTGGGGATGATGCAATTTCTTTACTCCCATTTCCTTGTATGGGATTCGATATTCTTCAGCGAGAGAAGGAGAAGCGTCCCGATTACAATAAAACTGAGATAGAAACTGAAGTACTTGCTTGTGATTGCTCCTTTGGTGATACAGAAGTTACACCGTTGTGGAAGTGGAATCAGGGCTACAAGTATGCGCCTTTACTTAACTTCAAGGGTGTCGAAGGCGTTGACAATACTGAGAGTAGCAAAACAGATAATAAATATCTGAAAGCTTGGAGCTTCCTAAATAATACTGGTGCTGGCTACAGCGGTACGCTTGATGCTTTGAGTCATTTGTATGGCTTAAACCCCAATGAAGTGGATATTGTCGCTGCAGTTCCTTATGAGGCTTGGATTAAAGGTCTCGATTTTGCAGATAAGGTTGATGGAACGAACAACGTCATCAATTACAAGGAAGGCCAACTATTAGCCCTCAACGAAGTTTGCTTAAGAGCAAAGCATAACGTTCAGTATCACTGCAGAGCGAAAGAAGCTGTTAGCAAATATGACGAAATTGAAGGTGGAAAGGGTGCCAAGAAATTTAGTGGCAGCACTCCTATCTGGGCTTTCTCATTAAAAGATATCGATCCAACATTCAACGATGACACTCTTTATTGCTGGGTATTAGGACCAAAAGATGGTCACTTTGCCATTGGAGAGAAGTATTCTGAGAGTGATAAGCTTGGAAAATTTGCTGGAGAAAGCACTTACTGGGAGCTTTGCAACTGGAGAGACAGGCATGTCGCAGCATCTTACCGAAGAGAGATTAAGTTCGAAGATGCAACCGATGATACTTTTGGTAACACCGAATTTACAGATGTAAAGCGCTATGTACACTATAAAGGTGACAGGCGTACGCTTAACAAACTCATACCATTTGCTGAAGCACTTGGAAGTATTGTAGAAAGCCAAGAAACGCAGGCTCTTGACGATGCTGCTTACGCAGCAAGAGCTTATGCGATAATTGAAGAATCTGGTGAAGCTTTTAACGCTGAGATTGATAAGCAAGTTTCCTTACGTGCTGGTCTCGAAGCAGACACATACACTACTTTTAGTGCTGAAAACCCATGGGTTAAAGTTGAGAGCAACTTAGATCCTAGTGTTTCTCAAGCTCTCTTTAGAGGGACAAAAGTTGCTACACCTAATTATAATGATGTAGGAAGTTTAAGCGGGGTAGGAATTGCTGGTCCAGCAGCCAGCAGACCTGACTGTGATATAAACTTGAGACCTTTAGCTAATTACCCTTCTCAAGGATCGTTTGAAGTTATAGCGGATTCTTTTAATCCGAATGTCTACACCTTTAACATGCTGATAGCTGGACTTGATCCAAATGCAGAAGCTCTTGTACAGCAGTCGGGCAATCCGATAATTGTACCAGGTGAAAACAGTGTTTTTGAAATACACCCAGCTGTTCCCCCTGCTTGGGCTATCGAAACAAATACTAATACAGCTGCATGTCTTATTTTTATTAGAGCTAAGCTGAATAGCAATGGCATCCCCCAGCAAATGCCATTTCAACAAAATTTTAACAACAACTTAGGGGTTGTTAACCCACAGGCTCTCTCTGGTCAAAACCAGCCTTACTTCATGGGCCTTACTGATGCAGCACTTGGTCAAAGTTGGGATCAGAATTCGGATTCCAATTTCTTGAGATTAATGACCTCAATAGCTGATGATTACAATAATAACGGTACGCGTTATGCTTGTGGAGTCTTCTTAGCAGAATACAATTTCCCAGATCCTGATGGTGATGGCGTCCCCGAAGAAGAAGCAGATTCATACACTGAGTTAGCTGCACAGGGTGTGTGTTGTATTGACAGCGCTGGAGACGGTCCAGGCGATGATGATGATCCACCGGATACCTCTTGTATTCCATGGCCTTCAGTCCATTTTTGGCAATCACCTACTTATTATAGCTGCATGCCACCAATGTTTGTTCCAGACACATGCGATGGTGAGGGTGTGGTTTGGGTTGGAGCCTTAGACAGATCAAAGATTAAAGAACTGTTTAAAGAAGGTGTTATAAATAAAGAAGAGGCTGCAAGACTAGAGCAGCGCGGTTGTTCAATTTACTTTAGAGAACCTGCTAATGGCAGGGTCTTTGATTTGACCGAAGTTGGCGGTGGTGGCGGTGGCCATAGTTCGGTACACAACTTTACGTTGGGTGCTGGTTTTAACGGTAGCTACAATTCGACACCTTACCCCCAGTCTACACAGGTCATCAACCAGTATGATACAAGTGTTAACAATTACCAGGGTGTTAGCCTTTACGCATTAAGAGGTATTGGCTTTTATGATGAGGACTTTGTTGATCCTGGTAGTAATCTTAATCCCCTGCCGCAAAATCAAAATGCATTGGGTATTGGTATATTCTACGAGGGTATAACTAATGCAAATAGCCCCTTTGTAGTACCTGTACCAGGTATGATTAAAACAAGAGGCGCAACGTATAGCAAGCAGTATGCTCCTTCGGGAGATACTTCTGGTTGGGTCTACACTTCTTACGCTACTCCGCTTTTTGCTGGATTTCCTCCCGATCAATGGGATCCTGAAGTTTCAATAAGAGAACTTCATATGAATACTGTTGGTGGAACAGCTAGCATTCAGCTACTCAAAAGAGAAGTTGATGATGATGGTGAAGCACACTTAATCGTAAGAAATCTTATTGGCGGTGATGGTGTATCGCTTGATTATGATGCTGAAGGTGCTCTTAAAATTTCCGTTACCGATTTACCAGACAGTGGTATTGGTGAGCACGGCATAGAGGAGCATACAGATGTTCCAGCTACTGCTGGACATGAGTCTGGCAAGGTACTTACTTACACCGGCTTGCTTGATGGCTCTCCAACATTTGATTGGACATACAAACCCCACGCAGAGAGTCGTGGTGTCGGTATTGATGTCTTACTTGCTTCTGGTGGTGGTGTTGGTGGAGAAGCCAACAATCACTTGTTTAGAACTCTTGCTATACCAAGTGGTACAGATCCTCAATTATGTATTGAGCCTCAGTACCACACTGATGGAAATCAAATTGAATTTAGATTTACAGGTCAGCTCGGGAACAATGACTCTCTCTCGTCTTTTACCGATGTAGATGTGTCCGATGGAGTGGGTAGCTTACAGGTATTAGCTTGGAATTCTGATCTTGGTAAGTGGTATCCAACGAATATAGGTTCTGCTCAAAATGGTGGCGAAGCCAATGAAGGTCAAAATGTTGGTGGTGGTGTTGAAGTCTTTAAAGATAAAACAAATGTAAGACTTAATTTCAGAAGTCTTACTGGCGAAAATGGCATCACTATAAGTCAACATGAGGATACCATATGCATTAGTGGTACTGGCGGTATAGATGATTTTGTACAAGAGATAAACTTTGATCCGAATACTCATGACATCACCCTTTATGTTGTTGGTGATGACAATGAGAATCCGCAAAGCATAAGCGTTAACATAAAAGATAATTTCCTAAGATTGGATGACCAAACAGAAGGTGGTCCAACTACTGCGAGTTACTATGATGCAGAGAGCAAAGAGGTTGTTCTTGTTCAGTACAACGACTCTGAGCATAGAATATCTCTAGCAGCAATAGTGGATTTGTTTGATGGGTTAAACTTAGAAGAGCTTATTGAAGCGGTAACAGCAAATACACAAACGAATGAAGACCAAGATGTTATCTTGAAAAGTCTTCGGGAGTGTTGCGATGAGTTTACCAAATTCAAAACTGCTCAAAAAGAAACAAATGATGAATTTGCTTCAGATATTGCAGCAAATCAGAAATGTTGTGATGAAAATTCTGAGGCTATTGCGAGCAATACAAAAAATATCTCAGCTAACGAAGATCATCTCGACGAGCATACCGAACAGATAGAAGGGCTTAAAGATTGCTGCGATGCAAATTCAAAGGCAAATGCTGTTCAAGATGAAGTGCTCGAAGATCTTGTGGAGACTATTGGTCAGCTTTCATCTCAAGATATAGTAGAGTTTACTTGCAGCGAAGGAGTTCTCAAGGGGGTCAATTCTGACGGTGAAGCTCTTGCTAGTGTTAACCTTGCTGAGTGTTTAGGAACTGTTGGTGGAAATCAGTACTACATAGATTGTGCTGAAGGTTCTCTAAATCTTTATGAAAATGGAGAGATTGTAAGCACAATAAATCTTTATGAGTGCCTAAGAACAAGCTTTGAAGCTACAGATAAAAAGGCCAAGGAAGCTAAAGACGCTGCTGACGCTGCTGACAGAGAAGCTGCTGCTGCTAAAGAAGCTGCTGATGCTGCAGCAAAGAAGGCTAAAGAAGCTGATGAAAAGGCTGCGAGTGCAGATACCAATGCGCTTCAAGCTATTGATGCTGCTGCCGCTGCAGATGCCTTAGCTCAAGGAGCTGTCAAAGATGCTGCTCAAGCAAGGATAGATGCGACTGCGGCTGTTGCGTCTGCTACTCAAGTAGGGGAAAGCTTAGCAGTTGCGATTAAAGATATTGCTCAAGCACAAGTGGATGCAACTGCAGCTGGAGAGCAAGCGGCTAAGAACAAGGACGAAATAGCAACTCTTGAAAAAGAGGTTGAGCAGGCTAAACAGGATGCAGCCACAGCTCTTGCTTCTGCTCAAAGTGTTCAAGGGTCTGTAGACGCGCTTACAAAGACTTTGAATAATGTTGCAGCTGCATATGCGGCTTTAAGACAAGATCATGATGATCTTATTCAGACTCTTATTGACAAAGGCATTTTAAAAGCTAGAGACGATTAATAAGGAGGGGTCATGCGACTTAAAAGAGCGAGATCCTCTCTTAAAAAGTCTAAACTGCTTACAGATGAGAGGCCAGTTGAAGCAAAAAACCGTAGAAGCCTTTATAACAATAGGCTTATTTCAGTTTTTAAGGATGAGCCGACTGGTCACGTTTGTATAGTCCGTTCGGTTGGTGGTATTGGTGATGTTTTAATGATCACCCCAGCAATCCGTCAGATCAAAGAAAGATATCCTCTGTGTAAAGTTACCTTGGCTCTCGATAGACATAGAACCAGAGGTGACATTTATTATGAACTGCTGAAAAACGCACCCTTTATCGATGATATTATCGATGCGAGGCTAGTTAAAAGAAAAGACTACAATAAAGTAGTCGATATTTCTTCTGTTTGCATGCCTTATGAAAGAAGAGATTTGCCCAGTAGGAATCGCATAGATATATTTTCGAATTCCCTTGGCTTCGTAACGCTAGACAATCCACTTCCTTTCTTTCAATTGACAGATGACGAATTAGAGTTTGCAGATATCTTCTTTAAGGAAGCTGTTCAACCTATCGGTCCAGTAATAGCATTGCATACTGCTTCCAATGATAAGAAAAGAAGTTGGGATCCTAAGCAACAGCTTGCTTTTATACGTAAGCTAAAAGCTACTATTCTTGGAGTTAAATTTTTAGTCTTTGATTTCAACAGGTTCCTCTTCACAAAAGGTGTTCCAGAGGATATGAAGGATTATGTTTTTGACTGCAGTACTGTTTCAGTCAGAGACATGGCTGCTCTTATAAACAAAGCAACCTTATTTGTTGGTCCTGACTCAGGGCCTATGCACCTTGCAGGAGCTCTCAGAAAGCCCGCTGTGGTTGTTTTCGGAGCAATCCCACCCGAGGCTAGGATCAACCACTATGAGTCCCACACAGCCGTCAGGATGGACGAGCTAGGGTGTATAGGTTGTTGGTACAAACCCTGTCCATACAATTTAAAATGTATGAAGTTCCTAGAAGCTGATCGAGTTTTAGCTGAAGTACTTTTGAGGTTGAGATGAGACGTAGGAAGAAGGCTAAAATTGGGGGTGTTAGGGGTAGCAAAGAGCTTACTCGAAGACATATTGTAGCTAGGCCACGAGCTCCCAGAATAATACATGATCCAAAGGACCCCAACTTGGAGCAGCATATAATGTCTTTACACAGGGGTCGATATGCTTTTTCCAAACAGGGTCAGAAGTTGAGACCTTTCATTCTGACTTGTGATCTGCGAATAGATCAATTTAGCAAGTTCGTTGAATCTTATCTCAAGATTGCTTCCTCTATGCTCGCGCCTGTTGTCATCATGGATGATACTACCACAAGTGGTGACGAGCAAAGAAGGTATCATGATTTAATTATAAAGCTTAAACCTCATGTTATCATTTCGCAGCCTAAGTATACTCTAGAAGAGATGAGTGCTTGGGATGACAGAAGTGTTAACGGGAAGCATATAACTGATAATAGGAAGCCTAACTACTATAGAGTTCAAATGATTATGACTAAAGATTTTCCTGAATGGGCTCTTGAATATTCAGATGGACCAATCATCTTCATGGAAGATGATATTGAATTCTCCAGCCAATTTGGGAAAGCGATTAAAGAATGTTCTTCTTTTGTCCAAGAGGGCTTAGCTGATTTTATAACACTCTACTCTTCAAGAGAATATTCACTGAACAAAAGGCTTAAAAGCTATAAGTTTTTACAGCCATTTAATGGCTACGATTACTATGGTAATCTTTGTGTAGTTTTCAGTCGAAAAGTTTTAGAGAGTCTTAAAAAGAATAAGCATAAGGTTCGAGATGTTTGTCCCAATTGTTGGGATGTTCGTTGGGGCAGGTATATGCACGACAAAGGTTTTAAAATGTATGTAACTAGAACTAGATATGTCAAACATCTGGCGGGTCTTTCTGCTCTTGAGCATTTTGATAAGCCTGGATATCAATATAATTTTCAGAAGTAATATGATAGAGAAAATAATACATCAAGTTTGGGTAGGGCCTAGAAAGCCACCGTTTAAATGGTTAAACTCTTGGCGGGATATGCATCCCGATTGGGAGTACCACTTATGGACGGATAAAAATCTACCGTCTTTGAAAAATCGAATGTCATATATTTTGGCTCCAGAATGGGAGAGAAAGGCTGACATATTAAGGTATGAGGTATTGTATAACCATGGAGGAATTTATATAGACGCTGACACGCTTTGTTTAAAGCGTATAGATAAGCTTCTAGATATTGAGCAAGATGTTTTTGCCGTTGAAGAAGGTGTAGACAATCTTATTGCTAACGGAGTGATTGGCTGTAGCAAAAGGAACAAGTTCATGAAAAAGATTATAAATAATGTGCGTCACGATTTATCTATTCCGGCATGGGTTGCAACAGGCCCTGCCTTTTTGACAAGTATGATTAATAAAGAGAAGCCGGATATAAAAATATATCCTGCTCATTATTTCTGGCCTTACCATCATAGCTCTGCAGAAGAACCTAATCCAAAGAGTTCAAAGTGTAAAAATAGTTATGGCTTGCACTATTGGGGAACTACTCGGGGGAGGTATTAAGTGAGTAAAGAATACTGGTCGAAAAAACATGAAGCTTATATGAATAGGAGGCCTGATCGAGGCAAGACTGTTTGCATTATCATTTGTGCTGGTGAAGCTACGCGTTGGGGTAACTACCTGGGGGTTCCCAAGCATTTGGTAACACTAGAAGGAGAGGTAATGTTGCACAGGCTTGTTAGACAACTGTCTGAGTATAAAGACAATTCTATACATATCGTTGTGAAGGAAGATGATGATAAGTATAAGGTGTCAGGCTCTGAGCTCTACGTAGCAGATTTAAATCCAAGTAATGGTGATGCTGATAAATTTTTAAGTTCACAAAAACTGTGGAATAAGCATGGTAGAACTTTAGTATTTTGTGGAGATGTCTGGTTTTCGGATAGTGCAATCCGAAAAATATTATCTTACAGGGGTACAGACTGGATAGTCTTTGGAAGGCATCATGCTAGTAAAATAACGGGATGTAAGTGGGGGGAACTGTTCGCACAATCTTTCTACCCTAAAGATATAAAAGAGCACAGAGCAAACTTACATAAGGTTGCAGAAGCATACAAAGCAAAATCTATAACAAGCGCTGGTGGCTGGGCTCATTATAGAGCAATGTCTGGCATCCCATTAGGTGAACATAAAATAAAAGATAAATTTTACAATATAGATGATTGGACAGATGACTTTGATAAGCCTGAGGATTATGATAGGTGGACCAAGAATCGGAAGAAAGCCAAGGGAAAGAAATGAGAATATGTTTTGATTTAGACGGCACTCTGTGTACAGGTAATTATGACGAGGCGCAACCCCTCCCAGGCATAAAAGAGTTATTGATACGCTTGAAAGATGAAGGCCACGTAATTATAATACATACAGCTAGAGGCATGAATACTAACCGTGCTAATATAGGTAAAGTTACTGCTACTTTGGCAAAACTTACTTTAGAGCAGTTAGACAAGTGGGAATTTGTATATGATGAAGTTATATTTGGAAAACCAGCAGCAGATTTATATGTGGATGATAAAGCTATGAACGCTGCTCTAATTTATCAAGTGGATGATGTCCTAAGGAGCCGTAATGGATGATGTTAAGGTCGAGTTAACTAAATTGGCTATGAGAGTCGATAGTATTGAAAGTAATTTCAGTGAGATAAAAAAGCTCCAGCAGGAGACTATCAATCAGATTAGCACAATGCATACAGACCTTGTTGAGAAACAAGCTGAAAGTAATAATGCAACAGTAGAGCTTAGAGCCAACCACTCAGCTCTAGATGCAAGAGTAAGAAAGACTGAGAGAGATGTCGATAGACTCGAAGACACCGTTCAAAAAACTCAAGTTTCTTTAGCTAAGTTAGCCGCTATTGGTGGCGGCTCTGGTGCTTTAATAGCTGCCATATTCAAGCTAATGGAAATGGCAGTATCATAGGAAGATAAAATGGCTATAATAAATTTAACACAAGATCAATATGACAGACTGTTGGCAAGGCTAACAGCTTTAGAAGAAAATCATAACAACATTGCTATTGCTGTAGATAAATTTGTCACTTTAGATCAAGTGATGGAAGTGCTAGTGATATTGCGCACTGATATTGAAGATATGCAAGAGACTGTATCCTCGCTTGAGGATAGGGTTACAGCTCTTGAAGAAGAGCCTTTGGACTAGTTAAAGATTTGACACTAAGTCGAATCTTCTTCCCTGTTCTTCCTTATTCTTTCTTTTATCTTCTCAATTCTTCTTTTTACAGTGCCACTTGCGTCATTTATTTGACGTTTGGGTGGTTTTGTGGAATCTCCCTTTGGGACTCGTTTTCGCTGTCTGGAAGGACGCGGAGCCCGAGAGCCTCCAGAAGATTTACCACATCCACAACCCATTATTCATCTTCGCCTAGAAGAGCCCTCAGTTCTGAATCAGACTGCTCTAATTCAGCTGATACTTTCTTCAGCTCTGAAGCCAAAGACTTAGCCTTCTTTTCGGAAGCAGCAAGCTTCTTGTTTGAATCTGAAAGCTCTTTTCGAAGCTTTTCGTTTTTGTCTTTTAAGTCGGAAACTAGTGCCGAGTCTTCGGAACTGCGTGAAACAGCTTCTCGAAGAGCTACCACTTCCTTCTCTAATTTTCTAACCTCTCCTGGTCTCATGATATATCTCCTTAGAATGTAGGAGGTCTGAAGGGTGTGAGTTCTACGTAGGGTTCCCAGTCTTCGCTTTGAGCGTTAAAGGTTTTATCTACATCATACACCGCAAATAAACCATCCTTCTTGATGTTTACAGAAAGGATATTGTCTTGAGTAAGTATGTCTGCGATACGTTCTGCAAGCCATCTCTTGCCTCTAACTTCCCATTCTGTATTGCGTAGCTTTGGATCGAAATCTACTACTTTCTTTACGTTTGTTTTTCTAGCTTCTACATCTGAACACAAAGAAACAACTCCTTCTGTAAAATGTCTACAATGTCTGAGCCAGTTGAAAACTGCTACAGGCAATTGCCCTTCATCAATCTCCGTTAAGCTCTTTCCTCCAGGAATTATATGCCTAACAGGAGGCTTAATTCTAGTACCTTGTATTTTTTTCACAAGCGCTTGTTGATTTGAAATAGAATTTGGACCTTTTAGCTGGTCTATAGCATTTGCTTTAGTGAGTCCCATATTTTTTGTTCCTCTTTATATAAGTTTCTTCTGTGAGTTTTTGTCATGGCTGATCTTTTAACTGTAGTATAACCTTGTGAGATTAAATAGAACAGGTAGGATTGCCATTTTGTTAAATTGATTTTCATCTTTGCTAATAGTATAAAATCGGGCAGTTCTGTTTGAACTGCTACTTGAAATCCTGGTGCATCTACTACCCTATAAAACGCGTCTCTTTTACATAGTCTTAAAGTATAGCGTATATGGTGATATATGCCTAGTTTAAGATCTCTAGCTACAATATACTCAATCATTTCCGCATTTGCAAGGGTTGGAACATATCTAAATTTTCGCATTCTTTCAAGAAATATGTATAATATTTCACTTTTTACAGATGATTCATGAGTGATAGAATCTACCCAAAGGCTAATATTATTAAGTGCTTCGTCAGAATCTTTAGATATTAGCTGGCAGAGAGTGAGGAAGTTTATATCGCTTCCTCCGCCTCCGCTTGTCAGCATCTTCTCCCAATGGTCAAAGGTGGGCTCCATCATTGCGATGAGCCTCGTTAGGTCTGCTGTTTTATCAGTGATACAGGCTGTCCATTCTTTTTTGAACTCTTCTGGTGTAACATTTAACTGTAATGACCTTACATTTGTTGGGAGTTTCTTATACATTTCATTCTCATATTCTGCGTTAACTACTATTCAAAGTCTTCTAAATTCCTTTGTTCCTCTATGTTGATGTACGTGTTAAAAAATTTAATCCAATCATCAAGCAACATTGTACAGAGAACAGGTTCTCTGTCGTCTTTTGTTATTGCTACAGGTATCTTACCATTTGACGACGAGTCATTGATAGCCTGTCTAAGTGCAGCTTTTATATTACATCGCTTGTGATTCTTAGCTTCGATATGTATATACTTGATCTCTACGTCTGATACTTCCGCACCACCGCCTCTTGTTTGGGCTAAGCCCCTCCTGGCTTCAAGTGGAGTCTTATCTGCCAAGATATTAGCTAGTTTTCTTTCAAAGTTAGCACCTTTGTTTCTGGCGCCTTTTCCTCTGCCTGCCATTATTCCCTCCACTTTAATTTGAGTTTCCCCTTTTTCTTCTTGCTTGAGATCAACCCATCAATAAGACCATAGTCCATAGCTTGCTGTGGAGTAAAGTATTTTGATGTTCTACCTGCAAACTCCTTAACCCAGGTTTCTTTAGATAGATTGGATTTTTCATAAAGAATCCCATCATATCTATCACGAGAAAGCTCATACATATTCGAGTGAGAGAGCATACATTCTGTAGATGCAATCACATCTCCTGGTACAACTGGCTGGTGGTAAAAGAAGGTAGTATTTTCATTGGAGAGCCTTAGGTCTCCTGCAGATAAAAGAAGTAAGCCTGCAGATGCGCAAACTCCTGTTGCAATTGTAACAACGGGAGAATCTACGCTTCTTAAAGTATCGTAGATAGCTAATGCATCTCCGAGTATTCCTCCATCTGTATTTATGTGTAGTGTGATCGGATCGTTTCCTCTCTGATCTAGCTCTAAGATTTGAGAGACCAGTACAAGCCCTGCTTCCCTGGAGACATCCCCAAAGCAGGCAAGAGCTCTCGATCCGGGTCCGAAGTATAATACATCACCAGGAGACCATGCTGGTGCGTTTCGGTATTGTTCTGACATTCTAACTCCTATCTTTTTCAAAGATTAGTTTTTTTAGTAGTTTTGCATCTAATTTATTCGCAAGTTTATATGATATTTCAATATAAATATACCCGGCATTTTCTAAAGCTGTCTTTTTCATATTATCTCTATACCGAATATTATTGAAATCTTTTTTTGCTTTTCCATAGCCAGTATTACCAAAATTTACCAGGTTGTAGTGTTGCTGTCCATGTAATTCAAGGACACAACCCAGTTCATCAATGAACCAGTCAACACAGTGCCTATTGTTCGGGTATCCATCCACGATGGATGAGACTGGGACTTCTTGATAGCAAGAAAATCTTCCCCAGTATTTATCTGTGATTAATATCTCTCTTATATCTTCGTGAAATTTAGATGACGATTCTATTTGTTGGTATTTTGTAATCCAATTACTTCTTTGCAATTTTGATCTCCTTGCCAGCAGATATAGCTAGTATGCCTCTCTGCTGTAAAAAACCGTAAAGATCATTCCATTCGTTTTTATCTTTAATCATTTTAAATAACGTAGGTGATGAAGGATCTACTTCTTCGATATACACCTTATCTGTTGGTACATGCTTGAAGCAGCAGTATTCTTTGAATCCTCTCACTACTGTAGCTATATGCATCCAAGGTCCCCCACCAAAAATCTTTGGTGGAAGTACTTGTTGAATATCATTTACAAGTATGAATTTTGTTCCAAATGCATCTGACATTTTATTCCCCAGGAAAACAGTTTTTCTTAAACGGACAGCTATACAGACAGGGTACTACAGGGTAGTGATGTCCATCAGACATTCCCCTTATAACTGATCCTACCATACTTAAGTGACCTTTCGTTATATCGTTAGACGAAAGGGAGTAGTATTCAAGATTATCGTTTTTTCCATAAGCAAATATGTGCAATCTCGATTGTGGTCTTCCAGTTTGAACATGCTCTTTGACAAAGGGTTTTAACATCAAGATTTTCATTATCGAGCAAGGATCATTCAGTATGGAATGCTTACTCGCCAAAGGCGAGAAAGTTATAGCGTGTATCGTTTGCGATTCCTTCGATCTAAATACACCTGATATGTCTAGTTCAACTGGTATTTTTTCAATAGATATTGAGGGCTGGATACGCCCCAGGACTGGCTCGTATCTTGACAGGGGGAATATGTCGAAGAATTCTTTCAACCACAAGATACAGCTATTTAGATAGTGGTTTAATTGTGGCTCTATTAGGTTTTCTGTTTGATTAACTTCAGCCAGTGAGGTGATTAGTGCTGACTGCATGTTCCTCAAGGGATTGTTAAGCTTGTCCTTTAGAGCTCTTATGATAAGTCTCTCAACAGAGGATTTGACGACACGCATACCAAAAGGTTCGTTTAACGTACCACCCCTATGAAAGAACTCAGAACACTTTACATATGCTCTAACGTCTTCTTCATAAAAAAAATTTCTTTTTGTTTTAGTCTCACTCAGAACTTGCTTCCTATCGATATATCTAAACTTGGGTACTTGGTATCCCCTATCAAAGAGACAGAAGTTCCAGCACTTATCCATAAGTCTGTGATGATCGGTAATTTGTGACCTAAATTGTAGCCTACAACATCAACGCCAAGTCTAACATCATGATTGTTAAAACCTATTTTTGGAGCTAGAAAATCGAGCTCTCTATCAAGGGCATGAATGAGTGGAACGGATATTGTTGCAGTTACATCAGCTGAAGGTGGCTCAAAGTTTATAAGCCCGTTCATATTTACTTGAATATGAGGTTCAAAAATTTTGTGTTTTCTTATTTTTGTTACTTTCAGGTTGTCAACTTGCAGTGGATAGGTGACATCTGGTTCTAAAGATGACGTTGCCTTTAGCAATACTGCTGTGTCTTCTTCTGCAATGACAACGGTCCCCTTAAGATTAAGCTCTGCAGTCTCATAAGAATATGATTTTTCTTCACCTTCTGTAGTCGTTGCAAAGCTTGCCACCTTCAGACCATTTTCTAGCTTAAACAAATGGTCTGGAGGAGGGTTCGGACATTCTGCTTCTTTGTATACAACAATTCTTTTCTCTTCGCCTGGCAGTGTCGTAACTGTTTCAACAACATGTGTTACTTCTGTTGGGCTTTTCTCTAAGTTAGCAATTACTTGCTTGAGCTCTCTTATTCTTTCGTCCTTACCGTTGAGTAAGCTTTTTAATGAAGCGGTTTTGTTCTTGGCTATTGTTAAATTCTCTGTGATCTCGTTCCTATCTGTCAACAGGAGGTCGTATTCGTTGCCTGCAAAGTGAGCTTTTATAAACCAGCCAGCAGCAAATACACCTACCATTACAATCAATAGCAGGATTAGTGCTTTAAATTCTTTCAGAACGTTTGATAGAGGATTTGCCATATTAACCCCAAGTCTTAGTCTTGGTTTCCTCTTCTAATTTTCGCTGCTCAACCGTTTGTTGAATATGTTTACTGATATAAATTGGTAACATTTCCATATCTTTTAGTCTTGCATCTTTACAGCTGAAAACCTTGTAGTTCTCAGTATCGATAAATGTTTTGTCTGTAAACTCTATCAAGCCTCTCTTAATAAGGGCCTTCTTGATCCTGTCTATCGTATTGGCAACATAAACGTCGCCTGTTTCCAAGTAGTAGAATTTTCGTGTTCGAGTACAGTAAATTCCTAAATCATTGTCTCTCATGACATAGTTCCTCTGGTAATCTTATTGAGTCATCATCGTGTGATGTTGTTGATGATTCTATTAGTGTTACTCCCTGTTCCCCTGCTCTGAGTGAGTGGGGTAAACCGGGAGCTATGATGAATGCTTCGTATTCTGCTACTTCTTTTGTATGTATAACTTTATCCACTATATAATCTATATATAATTTACCTGAGACAGGCAATAATGTCTCATGTTTTTTAATATGAAAGTGCATAGAGGTGAAACAATTAGGATTAATTATCAATGCTTTATTACAATAAAGAGCATTGTTAACATATATCATTTCGTAACCCCAAGTCTTTTGGACTTCAATCGGGTCTGATATTCCACTTGCACCAAGGACCCCCTGACCATGACCGGTGAGTGCCGAGAGTTTTATTCCTGGCACCTCACCGGTTAGGTCCTTTTGCACATTTATATACTTCTGATTTTTGTACATATTTTTCCTCTACTTAGAGTTCAGGTACTTCCGGGGCACTGTATTCATTAGCTTTAATATAAAGGAGGCTTGTACCATCGGATTTAATAAGTCCTTCACTCTTCTGATCTCTATAAGACTCTGCTTCCAGCAGAGCCGTTCGAGCTTGCTTGGGCTTTAAACTAACCCTCTTCGGGTCTAAGTCTAGCACTAATTTATCTTTAAATCCAGAAATTTTATTTTTAGTGAAGTTTAACAATAATCTTGGATTGATTTTGCCATCTTCGTCTGTCCAGAAAATTTCAGCATGTTCTTTTCTATCGTGTACATCGTTGTAAACATGTATGATGATATTTGGCCTATACATTAGCGCTCTTGCGTCTGCTAGGTCGTCATCAATAGGTAGTTTGAACTTTGAACTATCCATTGGCATGTTCTTTCTGTATTCAGCAGTAGCAATCATGCAGGCATGGTATTTTGCAACCATAGTTTTCTGGGAGTTAGATATCATTGTCATTCTTGTAGATTGATCCATATTCGTAAAGTCCATGTAATTATGCGTATTATCACAGATTAACATAATCTTTCTAGATGGATATCTTTGCCTATAATACCTCAGGTTTCTTTCCAGTACTGATAGGGTTGAACCGTCTTCTGCATCAATGATTACAATCTTCTCGTCCGAGATTAATTCTTTGAATATATTGTCTGCTTCTTCATATGCTGCATGATATTCCTCATCTAAAGGATGTAGGTATAGGTGTGGCTGAACAACCATACCTATACTCAACTCTTTGCCTGTTGGATGGGCCATCTGATAGATATTAGTTTTAATCCTTGGTTCTATTTGCTCATAACTATCATCTGTAGAGTGTAACAGGACCATTGCATTTGGATCAGACATAGCAATATCACATCCTATAGCAATGCAAGTTGCTGTCTTACCACTATTAGCACGACCACCAACATACATGAGGCAACCTGAAGCCCAGTTCATGCCTCCCGATAACGCTTCCTGGAAGGCTGGGAAGTAGTTCATCACGAATGTAGAGCTTGCTCCATCTTGATCAGCATCTCTTCTAGTTTCTTGTATGGCTTCGTATCTTGAGAGTTGATAATTAACTCCAACACTGTTCCTTTTATATTCTTTTTCTATTTTCTCAATAGAGGATTCGTGATTAGCTACATGAGCAGTGATGTTATCAGGGTCCTCATTAACTGAGGAAAGGTATTGTTCTGCAGATACCTTTAGCTTTTCCACCCTTTCGCTATACTTGTCATTTCTAACGGAGTTGACATCATTGGCTATTGCTTGATGCGAGATCCCTGTAAAGACAGAGAGAGTTTTAATAAGTAGTTCTCTCTTCACAGCTGCTTCTTCTGAAGCAATTGAAGGAATCATGCGGTTACAGATAACATCTGGTGAGTCATTTTCTGAAGCCTGCGCTAGTTGCCATTCAAAAGCAGTATGTATTTTTAAGCTTGTATAATCTTTTGAATCTTTGCTCGTGGAGAGGTATTCGTCTGGATCTTTTGGGTACTTATTATAGTCATCAAAGGATTCAGATGGAGGCAATACCACATGTGCAGCAACACCATTGGTTGCCTTCAAAACATTTTCAAGCACTCTTTGAGTAGCTAGAAATCCGGCATTATCCCAATCAAAATTAAGGAAGATCTTTCTTATGCCAAGGCTTTTGACTAGTAGTAAGTGCTGCTCTGTAAATGCTGTTCCGCATATAGCTACAGCATTGGTGATGCCAAGCCTATAGAGCTGAGCTAGATCACCTGGTCCTTCAACTATATATAAGCCGTGCTTTTTAGCACTAGATACAGCTATATCTATACCGAGCAGAGCCTTGCTCTTCTCATAGATAGGTGTTTCAGGCGTATTAATATACTTGCTATGCGAGGTGTCTGTTATGCTCCTGCTAATGAAACCAACAGGCCTACCTCTGTAATCACGTATTACAAATGTAATTTTATCTGTACCAAAGTAAGAATTATATTTAGTACGTATCATAAGCGATCTATTGAGATCCGTTGATTCCCATCCTCTCTCAACGAGCTTAGAGATAAGGACATCTTCATCTACAGATACAATGTCTATTTCATCTTGCTTCCACCCCCTTTCCACTAGGTAGGGGAGGTCGTCTTCGGTTGCACCGATTGATATGTCTGCGATGTCTTGGGTTAATCTATAGATCTGTGCTTTTTCTTTGTCAGCTTGAGTAGGCTCTCCTAATTTAATAGGAATTTCAAGCATTTCACATAAAGCAGGGACGGTTTGTGTTACCCATTCGGGACCTCCGGTTGGGAGGTTGTCTAGCACACCCGCTGCTGCAAATATGTCTCCACTCCAGTTACATGAGAAACATTTTACTGTCTCATCGTTTGTTTTGGGATTGAAGTACATGCTGGGGTCGTTGTCATTGTGCACAAAACACTTTATTTTTCTTGCGTTTGTTCTGATATTCTTCTTTAGGATTAAATAGTCTTTAAGGCGAGACCTCAAAACATGAACAACTTCTTCTAGGTTTGTAATGTACATTCTATGTTTATCCTTTTTTTCGTAGTTGATGTATAGGGTTGTGATACCACATCTTGGCAAACACCAATAGCAAATTTTGCATAACTTATTAGGGCTTGCTCAGATACATCCTTGTAAGCAAATATGCAAGCTGCAATGCTTGCAGTGAAGGTGTCACCAGAGCCACAAGTATTCACGATTTTAGTTTCAGAGGGAACTTCAATTGTTGCTATAGGTTTTTCACCTTTTAAAACTACTACGGGTTTGGGACCCGCAGTCCAGTATACGTAGTCAAAGTTTTTAGCCCACTCTTTGTCATACTCCTTGTCAGTAGCATGCCAGATTTTAAGCTTGCATTTGTTTATCCACCTCATGTCTAGACTTCTATATCTAGAGTCTACTATGGCGCATTCTGCGCCATGAAACTCGTCATCATCAAGCCATTTAATGGTGTTTAATACACCCTTATTGTAATCGCCAAGCACGAGTATATCTGGTTTATATTCTGCTACTAGCTCTGGTATTCCACAAGGTGTATAAAATATCTCTTTGGTATCATCAGAAGCGAGCGCTATCCCTTCCTCATGTAGGGGTGTTCTGCATATTGTATAACAGTTGAATACATCACCTTTTATAAAGTCTCCATCACTTGGATAAGCGTATTCTATTTTCATGCACAAGTCTGTTTCCAATAGTAGAGCTACTATATTTTGGTAAATATTCAATGCGCCACCGTTAAAGTGGCGCATTGAACCATCTCCATCAATATAAATGTCTAATATCGGATCACCTGTACATAGTAGCGTTTGTAGTTCCATGGGGCGTACCTTCTAGTTGAGCCGAAGGAGTTATTTTTATGAACTCTACCAGCTCTGGTGACAGATCTTTTATATTTCTCAATCCTAAATAGCTTAATGCTGATCTTACACCACCTTCAAATTCTTTGATGATGTCTTCAGTTCTGTCTGAAGGAACAAACGATTCAGAAGTTGCTCCTTCTGGGCAATCGCTTTTCCTATTGAAGTCTCTTTGGAACGATGCTGAGGCTTGACCTCTGTAACGTTTCGTATGCTTCCCGTCGACAAAACTCCAGCCGGAGCTCTCACAGGTCCGAGAGAATCTGTTCCCCATCATAATACCATCTGCTCCTGCTGCCAAGTACTTTACTGCATCTCCAGGAGATCTTACACCACCATCTGCAATAATAGTTACTCCAGTTCTTAGACCTGCATTCTCAAGGGTCTTGTGAACATTGTAGACTGCAGACAGTTGTGGTACGCCACAGCCCGTCATAAGCCTTGTAGTGCATGCAGAGCCTGGACCTATACCAACCCTCAGGTGAGTACAGCCAGCCCTTACAGAGCGTACTGCGGCTTCTCCAGTGCAGATACTTCCTGACATTAAGCTTCCTACATATGGTTGGTCTGAGTAGTATTGATATAGCTTGTGCATATGGATTGTATCCCCATGCGCTACGTCAAGATTTACAGATAGCTTTTGAATACCATATTCTTTAACTTTGTTAGCAAGATGTAGCCCAGTGCTAGCACTGGAGCCTATGGCAAAGAATACATTCTGATTATGATGTAGGTCTTTTAATGTATTCTCCCATTCATCTTCTAGGAATCTACAAACAACGGGGTAATGGTTATTACTTAACATAGCCTTGGCCATGTCATAGCCAGTTACAGTGTCCATTGGTGAGCTATATATAAAAGGACTAAGAGTAGCATCAGCCCTTGACTGAAGACTGCCTTGTTTAGGGACAAGACTTACGTCATCAGTAGTTAAATATTCATAGTCTAGTATTGATACTTGCTTTGTTAGCATTTCTAATGTTTTTGTTTGCGACATAAGTTTTCCGTAATAGGAATTGAGATAGTATCCCAAGTTCCCTTTTCGTTGATGACACATTCGTGTACTTCTGCCATGTAGTTGTATTTTTTTTTCAAAGCTTTAGCCTCAGCTATAAAAGGAATATGGGAAACCAGCAAGTGTGTTGCATCATCTATGTGTAAGTAGGGCCCATATTCAAACTTTTCTTTATCTACTTTAAACTTAATTAAAAAATAGGAATCAGGAGGCGATTTCATGAATCACCCCTGATATCCATTCTTGGTTGCTTATCTTCAGAGTAGCACACATTTCGGAAAGCACAGTAGCTGCACTGCCAATCACCTTTTTCTACTGCCTTGACAGGCTTTTTCTTTCCTTCAGCAATTTGTGCTTTTCTTTTAGCATGTTGTTCTGTATCTCTCTTGTTGAGAAGATTTCTCTCGAAAAGTTTTTCAATCTTATCATCATCATAAGAGAGATCGAAGTCTCTGTCAGGTATTTGTCCTGAGTCAACGCATTGCTGTATGTAAACATACTGCTCTGCAATATTCTCAATCGTTAGACCAGAGTCTTTTTTGGGTGTTGCACAAGGGGAATTACCCTTGTAAAAAATATGATGTTGGATATTCCCTTCATCATCTTCCGTAGGTTCTACGGTTACTTCATATTCGGCATATCTACCCGTGTCTCTTGCACCATAAACTAATAGCCCAGAACCAAATCTATCATCATTGTTACCATAATGATATTGGTAAAGCCCCAATTGCATCAAGTGTGAATCTCTTGGTGAACCAAGAGTTCCTCTTTTTCTATCAGCTGGACTTCCCAATACATAGTTAGCATTAAATCCGTAAACAGATTTAACTTCAACGATGTGGTATTTTCCCGTTGTTGGATTAATAACAACTAGGTCAATTTTACCTGATACATTCCATTTCGGAATGTAGACTTGAGTCTGGGTTGCAATAAATACTCCAGATTCTTGAGCTGCCTGTACACAGAATTCTTCATATAGCTCGCCTTGTTTCCATATCCATCTAAGATATGGATCCACCTCTTCCTGATTAGCCTGTATAGTTTCGACTAATTCGCGGTACATTTCGTAGTGAGGTGAGAATGAAAAGGTGTCCAGAAGTAACCGGAAGTAGGCTTGTCGCCTGCACTTCCCAATTACTTCTGGTTCACCATACTCATTAACTTGTGTGGCTGTAGCTTCTGAAGGCCACTGTGTGGGAGCTTTTTGATTACCTAATCTAGGTCTTGCCAAATAGTCAGTTACATGTGATATGAATGACCATTCAGACAATTTTGACTCCTATTCAGTTGTTTCTTCAGTTGTTTCTTCGCTAGTATTTTCGGTATCTTGATTTGTTTCTTGAGCTGCGGCTGCTTGTTGTTCTACGTTCTTGAGTGCGTCTGCAACATCAGATGCTGCGTTCTTGATGTTCTGCTTAATATTTTCTACTTCTTCTTTTGTACTTTCCATCATCTCTTGTGCTTGGGTTTGAATCTCCTTGTAACGAGCTTCAGCCCAAACAGGAAATTCTTCCATAGAGATCTTGATATCTTGCTTCTCTAGATTCTCGTATAGGTATTCTACTAGAAGACCTAGCTGAACCAATTGTGCATTTGCAGCATCAATTCTAATACGAAGACCGGACATCATGTTAACCATCTGCCCTTGGTCTAATTGTGGGGTAACAGGGTTACCCTGTGCGTCAACTAATGACATTATATTACTCCCTTTTTAGGTGGTAGCTGACTACCTAAGTAGTAAATCCTGCTCTCGCTAAAATCGGTGTTGCCTTCTGCGTCTTGGTAGACGACAGCATAACCATTCATTGCGTGAGGAAAGGACAGATCAGCTCTGTGTTGATAAGGTTGTCTGGAGCACATTGCTCCTTGTTCAATTAATAGCTTATTCATAACTACGCCTTTATATATTCTGTGCGTATGTCCAACAACAATTGAATCGAAATTCTCTCCACCAAGCCTATTCATAAAATATGTACATAATCTCTTGACTGTAGCTCCGGGGCTACCCCCGCTGTATGCGTCGGGATGACAAAAAATTGTTTTTCCTACTCTAACGTACCAGCTATCATACTTCTGATATATAACATTGTCAAAGTTTAATTTCTCTACTAATTCTCCATCTTTATTTAGTACTTCCCCATTGGCAATACGTGCCAGCAGATCAGGTCTCAATATTTGGGTTGCTTCTTTTTGGAACTCTCGTTTAGCTAATGCTTTAGCAGGTCTTCTATCATGGTTACCGCTTACGATAACACATTTGGGAAAGGATTCTGCTATCCTTTTTACCAGTTCAAAAGCAGAGAGGTATTCTTTTACAGCAGCGATTCTTCTTGCTGTGCCATACGTTGAAAAAATATATCCATCAAGAATGTCACCATTTAAAACGACTACATCTGCGTCACTATGAAGCGTTAGAGCTTTGTCTAGCTCATCATATAGTGCGAATGGGAAATGAATGTCAGATAATGTGAGTATTTTTCTCTCAATCTTATCTATAATACCGTCAGTTTGCTGTTCAGCATCCATCATGTATTCTTCATTCATTCTTTTTATGTATTCCCAGCGCTCTTCATAGGGATCTGTATAGTCTGCAGTAGTATCAGCAGTAATGCCGTCTCTACTGCATTTTCTTCTTATGGCGTCATAAGATCTTTTCAGGTTAAAACCTGGCAATCCTTTCTCATGTCTCCTTAGAAACTCTGCAGCTATGTCAGAGTGACTATTGGTTGAGACAAGTAGGCGCAATAAATGCTCTTCTTCGTCTTTCCATTTGCTCATTTAGATCTCCTTATATATCTCTATTTCCTCGGCTATTAGCTTAATATCTGGAGCTTCGCTTTCTACTTTTACTCTAGCTCTTATTAGTGAGCCTTGCTCTATATTGTGTCCTATTTTTATCCAAAGTCTAGAGAATATTGTTAGGTCAGCTGTTGCAGTAGAATCATCTATTTCTGCAAAAGCCATTTTCTTACCCCTTTTAGTTGTTATCACTTTTAAAGAATTTATGACACCACAAACTAAAGCATTTTGACCTTGCCAAACTGCTTCAAGCTTTTCACATCCATTATTAATTAATGAGGCGGGGTGTGTTTGTACGTAACAGCCTATGTAATGAGCTTGCTCCATTACATCTTTAAGGGTAAGAGGCACCTCTTCGTGGCGCCTTAGCTCGATTTTAGAAGGCTCTTCCTTCATTTTTAGTTCTGGAAGTCTTCTGAGCTTCATTTCTTCTAGCGGTTCTAACTGCTCTTTAATACTTTCAATCAATCTTGATACCTTGTCTTTTTCATTGTCTGCAGCTTTTTTCAAGTTCTTTTCTTCTGCCTTGAGCTGTTTCCTTAAGGAATTTCTCTCTTCAATTAGAAGCGTTAGCTTCTGGTTTTCTGTTTTTCTAGTAGCAGAATCTATTTTTCGCTGCTCGAACTCCACTATTTCTTTAATATAATTATAAAGGTCATTGCTTCTTTCGAGAAGCTCTTCTCTAACATAGCCTAATTTATCAAATCCGCCCGCCCGTATCAAACTTTGGAATGTTTTTATTGTGACTTTTTGCATATTGACTCTGCTTAGAAAGTCGTAAACATCTGTGAACTGCTTCTTTCCACGGGTGGTAACTATTGATTTTGCTGCTGTTTTGCCAACATCCCTAATAGCATTAAGACCAAAAAAGATTTCGTTTTGTTGAATTGTAAAATCAATGCTAGAGCCATTCACACTGGGCGGATTAATAATTACTCCTAGCGCTTTTGCTTCTTGAATATATTCTGGCGCTTTCATAGCCCAGAGTTTGGGCTGTAGGGTTTTGGATCTTACGCTCATTAGGCTGCAGAAGAACTCTACTGGATAGTTTGCCTTCATGTAAGCGGATATATATGTTAGTACACTATAGCTTACGCTGTGTGCCTTGTTGAAGCAGTTGCTGGCAACTAGACCACTTTCGAGTATAAAGTTATGATCTTTTTTTAAACCGATATCATAGACTTCACGTTGTTTTGGTTCGCTCTTGGAGATTAGCTTCATCGTTTTCTCCGTTATTGGTGTTCGTTATCACTTTGTTATTTATGGGTGTATCATCTATATAGATGTATGCTAATAAAAGCAATTTAATATTTTCTGACAGCTCATTTTTCAACTCTTGTTTATCTTGATAATGGGTAGCAACCAAATCATAGTGGGCTATAGTCAAGAGTAAGTCGAGAGAAGGATCCATACCATCGTTGACTCTTCTTTGGAATTTAAGTCTATTCGATTTTGCTAGCCTTTCATATACAACTGTTCCAAAAGACATTGGAATTTTCTTTGTATTTCCAAGAAGATACTTGGAGAAAGGTTCTTTCTCGACAGAGAAAATAAGCTTCAAAACATAAAACATAAGTTTTATTTTCATATATACGTATTTCATTTTTTCTCCAAAAAAAGAGGGGGGCCAAAGGCCCCCCTCAGGGTGGTTAAAATTTAACTAAAAATTTTATTTATTTTCCGTTAGGAGCATCAGTCTTCAGTTTTGATGTAGGCATTGAAGCATCTTTATAGCTTTTCTCGTCTCCTTCATATTCAGGGGGTGAACCCTTGAGAGTTGAAGTAAGACCCATAAGATAGGCATCACAAACCGGTACCTTGTAACCCATACCATCTTCTATGAATAAACCTGGAGCAGCAGCTCTAAGCTGCTTCTGGTTTAGAAGTCCAAGGTGATGGAGTTCAATTTGACTGAATTCTCTGCGAATTTCCTGAATTGCTTCAGCAAGAGCTGGAGACATCCCAGTCATTTCGATGAGTGTACCGCCAGCAGTTTTGTTGATATCCAAGCTAACAACTCGACCTTGCATATGGTAACCAACCGCTTCTAGATATTGGTGAATATCAGAGTCAGTCCTCATAGCTGTATCAGCTATTAAACCTTGCAGTTCCTCGTCTCCAGCCTGATGCATAATTCTCTCAATTGCCAAATCCAAGTTTCGCTTGGCTTCCGTGTCGTCCATAGTGAGGATTTCAGAACAAAAGTTGTCTAATGTTTGTTTCTCATCTGGACCGCCAGGAAAACCTAACACCTCTAAGATTGCACCAATCATGTCATTAGTACCTTGTACTAGCATATAGCTAACTTCAGAGCTAATGGGACCCCACTCTAAGTCCAAAGACACGGCTATTGCCTTGGTTTGGGCTAAAATGAGAGTTACGGCATTGTAAAGAACTCTGCCGTTATTGATTTGTGCTTCTTCGTAGCTACCATCAGCAGCATCGGGGGTTATCAACTCTACCTCTGTGATTCGTTTTCTAGCTATTTCCTCTTGGAAACTTTCAGAAGTTGAATCGGTATTGTATGTAACCTTATCGATTGCAAGAGAGACGACATTGTGTGATGGTGGAAGTGAAGAAATTTCTTCTTCTATAGATTCTATTTCTTTCTCTGCATCCACCTTCTGAGCATGGGTATAAGCCCTTACTTCATCTAGCTTGGCAAGGGTTTCATGCGAATCATGCAGTTCAGCTTCAGCTGCAGCTCTGAAAGCTTGGAAAGCTTCTGTAGCGGCTGCGAGGCCATGCTGTGCCTCAGATTTGCTCTCAGAGTATATCTTGATAGATGTTTCAGCATGCGCAATATCACTATCCAGCTGTTCATCAGCAACGCGAGTAGAAACTGCGATTGCACTCATGATGAAACGCCATGGACCTTCAGGAACTCTGCTAGCAAGTTCTGTGTTCTTGCTAGTGGCTTCAGCATAATCAGAAGCGGTTAGAATACCACCAGCCTGATCAACCTTGACCCACAGTTCATTTACAGAAGTAGTTTCGCCTGCAGTCATCAGGGCTTCCAAATGTGACCCTGCCCACGAAAGTACCTTGAATCCGTTTGGATGCTCATAGCAATTATCTGAAGTAAATTCCACTGCTGCTTTTAAAGCAGCCTGATCATCTTCAGACAAGCTCCCATCATCAAAAGAAGACAATATGCCCATGAAATTAGGAAATACATCATGATTTGAACTGCAACCAAGACCGAAAAGCTCTTTGTTTGCAGCCATCCTGTCGTTAAAAGTATCCACGCCGTATCTATCTACAAGTCCCTCAAGTGAACCATCAAATAGTTCTGCTCTTCTTGCTTTCTTGTGAGCAGCTTCCTCGCTATATTTTGCAATATATTGGCTGAACATAGCGATATCATTCTCAAGGGCTTCCTTAAGAGCTTGAAAAGAAGCTGTGTGATCAGCGAGTTCAGCAGTTTTGGCTGCAATAAACTCTTGTAAAGCAGACATGTCTGCCATGAGCTTGCTCAACTCAGCATCGAAGTCTCCAACGCTTGCTTTTAATTTTTCCAGACGCTCAACCAATTCACCCAATAAGGATGGATCGGCTCCTGCTATATTGGCCATTCTGAGAATGAAATCCAATCTACTGATTTCTCCAAGAATTACGTCAGGGCTCATACCCCATTCCAATAAAGACATTTCTACTTCATCACCTGGTTTGGTTAAAGTTTTTAAAACGTCTTCTATCTCAGGAACATTTTTTTGAGCAGCTTCGAGAACAGCTCTGAACTCTTGGCTGTCAAAAATATCATCAGCATCACGTACTGGATTCTTCAATCTACTGTGGATTAGCTGCGGTAAGCCGCCTATTAGAACCTCAAGACCGTCTTGGAGTTTGTAATTTCCTCCGAGTACCTGTGTTCCATTCCATTTTGAGAAAAGAAAATCAATAACGCCATAAGCCTGGCCGATTCCAGCGTTGCCATCACGAACTTCAACAGTTGCAGAAGTTCTAGACCACTGATCTGCCGTTAGGGGATCAGCTTCTCCGTCACCGAGATTAATGCAAAGAACAAGGGTGTCCTTGCCATTCCATCTGTCCTGTCTGAAATAATGATTCATCGTGGACAAGAATGCGACCTCTTCACCTTCTACAACAATTGTAGCTGGCATCCGAGGATTGTAAAGCCAGTTTCTTTTGATTTTTCTGTTCTTTTCAGCAGTTATTGAATATTCATTATAACGCCTATGCAGATCTTGGACATAACTGTAGTCAGCCTCTTCTGCTTCTGCTTTTTCTATTAAAGCCTTAAGTAGCTCAGCTGCTGTTTCTGCTGGATCTTTCATTTCAGTGGCGTATGCCAAATCACAGCCATACATTCCTGAATAGAATTGACTCTTCGTAAAACCAGTGTAGGTTTTTTCAGTTGAAGATCTTTCTTGTGCCAAGACCTTATCGTTATCAGCGACAATCATCTGAAGAACGTCCTCTATACCGGTGACAACTTTTGAATTCATCTGAGCGAATTTCTTAAAAGTCCACTGTGTTAAGAACGGATTAAATGGATTGCCATATTGATCGTAAACGCCTTCGCGTTTATCAAAGATCATTGCATTCCATTCTGCGGTAGCAAATGCGCCTACTGCACCAGATTGCCAAGCATTCCAGTCAACAGGCCACTTTTGTGAGTTTCCAACATTCCAATGTAGTTGTTGGACATTTTCAGCCATTGCTGACTGAAACCTTGCATCATTGATTCTACCACTCGAATCAATGACTAAAACAGGTTGATCTCCCCGATCAGCGGTTATAATGCTGGCAGCAAAAGCATCTCTGCGGAGTCTGGTTCGAGCAAATTTGCTCTCGTCCAGCTTGCCGACAGGATTACCATAGTCGCCTGTTTGCTCATTATCTCCTAAACCAGGATTTGGTTTTTTATAAGTACCCATAGTTTACCTCCTTTATAGTAAAAAATCTAAGTGTTGTACTATTCTCTTAAATAAGATTTCTTATCTTACGCGTTGTTTTCAGCATCTTCAGATGGGAAATCAACTGGGCCAAGGGTAGCACCTTGAGCGCTTACTCTGGAAAGAGCCAACAATTGGCCTTGGGCTTCCATAAGCTTGATCTCAGCTAAATCAGTTGGATCAGGAGCATGGATTTTTCCAGCAACTGTAGCAAGTGGCGCACAAGCTCTAGTGGTGACAGTTAAGCTTACATCATTGTCGGCGTAGCCCATAGGATCTACGAGCTCAACTTTGATTGCTTTAACTTTGCCAAAGCTATCAAGTTTTGTTGCTATAATAGTGTAGTCTAAACCTTCTCTAAGTGTGAGACCGTCTGCGACTACTTTGGATGGAACGCCTGCCTTGAAGCGTCTACCAGAGCCGTTCAGACTGATTTCTATACTAGAAGAAAAAGAGTTTGTGATGAATCCATCTGCTCTTAGACCTGCGAGGTGTCTATCCACATCTTGAACCGAATCACTGATGTTTCTGCTCTTGTCTTCGGAATACTCAGCAAGGGCTTCATAAAGTTCCTTGATGCTATTCATCTTGTCAGGAGCTGCTCCAATCAATTCTTTAACTTCAGCTTTAATAAAAGCTTTTACAGCGCCACCTTTAAGGTCGGACTCAGTTGCACTAGGATCAGCTAGCATCGCATACACATTGCTAGAGTTCTTCTCCAGAGCGTGGTGGAATGCAGTAACATCAATTTCACCAGCTGTGTTAATTACTACTACGTCGTTAGCAGAGTTGATTGTATCTCCAGATACACCGAAAGGCTTTACCTGGGTTCTTTTACCGTCACAATCGCTCGAAGGAATCTCCGGGCCATAGTCTGGTGTAGGTTTAATATCATTAGGATTAGTCGTCATAATTTACCTCCTTTATATTGTAAAATGAATGACAAATGGTCCCATTGGGACCGGTTTAATTAAACCCCATTAAGGGGTCATGCCATCTCGAAAAAGCGAGATGCGCTGGTACATTAATAAATTAACGTATGCTAAAAAGTCCAGCGTTTGAGAGAAGATTTTTATAAAACTTTTCAGAGGATAGAATAAGAAAATTCTTATACATCTTAAGCGTTTTATGGCATCTTTTCTTTCAAACTTTCTTTATAGAAAGCTATTAAGTATGATTGAGGCACAAGCTCGCATTCAAAGTTTATTTGGGTAGGAGACGTGAATACAAAATCGTATCCCTCTCTCAATACCATGCCGTCGTGTGCCAGGATTAGGGTTTCTTTGTTAGGAGCAGGATCAAAAGAAATAGTCCCACCTTGTGGGACTTGTTCTGTTAAATCGTACTTTTTATAACCCGGTAGGTGTCCTACAATTTCGTCGATTCTGTCTATTATATCACCAACAATAGCTCTTTTTACATCGCCTATCGTACGTGAGTGTGTTTTAACTATTTCGACCGGTTTTCTCATCAGCTTTTTTCTCCTCGTAAATACTGTAGAGCTCTAATCCTTTTTCAAATATAGTATCGATTGAAATAAATTCTCCCGAAACTACTTTAAACTTATGGTCCGGGGTGCAAGTAAAACTCTCACCACTTTCCAATGTGTAAGTATACACTTCCTGTATACCTCGATGCCAGCGTTGTTGAACTTTTTGATTTATGATTTTATTTTCCTCAGTAACAGAGACCACTTCTGAGTCAATATCGTTTATTAAATCAATTAATTGACACGGATAAGCTTCATTTTTATTTTCGTCTGGTCGTAAAATTTTTGTCTCAGGTACAAAGCAGTAGTCTGCAAACCCAATTAAATCATCCCAGAGTTCCTCGGAATAGCTCTGGGTAAGACCTCCTCGTTGGGTACATCCATTTATAAATTGCTTCTTGTATGTATTCAGAACATCAACGTCTTTCTTACCCATAGCCCTTCGGATATCATCAGATTCTTTTGAGGTGAATCCAGCGATCTCAGAACAGATTGCCATTACTTGTTCCTGATAAATCAATGTCCAGTAACTGGTTTTCAATAGCTCTGCAATTCCTTCGGGTAAGTTATCCGGTGCATAGCCTGATTTTCTATTATTCATATATTCTTTATCTAGGCCAGCCTGTAGGGGTCCTGGTCTATTCAAGGCGGAGATATCACTTAGCTCTTCGATTGAGGTTGGCTTGATTCGGGTAATTAATTTTTTGGCCATACCAGAAGTTTCCATCTGGAATACGCCAGTCAGCAAGCCTTCGTGTAGCATAGTATATGCTCTCTTATTGCCATCAGCTATACTGTATGGCTGAACTTCTATATCTTGGTTGAGTTTCAAAAGCTTAGTACATTCCTTAATAATTGAGAGTGTATCTATGGATAGGAAATCAAACTTAATTAGACCTAAGGACTCTACTTCTTTCATGTCAAATTGAGTTATCAGATCTGCTTTTGAATTCTTCCAGGTTGGAACAACCTCCCTTATAGGCTTGTCAGATATGACTACACCTGCAGCATGAATGCCAAAGTTAGCAACCATATCTTCTAGTGTATTGGCAAAGCTATAGAATTCTTTATATTTTTCTTCATCTAGAATCGCGGGATTCTTTTCTATGATTTCTTCCAGGGTAGCTTCTCTACCGTACTTTGGTGGTGGGATTTTTTTAAGTATATTATTCAAATCCTGTGTGTCTCCTTCTGTAACCCTATAGAAGGAGCGAGCAAGTGATTTTGGCTTAAATGTTCCATGGGTAATAATATTTGCGACATTATCTCGTCCCCATTTATCAGTTACCCATGCGATAGCACCCTCTCTGTCGAGTGCATCATGGTCAATGTCAATATCTGGCGGAGATCCTCCAACAGTATTGGAGCGTCCCTTTTTGAAGTCAAATTCATCTGTTAAACCGCATACGTATAATAGGATGCTGTTATGAGGGTTGGGAAACTTGATTTCACTCTGTGTGTTAAGTAAGAATATCAATGAGAGAATTCTTTCTTGATCTTGTTTGGAGATCATGTCTTCTTCGAAGTCAAGAAAGTCTCTATCGATTTCAGAAACGCGATCTGAAATGTAATTATTTTTTATTTGATTAATCAAAGGAGACTCCATAATGAGATATAAGATTTTAAACGACGTTACCGCAACAGCTGACGTAGCTAATGCAATAGTTTGTGCTGATCATCTAGGTCGTCCTGCACGGCGTGTAGAATTTAGATTTAATGATAACGGTGTAAACGCAAACAACGACATAGCAACTATTCATATAAATGAATATGCTCGTGTTGTCACTAGAAATTTAGAACAATGCGATACTGTAGAGTACGTAGCAACAGGTGCAGAACCTGGCTTTAACATAGGCCCAGACGGAGAACTGCATTATATTACTGCAGCTCAATTTGGCCCCATCACCTCTGTTCGTATATCTAACCTTCAAGGTGGTGCTGGTGATGTTGGGGCTGTGATTCTAAGCTAGGAGGATAGTTAAATGTTCAAAAGATATATGCTACAGCCAGTTAGACGTTGTAAAAGCGGTTGCTAGCTCGCGCAGGTAACGCCTGCTAACACTACTAAGGCTCCCTAACGGGAGCCTTTTTAGTGTTTATGATTACATTTTGTATGACTCACTGGCAAAGACTCAATCTTCTCCACCATCTCGTGGTCGAATATGAGTGGTGTTGCTCCTCTACCTATATTTAAAAATCTTTCAAAGATTAAACCATACTTGATCGGGTCTACTTCAGTTATCTTTAGAGCATAAGCCACTAAAGATCCTGCTGCAGAGCCTCGTCCTGGACCGTGTAGAACGTCAACTGTTCTTGCACCTTCCATAAATTGTGCAACAATTAGCATGTAATCTGAAAAACCCATTTTCTTTATTGCAACTAGCTCATCATCAAGCCTGTTTCTGTACTCTTCTGGTGGCATAGAGCCGAACCTATTGAATAGTCCTTGCTTAGACACTATCTCTAAGTGTTCGTGTGCTGTTTCGCCTTCAGGTAGATCCTGGTACTTTGGATATCGATTCATTCTGTCTGAAAAGTATGAAGATGAGTCGACCATGCTTGCTAAACTAACTGTATTGGATATGGCATCGTAAGGCATACCTTGTGCCTGTGCATTTTTCCACATCCAATCATGGGATGCAGCATGAACATCGATCTCTCCAAAAGTAAATCTCTTTTCATTGGATAGCGTAGTCTTCGTCTGCATGCAAAGGGCAGCTTCGTGTAACTGTTTGTCCCACTCGTGAGTATAGTGGCAGTCGTTAGAAACAATTAGGGGTAGGTTTTCTCTTAGGGCTATTTCCATGAGGACTTTATTTACCCTTTGCTGTTCTTCCATTTCGTGAAGCTGTAATTCAACTAGGAATCTATCACCAAATAAAGCTTTGTGGTGGTGTATCATTTTTTCAGCCTCAGCTTTCCTATCATTAAGAATGAGCTGTGACACTCTTGAACCAAGGCATGCTGTGGTAGCGCAGATTCCAGCGCTATACTCTCCCAGGAGGAAGTCATCCAGTCTGGGTTTTCTGTACATACCCTCAGTATAAGCTAATGAGGATAGTTTGTATAAGTTGTGAAGCCCTTCATTGTTAAGAGCTATAAGAATTAGATGGTAATAAGGTTCGCCTAGATCATCTAAATCTTTTACTGATCTGTCTTGTATTGTGTAGTAGGCTTCCATACCTATGATAGGTTGTATGCCTGCTTTATTACATGATTTAAAGAACTTGTAACTACCGCTAACATTTCCATGATCGGTAATAGCAAGAGAGCGCTGCCCAAGCTTTTTGACATGCTCAGGCAGCGTCTCAATCCTATTGATACCATCTAAAAGAGAATATTCTGTATGTACATGTAAATGTACGAAGTTATTAGACATAACCTCTCCTTTAGATTTTTAATTATTTAGTTGGCTTGTAAAGATACCTTGCTGTAATAGCCGTAATATCTAACGGGCCAGGGATCACATTTAATTTCTTCATCTGGAATTTCCAGCGCACTTAAATGATAGTCTAGTCCAGTATTGTTACAGGTACCATGGCTATCAAGATAGAATGTATTACCTTCCTTATCCATATCATAGATAGGGATATTGGTGACTGGACAGGCAACTGTCATCACTTCATTTGAAGATGCATTGCGCTGCTTACTGGTGTAATCGTTAAGATTATTCATTAACTGCTTCAGATTGTCCAGATTTCTTACTGGATTTCTTGCTGCTTCCTTCAGGTTCCTCACTAGGGGTTGAATCTGCGGGAACCACTCCGCTTGCTTCGTAACAAGCTTCTCTAAGTCGTTTGTAAAAGTCTGTATTTTCAATGATAAATTGTCTTGCACCGAGTTTTCCTCCCGTACATAATGTACTTTCTTCTTCGTTGGGTAGTGATACTTTTACTGATGATCCGGCATATCTTATAAAACCAATATCTTTAGCGAAATTTAATATGTCTCCATAAGGATCTGTTCCCTTGCCACAAACAAATTCAAATTCTGCTTCTTTGTTTAAGGCTGGAGCCATTTTATTTTTTACAACTTTTACTTTCATCAGTAATGCATTAGGCTGATTCGGTGATGGCTTTGAAGCCACTCTCAACCTAAGCGATGAATAAAATGGTAGAGCATTTCCTCCGCTTGTCGTTTCTGGATTACCATACATCACACCAATCTTCATACGAATCTGATTGATGAAAATGTAGCATACTTTCTGATCAACACATATTTTTGAAATGCTTCTCATTGATTTTGACATAATTCTGGGAAGGTCTCCCACTCCCATTTCTGTCATCAATCGTTTAGTTTCTTTTTCTGTCTGTGCAGCATCTATAGAATCAAAGATAACCATGCCTACTGCACCACTAGTACCTAAGTCTTTAGCTAACTGCATTGCTTCTTCTGCGGTATCGGGGTAGGAGAATACAACTTTAGTTGGATCTATACCCATGCTTTTTACTAAGTCTAAGCCTGTAGTTCTTTCGAGATCGATAAAACAAGGAGGCCTATCGTACCCATACTCATCTACGTACTGTTTTACAAATTGTAATGATAAGGATGTCTTGCCTGCTGACGGGGGACCGTACACTTCGATAATACGGTCTAGCGGGATTCCCCCTATCCCTAACTGACAGTCAAGAGATAGGCTCCCAGAGGAAACTACTTCTGTGCTCTCGATTTTAGGACCGAGATGCACAAGGTCTTTTCCGAATTTTTTGTTTAATGCATTGGCTATGGTATCCACTTCTGGAATACCAGTTATTTTTTTGATTGCCATTTTTTCTCCTGTTAGTCAGATGGATATGTGCGTTGCTCACCATCTTCAAAGGTGATTATTGTTTTATTTCCAGGGTGTGGGATGACATGTACCTTAAGGAAGTCTTCCATCGAGTCAAAGATTGCGATACCGCCTCTTGGCGGTGGGTACAACCAGTGAATAACACACTGTCCTGTAGCAAGGACAACCCCTTCTATGACTATGCCCTCTCCTGAAATACCAGTTTCATCTGATTGTCTACAAACAGTAAAACTTTTTATTCCTTGAGGGGCTAGTTTTGCTGGCGGTTTTGGTTTAAGGTCACGCAATTCCTCGTCATCGCTTTCACTCATAGTTTGCTCCTATATCTTTTGGATTTTTATATTGGTTGAGTTTATTACTTTACTCATGTCCTCGTTAAACTTGCCATAAGATTCTTTATAATATACATTCCTGATCCCAGTATTTGCTATTACGCAGAAACATTTAAAGCACGGTTGTGCCGTAACATAGATGGCAGAACCATCTATAGGAATACCATGTTTAGCCGCATGTGCAATAGCATTTACTTCAGCATGTACAGTTCTCAAACAATGTCCATCAACCATTAAGTGTCCAACTTCAGTACAATGATCACCTCCTGAGACTGAACCATTGTAGCCGGTTGCTAGAATCCTCCTACCTTTGACAATTACAGCACCAACGTGCTTTCTATCGCAAGTAGCTCTAGTGGCTATCAGTTCAGCAATGTCCATAAAGTATTCATTCCAATTCTTACGTTTATGATTCATCTTCAGGTTCCTTATCTGGGTAAACTAAGCGAAAGGAGACTTTCTTTTCTTCAATGCACTTTTTTATTCGTCTTTCTATTTTGCTCAGTTTGCTGTTACCCGTTTTGATTTCTAAGAAAATTATTTCTTTAAGCTCATCGGCCTCTCCGTCTGCAATATCGGAAGCGCCATTAAAAACCATGTAATCTATGGGGTTACCCATAAAGCGATAGTCCTTAGGATTAAGCTCGCCAATAAGATGAGGGGCCAAGTGTTCTGTAGCTTGTCCTCTGATAACTCTTCTTGATCTATCTAGAGCATCTTTTCTTATTTCTTTTTCTTTTGATATACACCAAGCTTTAAAGAAGGCTTCATATTCAGCAATAGTATCTTCTTTAAGGGTGTTATATTTGCTTTTTAATTCGTTTAATTTCTCATTAAGTTGAGATTTTTCACGTCTTAAGATATAGTAGTTGTAAGATAACAGGGAAACCCCTGTTAAAACCAACAGTAAGGTATAAAACATAAGTGATTCCTATGAGTACAGAAGTCTTAGTCACAGGTACATTTAACATACTTCATCCCGGACACATACGGTTGCTAGAGTTTGCTAGTAGGTATGGTTTGGTGACAGTAGGTATAAATGCAGACCCCTACTTAAAAAAGAAGTATGGGGATCATGCTTTGCCTTTAGTTGACAGGACCTATGTACTCAACTCTATCAAACATGTTGACAGTGTGATTGCTTTCATGGAAGAGGATCCATCGTCTCTTGTCAAGAGGCTCAAGCCTAAAATTTATATAAAGGGACCAGATTATTCAGGCGTTGAGTTGCCTGAAGAAAATGCATGTAAGCAGGTAGGTGCTCATATTATAATTCAGCCTGCAGCTAAGGAGTATAATTCAGGAGAGCTTGTGACCGGGTTGCCGGATAGTATTTTTAATAAATTAAATAAATACAGTTAACTGCCTGTAAAACAAGAGTTAATTTTTAACATCCTGAATAACGCTTTACTTAGTTTCTCGCGTGTTTCGCGATTTGCTGAGATTTCTTCATGATGATACATAATCTTTACTGCCATATCTAAAAAGTTTTGTTCTGATTCAGACCCTCCTTGCTTATCTATAGATATTGTTTTTGTATCTATACAAAGAATGGGGTCTGGATCATCGATATGGTTGACAGTATAAACATGGCCATCATAAATAAAACTTTCTGGAATATACAATGTCCTCACCAATTTTGTTTCCCAGAAGGCTCTCGCCTCCCGTATAACATGTTCCTTTAATTTTTCTAGCTGTGCTCGATCATCCTCCATCAGGAAAGAAACTAGATCTCTGAGAGACATTTCTTCCCCATATTCATTCTTCAGGTATAAGAACCTGAAGCTTGAGTCAAATATCATTTTTATAGATGAATCGAATGCTTCTTGTAAGTATTTTTTAGATCGAAATTTTGGATGCTGTAGCTTTATATAATCATCCATAGCTTGACGCAGAATAGCGTGAAGCAGGACCTTGTAGTCCCCTGGATCTGGGACTACAGGTTCCCTTACTTCCTCAAGCTCTTCTACGTCTTCTATGGTATTGTTTTTAACAGATTTTTTTGCCATGTCGATAGGATCTTGTCTTGTTGTAGTCTAATTTTGTTCTGATTGCATCAGCTAAATCAATTTTATGCAAGCCGCAAAAATCTGCTATTCTTATAACAATGTCTGCTAATTCTATTGGAATTCCTTCCGGCTTAGTTGGTTTACTATCATTATAATATATATCGGTAGGTTGTCTACCATTTCTGTGTTCTTCCAGAGCTTCACTTATCTCAGAGTGCATAAGGCAAAGAAGTTCTGGCACTGATCGTTGTGTTTCATGCCAGCCCTTATCCAGAGCATTGGCGTAAGCTTCGTAAATTAATTCGTTAATTTTCATATATTACTTCTATATAGTACAGGTGTCACCATCGCAGAACTTATCTTCAGCTTCATGGTGAGCACTGTTAAGGTTGAGTGGTTTAATTTGGTTTATCATTTTCTCATATTCTTCTTTAGTTATAGGAATATAAGGTGCTTGAACATATCCGTGGTCAGATATAGGTAGCAGGGATATAGATTTTAATTTTGTCTGATATATATCTAAACAACTCTTAATATCTTTACCCTCCTCTTTATTGAAAGTAACCGTTATACTGACCTGGTTGTCTGCCCACCAGTATTGCATGTCACTTGCGTTGGCAAATTGCTCCCACAGAGTAACATCTTTTTTGCTTTTAACAAAGTAATTTTCTTTTACCGGAAAAGATACCACAGAGGTATCATTAGCATACTGATCTTCTTCTACCAAATATCCCGCTTCTTGGCAAGAAGCAACAAGGGGAGAAGTGTTTGCCACTCTTATATTTCTAATATAATACTCTGACTCGGGATAATGTATCCCAGGTGTAGCTCCACAAAGGAGAGACACAGTGCCAGAGGGCTTCACACTAGTCATCTTTATGCTTTTTGGAACACACAGCCACTCGCTATAAAGTAAATCCAAGTCCTTGATATAAGAATAGCCTTTGTCGCACCAATTGAAGAAGCTGTTTCTCCCTAGTTTTTCTATTGCTTGTACAATGCCACTCATTGAGCAACCAATTCTTCTGTTTCGCATCATAACTGCGTTTGTCTTGGTGTTGTGTGTAGGGATAAGTGTTACACTCTTAGCATACAAGTATGCAAATTTTAATGTTCTTTTGTAGTCTTCAAAATCATCATGATGTGCAGGAAAGGTTTCGACAAGACAACAGAGCTCATGGTCTTCAAGTGATTGCTCTGAACAAGGGTTCGACCCCATAACTCTTAAGTCTTTACCATTCGGTGGATCAGCCATACGACCATAATGTCGCATATTGTCTAGCCATATACATCCAGGCTCACCATTCACTGCTATAGATTCCGCTATATCGGAATAGTCCATACCGATTTCAGCGAGAATGCTGTTGTTGCTAGCCCAGCGTCTATCCATGAGCGCTTCTTCGTCCTGCTTAAGTTCTACGAATTCCTGATCATTTGGATCCCCAAACATTATTTCCGCTGTACGTCTAACGCCACCGGCTACAACACATTTACCTACATAATTAAATATGTCGACAATATGTGATGATGTTATTTCTATGGGTTCGGAAGAGTTCTCTTTCCACAGGGTCTTTGTTATATTTTCTACTAATTCTTGCAATGGTTCTGGACCTGAAGCTACTCCACCAAAACCATTGATGGGTGCTCCTCGTGGTCTGACTTTGCTGTAATCGATTGTTAAGGGATAGTGAGCCTTGCCTACGAAAGAACTGAGTATCTCCCTTACAAGGGCAACCCAGCCCTCTCTGGAGTCTTCTACAACATAGGGTGTGCGAGTATATGTCGGTCTATACACTTTGATTTTACCTGCACCTCTAGTATCACCACCCACACCAACACCTAGCATACTCATATCCATGAGGAAGCAGAATGGGGTTGCAAAATCTATATCAATATTAGCTGTTGTTACGAATGCACAATTGTTAAGTGCGGCTGAGCCCTTTTGATACACAAGGTCCGTTCCCATGACCCAGAGTCCTCGACCTGGTGGTGTAAATTTAAAGCTCCACATTCTTTCAAACATCTCTTGCGCAGAACCTTGAGCTTTTCTGTCATTCCAAGGCAGTCTAAGAGATTTACAATGCTGCTTTTGCACATTATACACACCCTCAACAACTCTGCGACATGTTTCCCAGAACTCTTCTGAGGTACCGTCTGGCTTGGTACGAGCGTAAGTACGCTTATAAGTAAAATATCCAACAGGTCCCCAATTGGGTTGCTTACCTGCATAATTTGCGAGAAAATTTTCACTTAATGAAAAGTCTCTAATTTTTCGTCCGTCTATTTCCTGTGAAAGAAACATTATTCCTCCATTAATTAGTAGTAGTAGTTGTTTGAGTACTATCTATACTTAAAGATTTATTTGCCATCAAGGTAATATTTACCAAGAGGCCACAAACAATTGAGCCAATCACAGATGTGAGGCTTTTCGATATCCCGCTGAGGAATACAAATGTTAATATAACTGACAATATATCAGTTATTACAAAATGTTTCAGCATAAATCTTTTTATACGTTTGTGTAAATGCTTAAAAGAGAAGACCATACTCAACCAGGTTAGTACTCCTAAAAGTATACCGTCAATCATTTTGTCTTCCTTTTTGATCTGTATCTAGATCATATAGTAGTCACCTGGTCTATGTGTGGATCATTTCTAACACTTTTGGGTGTAACCTTCCTCACCTAGGACTAAATCAGTTTGACTTCCATCTACATTATCATAGACGGAAACATGAACTGACTGATCCTCATCTCTCCATATACTTATGTTCCAGGTATTGTTTGTTTGTATAACCAGTATGCTGTCTGTATCGGGGTAACCATTATGTATCGTTATGTCGTTAGATATATTTACTGGCTTGTCCATTTCATCTCCATGTGCAGGCTCATGCCTATCTGTTCTAGAACTTTTCTAACTTCTAGTAAGGTATCCATGCGCTGCTTCCAGAAGTTCTTGACTATTCTAGCAGCGACTCTTGCAGATACAGTGGAGGACATATAGCTTTCAGCCATCTGATCGATTACAGATGCGGCTGGTCTTTTTGCTCCGCGCTTTGCATAGTTAGCTACTATAGCAGAAACAACATCGGATTTCTTGATGGAATTTCCACCAGAAACTGCGTCACACATTGAAGATGCAACAGAAAAATAGTTGCTTGCGATTTGTAGGTTGGTACCAAGTTTGATTAGAAGTTCCCTAAAGGATACTTCATCTAATGATTTTACCTCTGGTATCTCTATCATCAGGTGGCTTGCCCACTCATACAAAGTCTTCTCATAAAAAGTGAAGGATTGTATAAAGGAGGTGGTTATCTCAGAGTAGATCTCTGCTCCTTCCTGAACCACCTCAACGATAGTCTCTGGAGAGACTTCAAGATTTTGTACATTGGTTTCTTGTTTTTCAGTCATCATATTCTACCCCGACCAATCTGTATGGATGATTTTTTGCATCCAAATTATTCATTATGAGAGTGATGTGTCTGGAAGTCGTAATAGATACGAATTTCCCACCACTCCCACGCTTATAATTATATATTAGGGGTACGTCATCACTGTAAAGGAATCTGCCAATTGGCAGTGAATAGGAATATATATAATCCCCATCAGTCCTCAAGCTTCCCGTCTCGCGAGAGCTTTGTTCTTTCATCAACCAGTTCGTTATCACTTCTGTTTGTTTCATAATTTTTTCCTTTTTTTAAGTTGGGTTGAGCTAGTTGGTTTAAGGTTTCAATGGTTGCAAGAGTATTTTTTAATTTTTCATTTGCAGTTTTAGTTACTTCTTCATTTATTCTTCCACCATACCCAAGATCAATACTAACCTGTTCCATAAATCTTTTCATTGCGCTCATGTTGTTCCTCAAGGGTAAAAGANAGCCCCTCATAGACAAGCTACAAGGGGCTATTCTCGGGTTAACTAAGTATCTGTTTTTACCAAAGTGGCTTTCTTGCAGAATTGACTTGTGTATTATTCTGCGCAGATGGCTGACTCTGGTTAGAGGCATTAACTTGTACTTGTGATTGAGCAGCAGTTGTTCTACTAGCTGCTCCAGTTGCCTCATTGTATGAGGTAAGGATGCTCTCTTTGATTTCTTTTGATACGTCTTCAGATGTATCTCCAACAAATCTTACGTCATCATACCACTTTTCAATTTCATTGCCTGCCTCGTCCTTTCCCTTGCCCTTGTGCTGGGGTGGGGAAACGAAAAGACCTTTAGCACCATTAATAATTCTGAATCCATTTACTTCTAATACATCGTCTATTAATATTGAAGCGAAACCGACTATCTTACCCAGAGGCCTGGGGAGTCGATTCACTTTGATCGTGTAGCTGAACATTATCTTTTTCCTTTTTTATTAATCTTAATATTTTTCCATTACTTGTGATTGCTTTGCCTTCAGTTCTCAATCGAAGTTTTTCTTCGATTATGGCATTTGCAATTTGAGTTGCTACGGTTTCAATAAAAAGTTCAGCCGCTGACACTGCTACCAGTTTCACTGGTTGGCTCATCAGGGCCTTCGTCATCCAATTCATTTTGTACTCCTTCGTTGTCAGATGTAATCGTGACATCATTTTTGTCTAAGAATATTCTGTAAAAATATCCAAGTGCAAAAGATGTCGTAGCGAGCTGATCTATATTAAACTGTGCAAGAGTACTTCTTTGCTGCATCATTTGGGTGAAAGCGGTTGCCATTACAGGGAACTCATCTTTCTTTTGTGCCAGCACTTCACCGACAAGAATGTCGAGCAACTGGTCTGGGTCAAGTTTTATCTTGTTCTNTTTTCCGTCAATTATAAATTCCATTTTACCATCCTATGATNGTTGGGGCAGCTGACATTAATAACCGTAGTAATACGGTGTATTCGCCAGAGGATAATGGCACGGAGATGTTTCTCCATTTATCATCCCCAGATTTTTCACTGATCTTCATCATGAAGGTTCCAACATACTTGCCTTCACCTGGAATAAATTCCAAACTCTTGATAGAGTTACTGTTAGGCGTTGTATGAATTAGTTTTGCTGGGCTGTCGGGACTCTCCATGATATTGGATAGATCAGACATACCAATAGCAAAGCTAATTTTTGTTTGCCAATCATAAGACTTTTCACCACTAGAGCTAGCGACTTCGAGAAGAACAGCACCATTTTTATCTATTCTTCCCTTATCGTTTACACGGGGCATCATCAGAGTGAACTGAGCTGCACCAGTCTTCTTATATATACTAAAAGTTCCTGGGTATTTTACTTCTGTTTGCATTATATTTTATCCTTATTTAGCCAACTTAAAATCAATAGTCCTTGGCGGACTAATGAATTGGTTATGTTGTCACCATGTTTTTTAACATCATCCAAGATGATCTTATATATAGTTTTTCTATTAACGTCTTCTACGTTTATCGTTTTTGATTTTACGGTACCGATCTCTATGAATGTATTACCAAGAATTTCTATAGCATCTTCAATACTATACTGTTTTAGTATTTGAAGTATTTCGTTTACGGACTGTTCCTTTGCTTTTATTTTCTCTTGTTCTTTTATCATCATCTATGTCCGCTATCAGAGTAGCCAATGGGCTCCTGTACTGTTCTGTTAAATAAATACAAGAGGTCAATGAAGACTTCTTGAATTTGTCGGATGAAATCATATTATATATACCACTGTCTTGCAAAGAATATTTTCTGTCAATCTGTGCTAGATCACCAAGCAGTATAAGTTTTGAGTTTTCACCCATACGTGAGGATATTGTTTTCAACTCATGCCAAGTTAGGTTCTGAACTTCATCAACTATAAAAATACAATTCTTAAATGTAAAACCACGAGCATACTCTATCGGAGTAAAATTTATCTTACCATCTCTCTTCATTACGTCAAGATAATTTTTTGACTTACTTCCAAGTATATCCTCTAGTATGCAGTAAAAATGTTGTATGTGAGGGGCATATTTTTCACCCATATCTCCGGGTACAGGACCAAAGGTGCTCTTGGTCCCTCCTACAAGAGATGTGGGCTTGGATAGGTGTATCTTTCGTTTGGTATTGAAGTGGTCTTCCAAGGCATATGCCATTGCAATGGTTGATTTGCCGGTACCAGCTTGACCTAATCCAATTGTCATAAGAGTATTTGAGTCTTGGAGAGATTCTAAAAGCATGAACTGCTTCACATCTCTTGGTGAAACACCGGATACAACAAGGTCAGTTTTAGGAACGACGTTTTTGCATCGACTTCAATCGGGTGACTATCAGGAATTTAATTACTGCAATCATGACATTGTATCTGATTCAG